TTATTCTTCCCGCAATTTCGTCGATACCGGCAGGATCGGTAAGTTTTTCTTAACATATCCGTATTTAATTTCTCTGCCGTGATTTCCGCGCAGTTCCCGGTATGCCTCATAAATACTGTCAAACTCTGCCGCCTCAGATTCCGGCACGCCGCCAAGATTGACATATCGTTCATAACACTGATCGATTTCGTGCCCCAGCAATTCCCGGACGCCGGTCATCAGAGAGTCGATGGAAGCGGTTAAGCCTTTCTGAATTTCGAGGCTTTGCTGGCGATCATGCATCCGGTTTTCTGCAAATCGGTTCAGATCTTGTTTTGTCGTAGCAGTATATTCTCGTACTTCTTTCATCAATGCCGTAACCTGCTTCTGCAATTCTTCGTCGCGTTCTCTATTCTCCGCCGCATCTTTCTCATGAAGCGCCTGCAACGCCGCCAGAGCACTTATCGTCTGCGCCAACGAATCATGATCCTTGTTTCTAGCAGACCACCATTTAAACGGTCTACCAACAATCTCCGAAAACTTCCCGATGATATTTACTGCCGCAGTTACTCCCGACATCACGATGAAGGCGCCGAGTACCCACGTCACAAAATCAAATTCTAATAACTCACGTATTGCATCCATTTAATCACCTCAAGCTTTCAGTTTTATAACGCCGCCGCCGTCGGCATATGCAAGAACAGATTCGTTCTCGTACATATAGCCGTCGCTGTCGAACGCATAAACCTGTCCGCCGATTACCTCAATCCCATTCGTTGTGCAGGAATAGCCCTTATGGATGTACCACCATTTCCGTGCTGATGCAATCGAAGACTCGTAGACCCAGCCGCCGTCAAGGTATTTGGCTGAAATCCAGCCTTTGTCTGGCAGATAATACCACGGATCGCCGTTAGAAGCAAAGGTTTTCTTGGTCGGATACACCGCCGTGCCATTGCTCAAGGTCCCAACAACCGAACCTGAAACTGGGAATGAGCGAATGTTTAGACCTCCATCTACACGCACCAGGACGCCGCCTGCGCCGGTTTTAATGTCGAAGGTGGACAACTGACTGCCTTCTGCGACGGCAAGGCTATAGAGCGGTCTACCGTAGCCTGCAATACGAGAGTTCGAAAGTGCGTATTTTTTCTTGCAAACGGCGCCGCCATTACGAACCACCGCAGATCCGTCAGAGGTATTTCCTTCGATGGTGTAGACATATTTTGAGTCCACGGCGTAGACAAGCCCAGTGTGACAGATCCGTGTGCCGTTGGCGAAGAACACTTGGTCGCCTCTTTGTGGTCGCGATGTGTGCCAAGCATCCTTATTTTTGAACAACTGAGCCGATGCTACGGTGTAGTCGTCGAAATCCCCGCCAAGCACTTTTTTGGCATTGCAGACGCCGAAAGCCTTATAAAAGCACCAATCCACAAAGCAATCGCACCAATATGCCGGATAATCCATGACCGCCGGATACAGCTTATTCATTTCATATCCATATTTCGTGTAGTTTTTGTCCCCCGCATTGGCAGTTTTGTCGTATAGATCGACGCCGGAAGCTTTTTCCAGATAGCCGACCTCTGCTAGGGCAATATTAATTACCGCATCAATCGCGGCAAGAACAGAATAGTATGTATTCATCTTTTCTCCTTAGAACATCTTATAATGGGGCTGTTCCTCCCCGAAAAACCAAAATCGCAGGTAATCATCCAGAATAATCGCGATGACTACCAGCGGAAACCAGAGCAGCGCATATGGCAAGCAGATCTGTCCCAACAGATTGAATGGAAGTTCGGTGTAGTCCCAAATGCCCCATCCAAGCCAGAGGTTGACGACGCAGCCGCAGACGAATTCCCCGGCGAGCGCAAAAACCCAAGCCTGCAGAACCTGCCGCCAGAACGGTGTTTCCCAGGATTCAATCTCATTCAAAAGTCCAGCAAAAATAAAACACATTCCAGCCAGACAAAACATCGTCCAATGGCTGAAACCGCGCCACAAGATTTCTATGCCATAATAAATACTCCCACCTACACAATAAAGAAATCCATATTTAAGCAGTAACTTCAGTGTTTTCTGCATCCTTTGACTCATTTTTCGTCACCGCCTTTACGATAAGGTTACTCTGTGCCATGATCAAATTGTAGTTATCGAGATATTTGCCGCTCAGAGGCGTTCCCCATGTAACACCAAGAACAACATCGACATCGTTCTCAGATTTATAGGTATCAGTAATCATTTCCTTTAACTGATTGAAGTAAGTAGTCTGCGCTGTCGTATTCATCTTTTCTGCAACGTAAATAGCCGACATCTGCTCCGGGGTATACAGCTTACAAGAGCCACCGCCAGAGCAGTGATATGGCTGAGACAAGCCGCTCGTTTTTGCCATTAGAAACAAGGAATCAATGTTACTCTGATCTCCAGATGCGATACCATAAGAAAAATGCTCATCTACTCCGTTAATTTGAATTGTTACACCGTCCTCAATGGCTTTATTGCAAGTGCTAGATAATTCCGCGATTTTCTCCGTCAGAGCCTCCGCAAGAGTAGGAGAGTATTCAATGCCAACTTCTTTACCGATTTCCTGTTTCTCTGCGATGGATAGGTTTGGATAAGACTTCAAAATTTCCAGCGCATTCTCACCACTTTCCACACCGATTTCGATTGCTTTTACCAGAATCTTTTTTTGCATATCATTAATCATTTGCAACACCTCCAATCATATTTGCCATAGCCAGCACAAGTTGTTTATTTTCATATTCAAGCTGCATCTGACAGAGCTGGTTATAATCCCAGAATGGATATAAACTCCATCCAGCGTTGATTTTGTTTCCATCTTCATCAAGTTCATAAACCTGATTACCTTCTTCATCGACCTGTGGCAGGTTCGTCTCAGGATCAATGGCAATTTTCCAAACTGGTTCGTATTTATAGCCGCGAATAAATCCGATGCATTTTCCTTTAAACTGTTCATCGGAAATTTCGTATTCTTTCAGGGTTTCATCAGTTGTGGTATTTACATCCACAATTTCATATCGTTCATTAACATAAATTTTCATATGGTTTCCTTTCTGGCGCGATTCGCCTACATTGCAATGAGAATAAGAGAACATAAATGATATACGGAAGAAAAAGGAGAATATCATTTATGAAATACGAGACATTTTTAAGAAGAGAAAATTTAGCCGACAGCACAATCCAGAACTATGTTTGGACAGCCAACTATTTTAAAGCACATTATCCAGAAGTGAATAAGACCAATCTTTTATCATACAAAGAGTATTTAATGGAGCATTATGCGCCCAGCACTGTCAACGTCAGAATTTTGGGAATCAATAAGTATTTACAGTATCTTGGAAAAGAAAAGCTCAGATTAAAGACCGTTCGAATCCAGCGTAAGACATTTCTTGAGAATGTAATCAGTAACGCTGATTATATCTATTTAAAACGCAAATTTAAGAAAATGGAGAACAAACAATGGTATTTTGCGATTTGGTTCATGGCTGCGACAGGTGCGCGTGTTAGTGAACTTGTTAGGTTTAAGGGCGAGAATGTCGAGATGGGATATGTGGATTTACATACCAAAGGTGGCAAACTCCGCAGAATTTTTATTCCAGCAAAACTTCAAAAAGAAGCATTGATATGGATTGAAAAGACAGGAAGAAGGAGCGGCTTTATTTTTCTGAACCGTTTTGGGAATCAAATTACAACGCGTGGATTGGCACAGCAGATTAAAAGATATGCTGAAAAATCAAAAGTGTCAACCAAAGTAGTATATCCGCATTCATTCCGGCACAGATATGCTAAGAATTTTTTGGATAAACATAATGATTTAGCTTTACTTGCGGATTTGATGGGGCATGAAAACATTGATACAACCAGAATATATCTCAGAAAGACATCAACCGAACAAAGGGCAATCATAGACAGGGTAGTGACATGGTAAGCTCTCAGAATGCCTTATTTGAGGGATTTATTCGTTAGACGTAAAAATATTCAATGAGAGTATTTTGCCGCGTTCTAGGACTAATTCTGTGCGTTTGATGGGGTGTCTATTATAATTTGGTTGATAGTATTTTATTCTGCAATTTGGACAAAGGTTCTGTCCCGTAGAATTTATATATACTTGACCGCATTTAGAACAATTCTTTATTTGACGCGATGCCTTCATATGTTATTTAATCCTCCTGCATTGTGATTTTAAATACATCATAATACAGGCTAGTTAAGTTGTCAAGAATTTTACAGAACATATGTTCCTAAATGCGCTATTTGGATAATGGGTATTACAGGAACTTGTGAGGGATATTTTGAGAATCCATTATACGTCTATAACTATGGTACTTGGAAATATGTATCTTCTGGCGGAATGTCAACAACAAGTATTACAGGGAAAGAGACTATGGTAGAAATGTATATGTACACCAATTCTAGTAATATTCAATTTTATGGGGTAAACCACAGTAAGGGAAATTATATTGCATCAGGATGTGCAAGAACCAATAGTCCAATGAATTTGTCTGGTTATAGTATGTTGAATGTTAGATTTAATGTAACATCTAGTAAAAGTAGTAGCATTGGATATTGTCAAATTGGAGTAAGTACAAATTCATCAGATAGTATGGGGTATACCGCAACGGCATCATCTAGTTCATTAGGAGAAGTTGTTGTATCATCGAATATAACTTCATTATCTGGATGGTATTATATTTATGTAAACACAGAAATTAATAGTGCTGGAACAGGAAACTTTTATATTTATCAAATATATCTGACTTGATTAAGTGAACTATATTTTATAAATATGAAAAGTTGTTGTAGAACCAGAACCAAGTCCGCTAAAAGCGCTATCTATTATTTTTATTCTTCCTGATCGCTGGGAATTACTATATTTATTTATATCTCATTGGCATTTACGATGGTAATAGTGGAGGAAAAGTAAATTGTTTCTACAAGCTATGGATGACAACCGTATAGAGTGATATTTTATGAAAAGAATAAAGATAACAACGTAAAACCATGATAAGCAGATTGTTTTCCGTCAATATGATAAGCAGTCAATATTAAATATACATTTGTGTTAATAGCTGAAATATCAACAGATAATTTGTACTCAATATTAGTTCCCGATTGCGTTGCGATACTACTATTTGTAATTTGACCTCTATTTACATTCATTATTTCAACTTCAAAACCTGGGTGATTATATGTAGAACCAATATCTGACATTATAATTACTGTTAATGTTTTATATGGATTTGTAACAATTGTTGCCGTATTGTTTCCAAATAAAAAAGATCCATAATTCGATACCGGTGAACTATTCGTATTAAATTTGATAGATGTTGAAGATTGTATAATAGACGTAGTTGTGTTGGCATTGTATTTAGAGAACCATCTTATATTATATCCGCTACCCCATGAACCTCTATTGTATATCACACCATTACCCGAATAATACCCTTCATAACTTCCTATAATACCCAGTTTTACAAGATTTTCACTAAATGGGTATTACGGGAAGTTATGAAGGCTGGTATGCAGGTGATGGAATTATATATAATAGAGGAAGTTGGGGTAGTGGATATTCAACAAGCAATTTATCTGCATATAATGTACCATCTGGTTTTTCAATTTCAATCTCTTCTGAACCTTCCGCAGTAAAAATACATTCTAGTGGCAATGATAAATTAACATATAATCATGTTTGTATCAAATTAAATAAAGCTATTAATTTTTCTGCTTATAAAACGGTTAATTTTATATTAAGTGGTTGTGCGGGAGGGCGTTGGAATTCTCATGGTCAGTGGTTTGAACAATCTCTTTTTTGTTCCATAATGAACACCTCTGGTAAAAGTGCTGTTGCAACTTCTTTTAAGGGAGACGGATATGAGCCTGATGTCGTAGAACATACAATTACTATGGACATTTCGACTTTAAATATAACTGGATACCTTTGTATGGAATTCATTGATATAAGTGAATATGGAGGTTTAGATTTAGGTAGATATAATACTACAAGTTATATACACATGATAAAACTTTCATGATTTTAATTAGTTGATAGATATACCTGAGATATAGATGCGGAACTTGCATGATTTCCAGAAACATGACCAACCAATATATAGATCCAATAATTTCCCGAAAAGGAAGATATATTACAGACACAAGTACCATTGCCTGATATTCCACTAGAACCACCCCATTCTGCATAGGTATTCAATGAGGTCATATAAGTCTTATTATTTTCAGTAGAAACACCGCCGCCGATTTCAGCCCATGCTTCGACATTGCCATATATTTTCAAGTAGTTCCAACCAGAAAGATTTTGAATGTTATTAAATCGCATTATAATTTGTCCTTTATATAAGTTAGAACCTTGTATAGAAGAACCGAAGGAAACAGAATAATTAGGAGAACTTTTACTCATTATACTAATCCCTGATTGCCCACCACCATAAGAGCCATTCTTGAATAGATAAAGTGGATTGCTTACATATCCTTCGAATGTTCCTGTAATACCCAATATGGAAACACCCTTCTTAATAACACTAGCATTAAGTCCAATTCCGCTTGCTAATGTTGAGGTTGCGATACGTGCCTCTGGTGCCCAAGCAGCTCCATTTGACCGATAAATGCCCTCTGGAAGTGCATTGATGGCTACATATCCATTACCTTGTCCAAAATTACCATATTGAGATTGTCCGCGTTCTGCAAGAGTACCTGTAATCTTAGAACCTTTGACATAAGCAATTTTTCCACTTGAAATTTGATTTGCTGTCGCAGTCGCATCAGAAGTGGCAGCACCAGCGATTCCAAATGCACTTTGTCCTTCTAATAATTTCTCGGCAGTCAGTCCACCAGCAGTAGCCATATCTCCCTGTGGTACAGCGAATAATGTATTAGGAGTAATAAATCCTTCAGTGCCATTATATCTAATTTCTGCACGCGCCGTTCCATCGCTGTTAATAGATGTAAAAGCTGCGTCACCCTCGATTACTTTCGTGGCATTTTCTGCCGTATGAGTAATCGTAGCGCGGTTGGTGAGATGCTGCATTGTACCTTCTGCCAGCTCGTCATCAGTATCCGCGCCGACATATGTAGTTTCTTCGAGTACATTCGCGGCGGTAGCAGTCAATTCATCGGAGCCGACACCGCCACCACCGCTTAAATTTGTAGATCCTATCATTTAAAGTCCTCCTTGTGTTGAATTTAATAAGGTTTTAGGTAATAAAAAAGCAGACAAAGGTCATTCTTCATCCGCTCAGAAATTTATTATGAAATCCTTGTGTCTTCCTGTAACGGGAGAGTAGAGATTTGTTTCAAGAGTTAGGAACAAAGCGCTTGATATTCCATATGTCTAAATGTAAAATAAAGTTGTTGATATCAAATGATTAGGGGGATTGAATATGGCTAAACAAAACATTTCCTACACAAACAGAGCTTGTCTCGCGTGTGGACAGAAGCATAACGGAAAGATGTGTCCATTAATTGAAAAAAAACTGAATAAATACACCAATTACCATAAAAAGAATCACTTAATTGGAAATATATTGTTAAAGTGTATAGAGAAGAATGTAAATTTTTTACAGATACTACTAGAAATTGCGGAACAAAATGAAGAGGCGTATGATTTGTCGCAGTCATTCAATACAATTTTACCGATTGAAAATGCAATAGAATACTTTGCTGTTTCATTAGAATGTTCAAGCCGAGAATTTTTCAGAGAGCCACAAAAGACTGTAGAAAAATATGCCAAGTTAATGTCTTCGTCATATTTAGAAAACCCTTTTCTGACTTTTAGCGACGACGGAAGAGTAGATAGTATTAACTTTTCCACAGAAATAGCCGAATATAAAAAGATAGAAACTATAGACGACTATGTAATACCAACTCTACAAGGTTCTTCTTATATTTTATCCAAGAAGAGAACTGGCGAAGACCGCTGGATATATAACTTATATTTAAAAACGCCCATAACGATTACACAAGAATATAAAGAAGGCTACAAAAAGGAAATATATCCATATGCTCGTACATATTATTTTAGTGATATGATCTCTGTTTCGCCAACAGAATTTTTATTAGCACCAGATTGCAACGGTATTTTCGAAAAGATATTTGAAAAAGAACTAAGTCGATCGTGGATGGATGATGGCTTGATTCAAGACCTGCCGCTTAGTGATAGTAGATATAGAATCTGGATCGATAAGCTGCTTACCGCAACAAGACAAAGATTATTGCGATGGGAAAAATTCGATGATAATGAAACTGTTAAATACCATACATTTTATGAACGGACAGAAGTGTTCTTACATATAAACGGTGGACTTAAAAACAAGTCTGATTTTCAGGAGAATATCTCAAATGATATGGAAGTGGTATGGTCGGCATCCGGAAAACCGGTAACATATAGCGGCACAGACCTGTATATCAGAAATCGCGAAGGTGGACTAGGAACTTGCTTCAGAGATGCATATAAAAATAGAGACGATGTGAAGTGCGATAAGAAAGCCGTTGTACTAGCTCAAACAATCGACTCGCATAGAGTTGACGAGGAGAATGACAAATTTATTTCTGAACTAAATAAAAAAGTGATTAGTCACACCGATGTGATTGTAACCGCACGTTCTATGATTTGCCACGACCATTATATCGAACCGCTAAGAGGTATTGTTTATCTTCTCAGCGACGATAACAAACAGATCGAATATGAGATATATGTTGGATATTGCTCAGAATGTAACAGATATTATTGCTTCAATGAGGATTATAAGGAAATGCTCAAACACGGAACGCCACTATGCGCCGTATATAATGAGAGCGATATAAGCAACAAAAAAACGGCGAAGCCATTCTGTTATAAAAGTCAATCTGTTTTGAATGCAATGGGATACTCGGTGGGAATGGAGTTGAACTTACCAGCCGAAGAAAGACAACAGATTTTAGGAACCGCTTTGCAAAACAAAACAGTTGAAATACATGACCTGATTAGCTTCTTAAACTGGCTCATCCAAACCAGAAAAACTCAATCAAAATATGAAGTTGCAATTAGCAAATGGCAGGAAGATTTGCAATTTGTAAAAAAATTTGAACTAGAAGAACGAGAAAAAGTAAACATAAAAGGAATATTCGTTAAGAGATAATAATGGTAAGAAGCTGTTTGAAATAATATTCGGCAGCTTCTTATTTTATACAATAAAATAGCAATTTTAGATATATCCCATCATTTTCGCGCCCCGTGAAAATGGTTTTTAGTTTCTCTTTTGCCACGTGGCTGCATTTGGACTAGCGGTATAAATACATCCACTAGAACTGATTGCCACTATCAGATAATTCCAAATAAAGGCAATAGTAACATTTCGATCCGGAGCTAGAGTTGCATCCCAGTTTATAATTCCAATCACAGGGATACTGCCATTTTTGCTATATGTTTTAAATATATCGCCGATGCTGGCAAGCGAAGAAATGTTTGCTATTTTTGCTCTTCCGGGCAAGTCGCTATTTAACGAAGTAATGGCATCATTAGCACTTTGCAGTCCATTTTCAGTAGTAGACATTCTACCAGTAAGATCTATCACTCTTTTTGCAACTTCATCAATCAAAGCCTGTGCCGTGGTTTCACCCAAAGCATCTACAAGGATTCCTTTTGAATCTATTGTCTTAACTTTATCTGCATCGACATCCATCCCTTCGCCAGACTCACCATCCATAAGTTTCGCGTGAGCCACAGCGGTATTATCACTGCTATTCATAAGAGACAAATATTTACCACCATTCTGATTGGAATAGGAGAGATATTTACCTTGTTGCGCGAGAGAAGATGAAGTATTCCAAAGTTGTACGGAAGAATCGGTAATATTATCTGATTCATCGGTGGTAGCATAATCTATATCTGGATTCAATTGACCTTTTTTTTCTAATTCCTTATATTCCGCTTTAGTAAGATGAACAATTTGAGCTACGTCCCCAAGACCAATATCTTCTTTTGTTAGTTTTCTAAAATCTGCAATGCCGTCCTTATCCGATGGTGCAGCAAGAACAGTACCTTGTGTTTGAACAGCCGTTTTATCATATTTGTTATTTAAATTCTCATCTAAATTCTCAATATCAGAAGTTTTGTGAATATGAGAAATAGGAGCAAATATTTTTTTACATTCTGCGAGAAAAAGCTTCAATTTCCCAGGACTAATAAAATTAATCAGCTTCATTTAATACCTCCATAATTTTAAAAAGTCCATGAGGAATATTTCATCCTCACAGACCTAATTAAAAATAAAATTCACTTAAAATTAAGCAGTCGGGAACATTGCCTTAATCTCTGCTTCTGTAGCCTCTACATACTCTACGGATTCAAGGTTTTTAACTCTGGTAGCCAATGCACTTACATCGCCCTGTGCTTTAGCGGCAGCTTCTTTATTAGCTTTGATAGCATTAGCGGTAGCACCACCTTCAGCCAGAGAAGCCTTGTTTGCTGCAACATCAGTTCTCAGAGTGGCAACATCAGCCTCCTGAAGAGCGCTGTCAGCTTTATTCAGAGAATCCTGAACAGTCTTTGCTAATTTAGCTTTGGTTACATTACCATCAGCAATTTTAGCTGTTACAACAGCACCATCAGCTAACTCAGCAGTGCCTACAGAACCAGCTACGATAGTTGCGCTGATTTCTCTTGTAGAAGAATCAATAGCAAGCTGAATCTGAGTTGCGTTAGCTTTTACAGAATAAATATCTACCAGTTTACCAACATTAATATAAATGGTGTCTTCTGTAGCATTAGCCAGAGTAAGAACTAAATATGTACCTGCTTCCTGACCTTTTGGATTTTCCTGAACCACACCAGATTTAACAACCATATCTTTCGGAATATCAATGGTTGCTACAGCCTTGCCACCCTGTTTGATTGTATAAGACTTAGCCATACCCTCAGTAGTTGTGGCAGTATCAACTGTGATTTCACCAGCGGTTTTTGCAGAATCAATTGCAGCCTTGTTTTCGTTTACTGCGCCTACAAGATCATTTTTTGCAGTAGTTGTTAAACCTTCAAGATTGCCAATCTTTGCCTCAACAGCAGCCTTGGCATCTTTAACCTGTTTCTTTACAGAACCATTAACGGTATCAGCGCCATCAAGTTTATCCAACACCTTTTTATTAGCTGTAATCTGCGTCTGTAATGCGTCTTTTGCATCCTTAACAGCCTTTGCTACGGAACCTTCCGCATCCTCTGCGCCATTCAGTTTAGCAATAGCAGTAGTGTTGGCTTCTACCTTTTTGTTCAACTCTGTCTTAGCGTCCCCAATTTCTTTGGTTACATCAGCAGACTTAGCCAGATCAGCCAGTTTAACGCCACCATCAGCAACAGAACCATTGGCATTAGCGATAACAACATCACCAGCGGTTGCATTTTTAATCAGATGCATAAAGTCGCTGAGATCGGTTTCTGGTAACTCAATGGTAAATGCTGCAACACTCTCGGCTGATGGCTTGGCTTCCGTATAGAATTTTAATGTATTACCGTTGATAGACACGGATTTCAAAGAACTTTTTGTAGCATTGGAAATTTGTGTACCGATATACTTTTTAATCAAACCATCATATAACCGCTGGTTTTCAAGAGTAATAAGGGTGATTTTTGTTGTGTTTGCCATAAATATTTCCTCCTTTGGAAAATTTAAAATAAATTAGTAATATCTGAAGCCTCAGCAGAAGTGAGACGTTCATTTAGCTTAGTTTCAATCTGTTGATCTATGAGTGATTCCAGATTTTTTGAAATCGCATCGGCAACATAATCGGAGACTTCTTCTTTTGTTATGAAGTTCATCGCCGCGAGCTTTGCGTCCACATAAGATTCGGTTGCATATTTTTGCTCTGCGAGCCATTTCTTTGTTGGAATGCTAGATTCAGAAGCGATGGCATTATCCATAACCGTGTAATCAAAGATGTCAGAAGAAGTGATTTTGCGAATCGTTGCCACGCCATCCGAATGCCCTATCAAAAAGAAATTATCATTAGCAGACGAATAAACTGTTGCGTCGCCCAGACAAATCTTATATTGCCCTCGAATTTTGTATACACCGTCGGATAATTCCGAGACGATAACAAACTTATCTAGCGTGCCAACTAAATTGTAAATAGGGCGATTACCTAACGCATCGTAATTAACATCGGCATTGCCCTCATCAAGTTTTGAAACATAATATGCATCGCCGCGCTTGTTGACAATATACGCAACATATGTATCATTGGTTAAAATGGCAACAATCTGCCCCTCATAGGTATCCGTCGCAATATTCAATTCTGATTCTGCTGTGGAAATATCTGAGAACCGATAGATTTTAGATTGAATTGGATGAATGGATAAATCAGAGCCAATAAAAATATTCTCATGAGTGTCATTTGTATAAACGATGTCATTTGCATCGATCTGCCCGGCTGCAATCAGCCGCTCAATATCACTGCGTTTAACATAGGAGAATTTGGCTCTGTGTGTATTTTTTGCAGAAGCCATTATTCGCCGTCCTCCTCATAAGTATTGACAAGAACCATGCCATCGGCTGTGTCATTGGCAATCGCATCGCCAAGGTCACTGACTTTGATGCCGGTTCCCTTCTTAACCCCACCAGACGTTCCATAAATAGTGCTGGAATCTGTGTCTAAAACGATGTCGTCTAGTTTGTCTTGTACTAAACTATTTTGAAGATCTGCCATAGCTTTAACTACCTGTTGAGTCGCAGCAATACGTTGATCTAATGCCGTTAAAGCCGAATTGGATGCGACAAACCAATTTGAAACTGGAATAATTGGCATAATGAACGTATCCGTTTTTCGAACGATTGTTTCTACAGTGCCATCTTCATCCATATCGACATCTATGAATGTCATCGCAAATTCAACATTTCCGACTTCCGATGTGAGATTGGTGTCGATTTTCAGTTTATACAGAATATAATCGGTTTTATATTCCGCGTCTGCAATTTCCAATTCAACAAATCCGTGATTATGGCTGATAGGTGTTAGGTATTCTAGCCGTGCGACGTATCGAGACATATCAAGTTCGTCGTACAGTCGCGGGATAATAATTTGCAAAACATCAAGCAGTTTAGAATTTTGCATAATTCGTTGACGCTTGACTACCGCGACGGTATTATCATTCTGAACCAAAACCTCAAACATTTCACCCTCCTTTCTTATTCACGATAAATTTTAAGTAACCTAATATCCAAATCCTTTTTGGGGATTTTGACAGAGATAAATGAAATGGTATGCTCGTCACTATTATCATCAATAGAAACGCTTGCCTTAGATGCTGGAATCATAGAAGCATTGTCGAACCATGCCATGACCCGATCTGTTTGCAGAACCTTGTCATTCGAATAAGTCCATTTATATTTAAAGCCATCTTCGCGCTCAACCGTTTGCCAATCAGAGGTCGGAATAATAATGTTTTCTCCGACAGTAATGCCGGTTAGTTGTTCAATTTTCTCGGCAGAATATGTAGAAGTTTTCTTTTCACCTTCGCTGGACGGCTCATCCACAATTCCTACCTTATATTGAGCAATTTTCTTCAAATAAGTTTCAACATCATCTTTGAAGAATTGTTGGGTTGCTTTAAGTCCGTCGGAAATCTTGTTTATGTCATCGGCAGTAAACAGACATGGCATAATTTGTGGGTATTTCGATCGCAAAGTTTCAATTGTCGCGATGTCCATATTGTCCCAAGCTTCTTGATACTGGGCTACGATCGGCTGCATAGTAACCGGGATGTCCTGCTTATTCGCCCAGTTATCTACTTTGCCCGGAAATTGCGAACGAGGATATTCTTCATAAATCCCTTGTTCTTGATTAAGAGACATGATTCCTCCTATCTTGTTGTAGTGTTATTTTTCTTGTTATAAACAAAAGAAAAGTCCTCTGAAAAACGGTAGAGGACCAAACTCATTGTCCCGTCGCCGGTTGACCAGCTAAAGGATTTTACTATATACTGATACTTTTTCTTTGATTCCACACGACGCATATCCATGTTTTTATCTTCAAGGCTATACGGCACATATTCGACTTTCGTGTTTACATCCAGCCAGGGGATAACCAAAGTTTTCAAACTAATTGTGTCGAGCATGGCGGTGCTCTTATAGGTCAGATATTCAGCCTGGTTGTAGCACGCTGCATCGTCGCTGAGGTTAGAATAGTCTACAGATCTTTTGATGATATATCCCAGATTCGTTGTGCTATACGGGCAGTCCGCGGATTTCTCCTCATAGACACCGTGGCACTGATATTGTCCAAGCAGAAACAGCCCTGCCTCCAACGTCTCGGCATCCAGCGCATTGAGCCGTCGATACCGGAAAACATAAATCGTGTCTGCCTTTAACACCCCGGCAGTAAGCGGTTTTTGGTTTCCATCATAAATCGGAATAGGAGAGCAGTCATTGACCGAAAACTGGGGATTCGCTAGATTATCAGAGCAGATTTTAATACCGATCTGTGTGAGATTATCAATGTCGCTCCATTTTTCAAGATTTGCCAGTGTGATATGGTAAACATTGTCTGCGTAGGTAGACATTTCGGCGTAGCGGTCGCTGTTACTTAACTCCAAAACCTTGCCCCAAACTTCGGTTACATTGTATATACTGGTAAAATCAACGTTAGTAGACTCGGTTTCTGTCACAATGCTCCGCATCAGCTCATTGTCGAGAACAATAGGATCTCCTAAACAAGTGGGGACCTTACGCCAAACAAAAGTTCCATCTACGTCAAAGAAAAACTCCCATGAATCATACAGATCGCGGATTTTTGTCCAAACGTCTGCGTAGGTCACACCGGTGTCAAATTCCAAATCATACGGAATCACATAGTTCATGTCTTCGATGACATATCGCGTGATTCCAGCATCCTTTAACGTCGCGATGATACTTTGCCTCATGTCTTCGCCCGCAGGAATCAACAAACCATGAGCCGTGATATTTTGAGTTGTATCACCCACATGAGAAGAACCGTAGCCGCTCAGTTCCCCGTTCAAAGTGCCGTCATACAGAGCCATCAAATCAGGGCAGGTAACAGAGAGCAGCCGTTCAGAAGCACTGTAGGAATAGTTGAGTGTCGTGTAGGCGAAGACTCCGAGCCGATACCATAAGATCTGCCGCTCGCGCAAAGAGTAAACGCCATAGAAAACACGAATACGCTTATCCAGCCATATTTTTTTGTCGCGCCCAATCTGAAAGCTGTCGTCAGTAACCACAATATCCGCTTTGTAGCTGCGACGTTGGATACTTTCGGAATCCACAGAGTAAGTATCGCTCTTGATGTTTCCGGTCAGAGAGTCAATAACCTTAAAATTACTGTTTAAAAGCTCGACCTTGAGAAAAACTTCTTGCTCACCCTGACGCAAGATGTTAAGATCGGCTTGAGTTGCTGTATATGCCATGTTTCACCTACCGATCTACATCCACGTCGATAAAACCATTGTCATACAGATCGCCGGTTGCATAGGCATCGCCGCATTCTGTTACCGAAAATTTCGTTGTGACATGGTTCCAATAATCATGCGACTCCGAAGGACTTGAAGTGACCGCAATCATATAAATATTACCCTCAAAGTCTTTGAAAACCTTTGGCTTTCCATTTGTTAAGAAATTATTAATGGTATTTCGGTAATTCCAGGCATTATCCCAGTCAATCATGCACTTCGATATATCGGCAAAAGTACATTCGATGTCGCCAGAATAGTATTTAAGGTTTCCATTCTTAATGATGACCGGACGCTGCCGCCCCCAAGTTTCCACCGTACCGACTTGCTGGTTTAAGGTTCGGGAGAAATCCATATCCATCATGAGCGGGTAGGAAACATCGCGCTCACACATAAAGTATTTGTCAAAAGAAGAACAAACACTACTTATGATATATTTGCTCTCACCGCCGGAAATAACCGGGACGTAAGCATATTCCACTTCGCCGACAGGCTCCAAATAGTCAGTGATGTGAATTTCAAAATCCTCATTGGTCTTAATTTTCTTTTCATAAATGGTTTGGAAGCGGTTGTCTTTTTTGGTTCTTTTTTTAATACGAACTGATTCGACAATAGACTCTGTGAAGCTTACATTGCCGCCATAAAGATCGCCAGCAAAAACAGCGTGCAGACGGGTATCAAAAGTCCAAATGCTAGGAATAGAACCGTCAAAATTATCAGGCTTGGTTATTGCGACGGAAACGTATGTCTCGTCATAAATCGCATTTTCCAGTGTCAACCGTTCGATTGTGTCGGCAGCAGGGAGCGTCGATGAGAGAGTTGATGGCTCCCCGGCAAAGGATCTTCCCAGAATCATGCGGCACCTCTTTTCTTAACCAATACAGCTTTCACTTCATATAAATTCCCTTCGCGATTGACCAACAGAGAAAATTGCTGATCGTCGCTGGGGATGTCCACGTAGTTACTCATAAGCACATAAAACCTGCCGCCCGCCTTTACTCGGAGTTCAAAATAAGCCTTCTTGCCATCAGAGTCGGAAAATGCGCCCTCGCGATATACAATCATGGCTTCTGTCTGTTCCCCCAAAAATCTTACCAGCGACGTGTTTAAATTTGGTTTTTCAAAAAGATAGATAGAAGAATGATCGCCTTCAATTTCAAAACCAACATCGTATGCGATAGAGTTGTCGCGTAGATCGACTCGCTCTCCGTCCAGAAAATCAACGGGCTTTTCCGATGTCGCCTGTGTGGAGATAATGTTTGATTTGATTTCTATTGCACCGATATCGGGCATATTATTGGATTCAAGCGGAGAGAAGACTTGGGCTTGGTTATAAGATACAGAAAAGGGAATAAATCCGGTATCAATGTTCATGCCATGCAACGTAACGCCGGTGGATCGAACATAATATTGCTTGGCATTTTCCAATCCGGATACGATATATTGCAGCGATGTTGTGTCGTAGATCGAACCGGAATCCTGGAGGACTTTTTTTGCGTGATCGTATAACATAATACGATATGAGTCTAGTGGCTCATCCTCAGTTTGCGAGTATATGGCAGAAACGGAATATGCGGACGCTCGCACGATGGCGTTTTCCTGAACCGACAAGGAAAAATTTGGCGTAGAGAAACAGTAGAATGGCGTTCCAATTGCCTGCTGCTCGGATTCGATATGATCTACATCGAGTACAGTAATGTAAGCAACATAATACTTTCCGTTCAAAAGAGTAGAGTCGCTTGGCACATTATACTGTTGCTTCATGTTTTCGACAGTTTCATCATATACGGTTTCGCCGCTATCGTTTTCTTTAATGATACAATGAACATATCTAATCTGGTTGCCATTCCAGGTGAAATTTATTGTCGCCCCCTTAGAGGCGTCAAAAGGCTCAATGGGATGTATTACGGCATACAATTTAACACCTCCTTTTTATAAAATTTTGTGTGTAAAATTCAGATTATCGGAACAAAGCATCAGAACTCTCTAAATCATATGATTCTGTGAAATCATCATTAGATTCTGTGAAATCATCATTAGATTCTGTGAAATCGTCATATGATAAACGTCTTGAGGGTTACATCTCCGGCAACTTTGGATTTGATACATATCTTACACAAGGAAGATATAATGTCTCAAGTAATGCAGGAACAAGTAAAGGAAATCCTTATGACGGTTACTGTTACGGGGTTTTATTTGTAACCGTTAGTGATGGTTATACTTACAATGGCACAAATAATTGGATTTGGCACATTTTTATTAATACAAGCGGAAATTTTTGGGAAAGACATAGGATTAATGCAGGTTCGTGGACTTCGTGGGTGCAGTTCAAATAATTAAGCAGATTTAAAAACTTTCCATGCTGTCCATGAATCTTTACTTCCACCAAGGGCTTTGCAAACCCCACTCCTTAGATTAAAACGCTCGGAAGTATTATAACTGAATACAATCTGTGTTATTGTGTCTCCGCCTCCATATATTACAAGCATTTGCCCATATGCGCCATCTGGCGGAGCGTTTGTACCTTGCGTTGTATCACTTAATCTATAAAATCCACTGGTTAAAACAGTATTAAAATCTGTATTTGCTGGCAAAGAACATCGCTTATCGACCTTAGTTTCAATCATGTTCTGATAATCTGAATTTATAGATCAGATATTATTCTTTACGCAAGATATAGTAATACTATAAGCTATATTATTTAACGCATTATTAGATGTGTTTGTTAAACCAATAGATACATAATTTGAACCAACCACTATTGCATTAAAACACAATGGAACAAATCCAGCTGTATCGAAAGAACATAGTCCCAAAATTATATAGCCACTTGGTATTTCAAATGAACTTTTAAAATCATTAGAAGCTCCAGCAGCCAAACTTATAGTACCATTTGTAGTCTTAAATAATATTAAATTTGAAGTATATTTTTCAATGTTCCGATAATCTGAAATATGGGAAGTTAAATCAGTCTGTAACTTGCTCAAATCAGTCTGTAATTTTGTCACATTAGCTTTCAAATTACTAATCAAAAATGCGCTCCAACTCAATGCTCCTTTGACACCTTCAAGCACAGTTGCCAATGGATTTTTTGATTTTACTTTTCCAAGAGAGGGAATAATATAATTGAGAGGTTCATTATTTTCAGGGGTTTCTGTATAATTTGGTAATTTAGAAGTATCTACATCTGTATGGTTCGTATCTGTAGTAGCAGGATAAATTCCATTATAATCTTCAAAGATGGGCTGTTGTAATCCAGTAATAGCAACACTTTGATCTGAATTATATGAATCATCCTGAGATGGATTCACAATACGAATGGTCTCTGCGATCAACCCTTGTGTTGGAACCTTTTTCGCATGAAAATAAATCTTGCCAGCAGCAGAAGACACCCAGATATTTGCCTTGCTTCCTGCCTTTTGACTACTTGATGCAAAGTATACATCCACGATGCTTTCATCTAAAACCATAGTATTATCAAGTGTACACATATATGCTCCATCTTCCTGTGTTTTAAATTCCCCCGGCAGGAGAGTAACATTGCTTAAAATTGCAGAATTTCGTCCACTTGTATAGCCAGCGACTTTCTGCCCGTTATGATAAATAGACATATTTTCTCCTTCTGATTATGCGGAAAGAATAAATAATTCCTCCCATTTATTCATCGGCGCGCAGATCCATACCCAGTCGCCGACAGCATGAGTCTGCGAACTCTTGACGGTATATTTCGCGCCTTTCCATTCTATTTGATACTTTCCGTCGCTGATAATGCTTGTGATTCGCGCCCGAAATGTGCGGTCAAATGCTGCCTTGTCAATCAATTTCTGCGCGTAGGAGAGTATCGTTGCGACAAGTTTATTTATGATTGTTTGGTTTTCCATGATACCTCCAAAGAAATATGGCGACCCCGTGATGAGCAGAGCCGCCATGAAACTATCTAGTTTTTGAAAATTGCTGAGAGAACGAAGACTCGATGTTCTTGTACAAATCCCGTGCAAAACCGTCCGCATCGGTAACATCCGGCATGACAATCTTATCGATCGTGACAACTATATTTTGAGACGTGTTTCGAATAGCCCGTTGCGCGCCAGCATCAAATGCTGATTTCATATTGGACAGAACCATTTCACGCTGAGGCTCATTAATAACCTGCTCGCCAATCTGTAGAAGTGCCGGGACCTCATCTGGCTCAAGACGTCGCAGACCAAGCAATTTAAGTTTCGCGTCAGTATCGGAAGCACCGCCGGATTCACCAACTGTGCCGACTTCCAATCCACTGTGATACTTCTTTTTCTTGTCCTCGATCTCTTTTGCGGGACCTGTGGCTTCGTTGTGCTTGCGATTTTTTAAATCCGGATCGGATGCGGGACCACTTGGCTTTGAAGAAGATGAAGAGCTGGAAGATGAACTGCCGCCGGAAGAGTTTGAAGACGAACTGCTCGGTTTGCTAGTCGTTTCCTCTTCGTCAAACTCCTCTTCCTCGTCCTCATCGTCGCTCTTACGTTTGATGTTTTTCAGATTATTCCGAACCTGCTTCAAGACTTTCAACATCTCGGAAACGTTATCCGTAAGCTGTTGCCAACTAGAAGTATATTCTGAGATTAGTCCAGCATTTTTCTGATACTGAGTCAAAGAAGAGAGAAGATTGTCAGCAGATTTTGAAAGGTCAGCCTGGATACCGGCAAGCACCTGTTCTGCAGTCGCCCCAACCGCGCCGGTCGTCGTTTGCATATATTTCAATACATTATCCAGATTGCCGACTGCGGTCATGTTCTGGTTGAGTTGCGCGAGAAGTCCTTGCACACCTGCCTGAGCCGCCTCAAAGCTGATCTGTCCGGATTTATACGCCGTGATATATTCATTCAGAAGATTATAGATTTTTTCAGTAGAATCAATTTGTTTCTCGTATGCCTGAATCTGATCGGCATTTTTCTCGTACAATTGCTTGAATGAAGTGTAAATATCATCGTCCTTACCGGAAAGAATCTTATCCTTCCAGCCGTCGCCGAGATACTGATTGGCAACCGCAGCATCCTGCGCCTTCTGAACATTTTCCGCGATCTCAGACCACTTTTCCTTGATTTTGTCAAGGGCATCGATCTGCTCCTCAACCTTATCGTTGTAATCGTCGAGTTGATCGTTCAACGCATCGAGCTGTTCCTGCAAGTTGTTCTTTGTAATATTAAACGTCGCATCCTGCACCGATTTCTGGGCGTCGCGAATCTTATCCGCATTTGCCTCATACACCTTCTGACCGTTTCGTATTACCGCCTCGGTTTTCTGTGTAGTAGCAACGTGTAAATTATAAACAGCCTGTTCAAGCTCTTGCTGTAACTGGAGTTTTGTATTCTGTTTGTCCAGCAGATCAATTTTGTCTTGGATAGCCTCTTTCTGCTTTTCAATAGACTTCTGAAACTCCTTTTGTTGATCCTGAATAGCCTTAGTCTGGTCTTCGATCGCCGTCGTCGCCGCACTGATAACAGTCGTATAGTCCTTCTGTAAATCTGTCAGTGCTTCTTTAACCGTGTTTAAATCGGAAGAGTAGGTGTTCATCTTATCCAGTGGAATCTTGAGCATTTCCTCATTCCACTTTTTAAGATTCTGCACCATACTCGACATTTCTGAATTGACACTTTGAAGCTGACCGTACAATTCATTCCAGTTGTCAGAGCCGACTTGATAACTGTCCATGACGTCTTGAATGACGCGGGACTGCTCTTTATACTGGTCGATGATGGTAGAACCATTCTTGATAAGCTCTTGGTAATAGTCGGCGCTTAAAGTTGTGCCTGAAGCCTCCAATTCTGCGCCCCAGTTCTGAATCGCAGTCGAAATATCCTTGTACATACCGATAACCGTGGACATATTGGTTATTGGCATTTCTTTTAACTGCTTATTATATTCAGCTTGTGACTTTTTCAGATCGATAAGCTCGCCCTTTGCCTTGGAAATATTTTCTTTTAAACTCTGATATTCCTCGGTTCCAGTAATGTCCTTACCTTGCTCTTTGGCTTTGGCAACAAGATCTTCTAGTTCGCTTTCACGTTCAGAAATTTCGCTACGCTTATTTGAAATTTGACCGGAAGTGTTAGAGATCAGCTTCTTATAAGAGGATGCGCCAACAACATGTCCGGAAGCCTTTGCCAGATCGATGCTTTTCTGGACGAGGCTGTTATTATTTTCAAGCTGTGCGGCTTCTTTCGCAAGAGCGGTCAGCCGGTTGTTATGAAGCTCTTCAACGGTTTTATAATACTCACGCTCGGCATCCTCGGCATCAGCGATGGCACCCTGGTATTTGTCGTACCAAGTAATCGCGTCCTGAATACTTTGTGAGAGGGTGTCGCTGCCCGATTTCGAATCTTTGCCGCCGGTTTCCTTTGCAAACGCTTCGACCGAATTTGCGCCGTGTTCAATCTTGTCTCGGTAGCCGTCTGGTAATTTTGCCGCGAAACTCTCATAGGTATCCTTATAAGTCTGTAATCCGTCCTTGAGTGTGGCTAATTTTTCTTTCTGAATATCCAGCGATGTTAAGATGGCATTTTCACGCGATTGTTCGAAAGCCCCACTTTGAATAATATCATATAATTCCTGCACCGATTTTCCAGTAGAGGTCGCAAGCTCGCCCAACTTAACCATGCCCTGCCAGTAAGTGTCAGAGGTAGGATCCGTCGCGAATAGATCGCTAATTTCCTGCAACTGATCGGCTGGTAAACCGAAATACTGAGTAAAGGTGTTAGAGGAGATGTTTGACATCCGGGATTTCTGTTCATCAAGCAATTTGATCCGACGCTCAATCCAGTCGGTTAAATTAGATTCGGCTTTTGCCGCATCCTTCGCCGCCTTGGCAGAATCCTTGGTAGCTTTCGCGTTCTTGGCAAGCTGTTTATTGTATTCGGAAATACTGTCTTTACCGTATGTGGTAATACCTTCAGTATGTCCACTTACAATACCACCACCCGGATAAGCCGTACCCGCCGCATAAGCTGTACCGCGACCATTGACAAAGCCGCGTTCCAACAGAGCTTTCGACTTTTTAGCATCGAAGACAATAGCACCTTTCGGAAGAGTAGCAAACTCAGCACCGTTATCGCCGTATGTACGCCAAGAGCCGTTTTTCGGGTCAACAACAATCTCTGGTCCCAGCTCGCCGATAAGCGCTGTTTCGGTTTTCGGGACGTATGGATCTCCAGCCGCCTTGGCTGGTTTCGGTTTGGTTCCGCCAGAAGTTAGACCGATATTTGCCATCGTGACGGATTGTTGGGTCATGATGCCGTCGAGGAGTGCTTTAACCCGCTTCAACGCGGCTTCCGCCTGCGACGTATTCGCCGTAAGGTTGAACTCCTTGTCGGAAGTCAGCTCGTCCTTTTTATCCTGAGCATCCTGTACGCTTTCATCCAGAGAGACTTTCAGCGTGGCAATCATGTCAATTTCGTCTTGCTTATTCTTGACCTGTTCTTCTAAATTACTCTTGTCGTCGAGCAGTTTATAATAATAGTTGGAACCCTTTATGTTTTCATGACTCAGTCGTTCATTGACCCGATCTAACTGCGACTGCAAATCTTGGAGTTCCTTCTTCGCCTGCTCGTCTATGATGTCAATATTGATACTACTCAGACCGGACAGAGAAAGCATCTGCTCTTTTAAGTCGCCAATAACCTGTTCTGCGCCGTCAGCATTAATGTCAAGCCCGTAAGTCTTTGAAAGCTCATCGGCAATATCATACATTTGCTGTTGAACGTCTTGCAGGGCAGCCCAACTCTTTCCGTCGGTATTCCGGACGCTTATATCGCGAGCCTGCACTTTCAGATCGGCATATTTCTGCGCCAGTTCGTATTCCTGTTTCAACTGCTGGAAATCAGTATCGGAATATGTCTGATTAAACATTTCATACCGCTGCTGGCTCAATGCCTGCATTTCGTCGCTGGCTTCGCCAAATTCCGCAGAAATCCTCTTCAAGTCCTGATCAACAAGCTGGTAGAACGTCGCCTGATAATTATGAACCTTTTCATCCCATGTATCAGCCTGCGCGATCATGTTCTCTATCGCGTCGGATGCCACGCCGTTATCCCGGTAGTTCGCGGATTCCTCATGAGTAAGCCCAGTATCGACTTTCATGAGAATACCTTTGCCGCCGTTTTCGATCTTATCGGCTGTCAGCATATCTTCCGACTTAGCAAGCGTCTCATTCAAATACTCATGCAAAGCTTCTGGAGACAATACTTCACCGTTTGGCATGATAGGAGTGTAGTGAACCATGACATAACTGCCATCGTCCTTGCCACCACGCCATACAAAATCGCTGGCGGTGTAGGTGGTCGCTACGTCGCCATCCTTGAAATCAGTGTAGCCAGCCGCCTGCATCTTATCTGCAGAAATTTGCGGTCGATTTGTCAGGTCAACATTTCCGTACTGACTCAGTTTTTTCAACGCCGTTTCCGCGTTCTTAACATCAGTGTCGTCCACGTCAACTTTGATTCCCTGCTTTTCCAAATCATTCCGCAGGTTATCATACTGAGTGCGCGCCTCGAACAGGGCGTCGTCCAGATCTTCTAATCCTTCCAAGGACCAATCGAATTTTGAGCCGTAGGTTTCCAGCTCGCCGAAAATTGCCCGGACAACCTCTTCAGTCAGCCCCAGCTTATCAACGAAATCCTGAATTCTTGTACCTTCAACAATATCCGCGCCCTTTGCGGCACTTCCGGTCATCAACCCTTTCTTTACCGCATCATTGATAAAGTTTGAAACACCGCTACCGTTATCTGCTAGATATCGTTTCAGCTTTTCAACATATTTTTTAACTGCGGCTTTATCCTCGGAGTCAATATCGTCCGGGACAATAAATCCAACCGCAGATTTGAATTTCTCCGTACCAACCTTACCGTTTGCCAAACCTTCCATGACCGCTTTAATTGCGTTTCCAGCATCAGTAAACATCGTTCCCTGTGTCGGTGCGTTTTGACCTGCGAGCCATGCTTGGTAGTCACCGGTTGCCTGTCGAATCTGAGAGGAGAGAAGTTCATAGTTTTTGGCATTAAGCGCAATCTGCTCATTATCGCGACGAAGAGCATCAATCGTGTCCTTGGTGACTGTAATACCATCTACGATCGCTTGTTTTTTATCGCCCAGAGCCGCGATGTACTTTTCGATTGTGGTACTATTCTGACTGTACTGGTAGCGTTCCTGCTCTTCATACGCCGCGATGGTTGCCAGCTTATCATCGGCTTTCGCCTTGGCAAGTTCACGTACCCGCTCCGTATTAAGTTGCATTACACCATTGGTGTATTCCAGGCAATTCGCATACTGTTTCAGATCATCCGTCAGCGTAACAGATTTGCCAGTGGTCTGAGCCGTCAGAGCCGCGTTCAGAGATTCATAGGAAGAGCAGACCTCATCAACCTCAGTTTTGAGCGTGTCCATATCGCTAGCGGACATTGTATACGACCGCGCAAGTCCCACCGCCGCAAGGGCATTCTCTTCCTCGGCATCAGTCGCAACTCCTAATGAATCTGCAAAATCTAAGAAACCATCTGAACTTTTCTTTAAGCTATTGTAAATGATTTGCTCATAGGGAAGCAACTGTCCTCCGGCAGCCATGTAGACATCGTAGCCATTTATAACCTGTTCAACAGCGCCGTATAATCCCTGTATATTCTGAGCCGAATCGGCAAGTTGGCTCGAATACTCCTTTGACTGATCCATCAAATCATTGTACTGCTCAACAAGCTCACCATATACGGACGACTGCTTATCAGTCATCTTATTCATCTCATCAGAGACTTTGAGGAGGTCTGCGTCAACATCTTTCTTTGTCGATGCTTTCTCGTTATAATCTGCAATCGCTTCATTCAGAGCCTTGTCTGGACTCTGTCTTTCGTTGGCTGTGGGACCATGATCCTGAGCATATGGATCTCTATGAGCAGAAGCACCACCCGTTGAATCATCTACTCCAGAATCAAAACCCTGTCTATACAGATCGCGGGCGTCGTTGGCAGCCTGCATTGCCGCAATCTGTTGTTCTGCCTGCTTGATTTTAAGCTGGGCTTCCAGTTCAGCTTTCGTCTCCTTCAAACGCTGATATTGTTCATCGCTGACAATGGTAATGCCATTCGTACCTTCTAGCTCGCGCATCTGAGCTTCACACTCTTTAAGCTGCTGAGTCAGATCCTTAACCTCGTTCCCTGCGCTATCGTATGCGTCCAGAGAATTTTGCAAGGCTTCTTTAGCGTATTTGACGCGGTTTACATAATTGTCGTACTCTTTGATGATAGCACTGATCACCATGCCTGCCAAGAAAGAAACACCCATATTCAGAGCCGCCGCGCCAAGAGACTTCATGACGCCACCGAGCTGCGTACCTATGCCGATAGTAGACTCCAACTGTGCGCCAAAATTCTCCGCCGATTGTCCAGCCTCATCGGTGTTGTGAACAAATTCGCGGATCTGTGCATCAACTTTGCCCTGTTTATCAATATAAGAGGTAAGGCTTTCGCCCGCATTTTTCGCGCCTTCCTGCAGATTCTTGAAGACGGAGACGAGTTCATTTTTCCGGGTATCTTTGTAGCCGGAGCCGAGAGAAGAGAAGAACGTGCCAAATTTATTTGAAAGACTACCACCCTTATCTTTTGTTTCGCTTATACCATTTTTAAAAATGGTTTTCCAATCTCCAATAGATATGCCACCAGCCGTAAATTTATCATTCCGAGACTTGAATATCGAACTCGTCAGAAAATATGCTGTCGTTTGAAAACAACATACAACTTGTAAATGTATTTTGACAATGATAAAATATGCTTAAAGATAAAATAGGGGAGGTAACACGATGTATTGTATTAGGTGTGGCGGACGTAGAAGTATGTTCTTTTTTAATAAATGCGATTCTTGTAAAACAAAAACTTTGAGAGATACCCCGACGGAATGGAGCGACAAAGACTATGGTCTTCAAAACGATGAGTGGTTCAAACTCACCTATGAAGAGCGCCGAAAAATAGAAGAGGAGTCTTTCATCCCATTCCTGCGAGAGACCGATCCGGATTTTTCCGAAGAAGCTTACCAGCACCGACTCGAAAAGGAGCAGAAGTGGATTGAGGATGATAAAAAGCTCAAAGAAAAAAATGCCAAAGAACACGAAGAATACTTAAGAAAGCAGCGAGCCGAATGGGATCGCCGGGCAAAGTACACTCCTCGCTGCCCGATCTGCGGTTCACCCAGAATTAAGAAGATTTCGGCAATCACAAAAGCTGGCGGTGTGGCGCTGTTTGGACCGCTGGGTATGAGGAAGGCGATGAAGCAGTGGCATTGCGAGGATTGCGGGAGCGACTTTTAAACTTCGCAATCAATGAAGCCAAGAAGCACCTGTGCAAGCCGTTTGGCAAACCAATCGCTAGTTTCTTCAATGATGCTTTTTGCCAGCTCGAAACAAAAATAGCTGATATATTCAAGATCTTCATCCGTTGGCTTACCATTAGTCGGATGGGAGCAGTCATCATATTTTTGACAGGCTTTTATGATTTTATTTTCAGTTTTAGTTTCCATTTTACACCTACTTTCGAAAGGAGAACAATTATGACGTTAAATGCCGATTGTATAAGAGATTTATTGCTGTACTTAGAAGAAAATCTATCATACGCAAAAGGTACGACAGATATGACACATAAAAAGATAGGCATAGGAGCACTCGCACAGGAATTGCCAAAGTATACGGAAGAAGAAGTTAAATATACCATAGAAAAGCTGTACGAAGCAGGGTATATTCATTTAACTGGCGTTAGTCTTAATAGTCAGAGATATATTGCAGTTGGATATGTTGACGATATAACATGGGACGGCTTCGAATTTCTGAATAGAGTCCGCGAACCGAAAATCTGGGAGGCAACCAAGAAAGGCGCCGCGAAAATCGGATCAATGTCGATTGCCACCCTTAGCACGATCGCATTCGAGATAATCAAAAACATCGCCACCAGACCAGAGATTATAGACAAGATAATGAGTTTCATCCCTTGGGCGCAATAAGAGACACGGAGGAACAATGAATATCACAATCCAAAAAGGCGCGAAATCCATCGGCGAGCTTTGCGGCTTCCTGTCGGATACTGAATTTTGCCTTGATTTTAAAAGAAGAATCGAAGAGTATTGTGCCGAAATCGGCGCCGATCAGAACCATATCAGGGACGTCGCAATACATAATGAGCCGCGTTTCGGTGAGGTCAAGCGGGTAAGCTACGATCCACCCGGATACGACATTTTATTTTATCAGGCGATTCCTTTGTTTTTGTATAAGGACAACCCCGACAACACCCGATTTGCAGAATCGGTTATCAAGCACGAGCTGTATCATTGTAAAGACATGGATCTCATATGGACGATGCTAGACCTTAGAGAGATCGAGCATGATTCACATAATATTGACGAGTTGTCTACGAATCTGGGCTATCATCAGTGGGGAGAATTTTATGCACATTACAACTCTTGCGCCATTTATGAATCCTGCTATAAGTCGATAGCGGAGTTGGGCGATCTTTACGAGAGAGCCGCGAAACTGACCGGCGGCGCAGACGATTGGATCGCGCTGTATGAAACTATAGCACACCCGCATATCCGGAATGCGGTTATTCTTGCCGCGAACAACTCTCGGTTGCACAGCAAAAAGGTTCAGAACTGCATAGCCGAGTTCGCCGCCGCGCACGAAAGCTCCGGAGAATATTTAAAAAGAGTTCAGAATGTCTTCGAGGAAAAATATAGAAATTACCCGAACTGGGTTTCATATGATGTCTTTAAAGAGCTGGGCGAGATATTGTTGGACATGTAAAAGAAAGCGGGAGAGCGGGAAATCCGTCCTCTCGTGTTTTATTTATTGCGTCCAAACAATTTTCCGGCTTTCCGGCAAGACGCCAGAAACTCCTTGGAAATTTTGTTTTCATTAAAAGAACGGATGAATTCCGACGACTCTTGTGCTTTGACGAGAACTATCCGGTTATCCGGAATAGGTTGATTTTTCATAAACGCCTCCATTAGAAAATTTCTATATGTTTGACGTCTGACATTCTGACCATAATTCGCTCAAAAGCCTTGCCTTCATAATCCTGCTCATTATACACATAGGCGTTTCCTGCATCGTCGCAGATATATTTTGTATATGCGGCGAGAACCAGCCAGCGATCTTCTCCGATGTCCTCTTTATAACGAAATGCACCCACTAGGTAATACTCTTCATTGTTCAAATAAACCCGAAGAGTAGTACCATTTTCATAATCGAGATTGTCTTTTATGGCATCTTCGTGCAGAGTTCCCTTTGTTATCTTGGCAAACGCGTGATTAAAGCGTCCAGATTCTAATATGGCAATAATGGCAATGGTTATGAGGGTTCCAATTAATGTTGCAACAAGTGATGCTGCCGCAGAGCCATCCCTAAACTCAATGCCAAAGATGGTATACAGAACTCTGACTATCGCAATAAGCAAATAACTTACCAAGCATCCCGGAATCAGGACGTTGCTCTCTGGTATTACATGACTTCGTACCCGCCGGAAAATAACAACGGTAACAATTCCGGGAACAATATACTGAAAAAGCGTTGGCAGATTTGATATTAATTCTGTGAACTGTTCGATTTTCCTGCACCTCCATTCGTTTTGCGCCGATCACTCTTCTCTCCGTGATTTCTAACAGGGACCTTTACCAATTCCGAAGAAAAGGTTCCGCGCGTCGAATTATTGTCTTTTGTACTCATGATAAAATTCCTCCGTTTTTTTGATATATAAGATCATACACCAAATTATCAGAGAAATCAACGTATTTTTCAGAACAAATGTTCTTTTGCCGCTTTTGCAACCCCTACGGCTGGGGTCAAACTGCATAGAAGACAGGGGCAAATCCCTACTGTGTTTACTAACCGCTATGCTCGGCAAAGTCCTGACTGTTCATTACAGCATCGGGAATTTCACCCGCTGCCGCTTGCCCTGGCAGTCGATGAGACTAGCACTCAAAGAGTTTCCGCCTTAAAAGGCTTATGCATTCTGCGCTGTCGTCTGCTCGTAGCGTGAGTTCCGGCATTGTCACGATCCACATCCCGTCGCCGGAATGGGAGAGTAGCCGGAGGTTTACACGCATCCAAGTTCTCTAAACACTAAAAGAAGCAACCATATGCAGAGGGTTGCCATATCTGCAAATTCAACCGTGTATCTCACGGAGGATAATATAAAGAACGGCACTTCGCGCCGAAGACTATACTATGTAGGCATATTCTGAGGGACAACTTTTTGCCCTACCTACGTCTTGAAGAGTTAATGCTGCACCCATTGAACCGAGAATTGTCGGAAGAGCACCAAATTTTGAAACTAACGTCGTCACACGATTAACAAAGCCATCAATCAGTGAGATACCATTTTTCACAGAGTCAGTATTAAGAAACGCATTCCAAAATTTATCAGCATGGTTTTGAAGTTTGGTAAGCCGACCGTCAATACTATCAAGGTAACGGTCAAGCTCTTGCTGCGCGGAATCTTTTGAGTCATATTTGGAAGATTTATAAGCCTTTTCCAACAGCGACGGATTTTCCAAGATAGAAGCAGCGATATTTGCGCGGTTTTTGCCTGCTATTGTCTCAAGAAGTAAATTCTTATTATTACTTCCAGTTTTAGCGTCGGTCTCAACAATTTCTTTGTATACCTGTGAAATCCCCAATAAATTCTCATAGGTAGATTTATAGTTTCCGTTCTTATCGAAAATATCGAAACCTTTAAAGCCATTGGAAGCCACAGCCGTCGCAGATTTGATAGTATCCCGCAGTTTGGAGACCGTAGTGATCATACCATCAATATCTTCGCCGGAATCTTGTAAAGACTGTGCGCCCTCTTTTGTTCCGGTTAAACGAAGCGCGATTGTTCTCAAACCTGCACCGACAGACGTAGGATCCTGCACAACGGCATTACCGGCAGTCATCAGAGCGATGGCAGAGTCCATATCATTTCCTGCGGTTTTCAATGCGCTTGCCGATCTCTGCAGACCCTCAGCCAACCCCTGAGTCGAGATAGAGAAGTTGTTGCCAACATTATTCAGTTTATCAACAATATCATCTTTGCTCAGAGTATCATATGCCTGTGACATAGAAACCATCGCTTTGGTAGCTTCGTTGACATCTGTGAATTCAGACACATTCAATAATTTATTCGTGGTCTTTGCAGAAGCGGCGGCTTTTTCTAGGCTCTCACCAATTCGCATCCAATCCGCCGTAGAATTCATCAACTTTTCGCCAGTTGTACCAACTTCATCGGCGCGAGAGAAGCTTTCAAGTTTATACTGCCGCAATGAACTTAAAGCATCATTGGAAACTTTCAGCATTTCAACATAAGCATTGTCCAAGTCATGAACTACATCAATGCCTTCGCGCATATACTGAAACATCTGCTGGAGCGAGAAGAGATTGGCAAGCTGCCCGGAAAACTGCGACCAAATTTTCTCCTTCATAACATCGGCGAAAGAGCGTCCTTCCAGACCAGCCTCATGAATTTTAACTTTCAGATTGCCGAATTCGCTGGCAAGTTGTGAGACGTCGGCATCGGCGCCGAGAGAACGGATAGACGCCTTTAGGTCATCCAATTTCTTTTGAAAATCCGCAGTAAGACGGGTGTTTTTGCTTTGGTACTCTGAGATGGAGTCGATAAGGTTTATACGAGAAACGGCTTTTGAACCTTTCGAATCGGGAAGGTTTTTCTTCACCTTCTGAAGCTCGACTGCAAGTTGTCTAACTTTTGACATCTCTGCATTAGAAATGATTTCAATGCCCTGGATTTTCTCTAAATTCGCGACAAGTCCATTTATCGCTGTAAGATTTGCCGAATAGTTTGAAGTGCGACTTCCTTCCGGAATATTTCTATATTTTTGCTGTAAAGCCTGGGCTTCACTATATAACTTACCTGCCCGTTCAGTATAGACGGTTTTTAACTTGGATTGACTGGTCTCGGCAACAGAATTAAGCTTTACTATCCTAGCTTGAGCATCGTACTGTTCGTTAGTTTTAGCAATAAGCTTTTGAACTCCAATACGCTCTCTTTCAAGCTGCTCGATTCGCTTCTCGTTTGCCGCAATCACATTCGAATCATTCGTCTTCGCTATTTTTTCCTTTACGGACGCTATTTCTTTAGTAAGACGAAGTTCTTTGGCAAGGTTGTCGCGAAGTTCTTTGGAAATTTTTGAATTTCCGGACGAGGCGTTATTCGATGATTTACCGCCAGAATTCCCGCTGGAATTTCCGTCAGACGAGGTGCCAAATTTAACCTTGACACCATTTTTTCTCAAATTTTCAAGTTTTTTAATTGCCTTCTCGATTTCTGATGTATCACCAATAATCTTGACTTTAAGATTTTTACCATCGAGGGTTTGTTGAGCGTTTGAAAACTCCTGCAAAACCTCCTTCTGCAGATTCCCCTTATCGACGGTTATTGTAGCCGTCAAACTGGCAACCTGATTTGCCATGATTCCCTCCTTTTATAAATAAGATAGAACTGTATTTTCCCACTCACTTGCGAAACCAGAACGAACATAGGCGCTCATTGGGATCCCCTGATTAAAATAAGGATTATACCAGTATTTCTGAACGCCGTTTGCCATTTGTCCAAAACGATAATTCGGTCTTGTCCAAACCTCCGGAAGACCGTGAATTCCCTGATTCCATTGTAAGTCCAGAAGATATGCAGGTGGGTCAATTCCCGCCCCATATCGTTCTTTCCATTCATAAATAGAACGGTCGGTTGCGAGGACATTCGCGGAAAAACTTCCCATATCAACATAAGAATTGAATGAAATCACCGTCTTGTCATGGTGCTTTCGAATTCGATGTTTATACTGCAAGGCGGAACTCATCGTGTCCGATTTATTTAAAAACCAGTTCTCTGTGTATTTTTTTCGTATCTCTTTTTGTGCTTTATCCCCGGCGGAGATAAGTTTCTGTGTCGCTTTATCGGCGGCAGAGTCAATGGCACGGTTCAAAGCACTTTTATTGATTTTGAGTTTTCCCATGTACCTCCTTGAAATGATCCCAGAACATTTGACCGCTCCGGAACCTAATATTTACTCTGTGACGTCAGTGGTGTCAGTATTATCTTCTGATGCATCAATCTTTTCGATATATGTCTTTACGGTGGATACCAACGGCTCAAATACCCTTACGAAAATTTCTTTTAGCTCGCTGATTTTGTGTGAAATAAAATTATGCGGCTCGGTGAAGTTGGTAATGGCGTCGCAACAGGTCATGTTTACGATAGAATGAAATTCAGCCAGTTCAAGTTCTGAAATCTGGTTCATGATCATACGCATCAGCCCAGATCGGGAGAGAGCATCGTATTCGTCGCACCAAGACTCGGTTGTGCCAGTTAAATCGGTATAAGCCGAGATGATAGCACGAGCGGTCAGGATGGATCTCACCGGAGAATTAATCTCAATACACTTTTCATCCTTATCCCACATAGAATGCTTACAAATCGTTTCAGCCAGAAAAATCTTCTGCGTGACCGGCAGGTAGGACTTTACCTTTAAATTGCTGCTCAGAAATTTTTCTTTGAGTTCTGGGTTAGTCAACTGCTCATAATTTGATACAAAATCTAAAACTGTCATTTCAAATTCCTTTCTTTCCTTCGGGCTTTCCGCGCCGCCTGAACATCCTCATACGGCAACCAGCCGCCATCTATTTTCGATTCGGTCATCCACACATAATCCAGATCTGGATAGCGATGCCAAAACATTTTTCTCTTTAATAAAGCAACCGCATCAGCCATCCCCTTAACATCAACCACCTGCGACGTTCCATCTGCGAATGCCAACACAAAGTCGGCAACATATTCAACCTTGCGGACGGTTTTCCCGTTATAGGTAAATTTGGGCTGCAACTCAAACGGCTTCTGCATTTCCACCGAAACAATCTCCCCAGATTTCAGTCCTGGAATGACGACGTCGCGGTAATAGTGCATTTCCATTGCAGAATCAAACACGATCCCCTCATATGTTCGGCTGGCAGTATTTTTACTTACGTTATATTTACTTCGCTGCGCCATGCTATTTTAATTCCCTTTTACACCAGAGATCGAAGACCTCTTTTGTCTCGCTGCGACGGAACACAAATACGATCAACGCCTTCTGAGTTTTGAAGTCCCGGCTGGGGTAAATGTCCAGCGGCTCAACATCATGGTTCCAATACAGCGCCGCTTGAAACGGATCAAGAATTCGAATAGCTTCGCTCGCGTTATATTCAACATTTCTTAATTTTGATTTGATTTTATTTTCCATTTCGCTCCCTAGTAAAAAAAGGACATATCCGCCAAATTGTGTGATAGTAGATATGTCCTAAAAAATTTTCATCCACTATTGCTTCTCGGACGCAGTCGCATCCGGAGTCTTCTGAGGTGTTTTTTTCGTCTTATGTGACGCAAGAATCTCCTTGATGTGCCGGACATTATCCGGGTTGTCAATTTTATCAAGATCGTAGGTCAAAGCAGACAGAGCCGCATAGGCTTCGGCATCCGTGATCTTTTTGAAAGTGTGGTCAGACAAGATCTTGTCCATCTGCTTGCAAGTTTCCTTACAGAACAGAACGTGCCAGACCGGCTTCAATTCATCATCCGGGCAAGACGGGCAGTAATGGTATCTTGTGCCACAGAAAAAGCATTTTCTATTCAGATTCATAATTGCCTCCTATAAAAGAAGAGAGGGGGAAATCCCCCTTACTCTTCGTCCGGAACAACGATCTGGAACAGTCTCTTCTCCTTATCGCAGTAAGCCTGCTGTGCCTGAATAGTGAACGGATGGTTGCCATCGGTCGCGAAGGATATATCTACGTTGGCATCCAGCTTTGCATTCGGAAAAATGACATAAGCATGGATCAATGTAGACTGATCACAAACATCAGTTCCCAGAACCTCCATAATGAACTTGCCAGCTTTCGGGAAGTTGATAGCATCGCCGCTTACAGAAACCGCTCTTTCTGTCTCATAGTCATATACAACAAAATACTGAGAACCAGCAACAGAACCGGTCGGGAATGTGATGCTATGAGAACTCTCGTCGTATGTAAACTTGCCAGCACCGGTTGTAGCGCTGTAAAGCAGTTTCTCTCCCAGAGTACCGTCGCCCTTCAAGCGATAGATCTCAGCCGGTGTTGAGAGTGGAGTATGCTTCAGAGCAACCGGATTGGTTACAGTTGACGGAACAGTTAAGGTCTCAAATACCGGAGCGGCAATCTTGGACTCCGCCGTAGCAACAACCTTTTCTGTACCGCCCTGAGCTGCAAGCAGTCCCAGATCAAACAGAGAGTTATTGGCGGTAAACTCGGCTTTCTTCGCACGGTTGAATGTTGCGATGGTAGAACCGATTACGTCAGTAACCTCAGATGTCTCAGAAGTCAGGTTCAAAGACGGCTCGGTGATCTGGTTGATAGACCACATAACAGAACCATCAGCCTGAGAAACCATCAAACCTCTCAGTACATGGTCAATGGCAAAGTTGTTGATGTCAAAAACAGCCATTTTCTTTCCTCCTTTGGATTATTTTCGACACGAAAAAAGGACCCCCTATTCGTTGGAGTCCCTAGCCCAGTCGAATTGTTTTTTATTGATTTTGCTTGTGTCAATCATGCCGCTATACATTCCTTTCAGAAGTGCGGTAGACTGAACATAAATGTGTGCGCCCCGAACAGTGTCCATAAATTCATATAGACTGCATTCGCGTAGCTCGGCGCTTTTATACTTAAACCCCGGATACCGCATCATGGCAGAAATCAAGGGTTTCAGTTGTGATGTGTATTCTTCTTTGGATTTTTTCTTATGCTTCTGGCGATCCAATTCAATTAGAATTCGCTTGGTGGTTTTATTCGCCGCGTGTTCGACCTTCGGCTTTAAGCCATGAATTTTTCTGAGAAATGTCACGATTTTCAGATAAACAAATTTGTCGATAACAGTCCCGGTTTCGGGATCTGCCAGCGCGCGTTCGCCATTTTCAAACTGACACAGTTCCATGTGAGAGAAATCTACACCGTCCAGAAAAATAGAAGTGCGTTCAGACGGCAATCCCCGCGTCAGTGAGCAGAAGAGATCGAAATCAGATATTTCTTCATAATCAATCCCGGCATCGAAAAGGTAGCTTTTCATATCACTCGGAATCGCTGTCAGAAGATAGAGGAGCGAGTAATACCGCCGCTCCCCATATTTGATAACGTCGCCTAGGGTAGGAGAGTGAACCCGAATTTTATCTGTCACGACGTAATCTTCGCCAAAATATGCTTGAAGTTCATCAAATTCCAGTGCATCACCCATCTGAATCACTCCTTCCAGGCGTCGTGAGTAATGATCCGCGTTTCGCCGTTGACAGTGTTTACGATGGAGTTAAAAGCAATCGTCTGAAAAACCAGAGTGCTTGTGATGTAGAAGTTATCGGATAAACCTTCTTTACAGGAGATAAGATTACAGCGAACGCCAAAGATATTAGACCAGTTGAATCGCTCGCGGATAATCGAAGCAATCAGATCGTGACGCGGAACGCCGACATCTCCAACATAACCATCGCGTCCGTCCACATAAATTTTAAAAGTAATTTCAGCATACTTTTCAATCCTGTTTTTACTCGGAATCGAATCGAAAGAAACGGTGTAAGAAAGGTAATGACGGACCTCGGTTTGTGTTGCCGGATAAAAGATGAAAGGGCGAATACTGGATGAAGGACCAAAATATCTGTCCCATTCCCCGTCCCACATAATATTGCCTTGTTCATCAAAAAGCTGATCTTCGTAATCCGGATTGTTTAAGGCAAATAGCAGTTCAGGGCAATTCATGAGATTATTTTTGATTTTTTCTTTCCAAAGAATACCGTGCTCGTCTGGAGCCGTCGCATAGGAACGGAGTTTCTGCAACAGCTCATTTTTTGTGCTTAATTCCATAGCTCCTCCTATACAATAATTTCAAACAGAATTTCCCCCACGGTATTTTTATCTTTACAGGTCAATTTCAACTTTTGACCGATGTAACTTCGATCGCCTAAAAACTTGACCCGAATTTTATTCGATGTATTGTCTGGTATTTTTGTAATGAGCAAGTCTGTATCGCATTCGACCCAGGAAGTACCCTGCGAAATCTCAGCCGTCCAATTTTCCAATGTCAACGAATGCTTATCCGTTGTATCTTCATTGTGTGCGTCATAAAACGTAGCGGTGATGAGACGATAGCTTCCGCCGATTTTAATAACATTGGTGCTCGCCGTGATCTTGCAGATTTCTCCCACCACAAGATCTGAAACATCCTCTGGATCTACCGATGCATCGTGGTAATCAGCAAACATTTCGCCGGTTTCCAGATCTACATAATCGGTCGCCGGATTGAAAAGATCTTGATAAAGAGTAAGCTTCTGTATACCGAATGGCTTGGCATTTTCTACCTTACTGACAATCCAGGTACTCGGGTGTTTCGTAGGAGTACCGACAATCATACGCATATTTTTTCCCGTGTCTTCATGGGTATAGAAAACCTTTTCCGAAATTGAATTCATTGGCAGACAGAGTTTTTCCTGATTTTCAACCGATGCAAACAGATAGTCGCGCCAGATACCGCTATTGTAAGAACTTTGGTCACGCAAAACGCCCCACATTTTTCGTTTAATTCGGCGGTTGCCATCCTGTTCGATCCACATGAAGCGATAATTGCATGGAAGAATCAGATATTTGGTAAACTGATTGCTGATTTCCTGCCCCAGAACAAGCCAGCGTCGGTATACATCCTTATTATCAGGAATATCCACATACAGACCAATTGGAAAATCTGCCATGTAACGTAGTCGATAATCGGTCTCGTAGTAATACAAATCATCTTCCGGTTCAAACTCAATTTTCTGCGACGGGCGGAACATCAGATAATATTCGACCTGATCCTTGTCATAAGACTGATCGCGCGACACAATAAATCGAGCATCAATCCGGGTTTTTGAGGTCTGAAAGTAACTCATATGGCACTTCTTTTCCGGCTGGTCGTCATGAAAGTAGTCGTAGAGATAACACACTTTTGAACCAATACCAGTATTCCATTCGGATTCCATCAGCATATCAGACTGAATTTTGAGCGCCTGTCCAACGGTAGTTCCGCTTAAAGATGACAGCGCCCGGCAAGCTTCTAGCGATGGCATCAACGCACCTCCCCAAACATTGTCCTCAAATAGCCATGACAGTCCAGAATCAATTTCCGAAATCTCTTAAACTGAAAATCCGGCTTTTTGCATTCCAGATAGGCGGCTTCGAGAGAAGACATAAATGCAATCATAAGCGGCGGTTCATTAAACATAGAGTTCATGCCACCAAAGCGGTACAATAACCGTTCGAAATGAGCGAAGAATTCCTCGTCGTCCGCAAAAATCAGTTCGGTAATCTGGGAATCCTTATATAAAAGAAGACGATGAATTTCGTTGTGCATTAACAGCGCAGCCTGTCGCATCTGTTCATCGGAAAAGGTTCCATAACGATAATCCATCAGGTTTCTCCTCTACTGATATAGGAATTGTGGAGATAGCCATAATCACTAATCAGTTGTTTCAGTTCGGATTTCATTGCCGCCAACTCCTGAACAGACTGTTTATAGTTGTTCACGAGCACCTTTTCTTTTCCCTCACCGACAGCAATAGAAAGCTGTTTTGCACTCTTAACCTTCGGCTCCATCCAGCGGATCACCATGCCAAGAGACAGGACGCCAACCACAAACCCCTCATCGGCTTCATCATCAACCGGGAAATTGAGGTCATATGTGATTGTCATGATTTCATCGTCCATAGAAAAGGTTTTAAATTTATGGCGGAAACGAGGGTTTGACGCCGCTGCGTGCAGCCAATCCCTTACAAATTCAAGCAACGAGTTGTCGTCCAGGCGCAACAGCATCGGATCGTCAATGCTGCCTAAAAACCTTTCGAACACAGTTTTGTAGGAAGTTGTCATGTGACACCTCCGTTATTAGAGCAGGCAGATCAAGTCAGTCCCGCAAACACGATCTACGGTCTTAATCTTCTGAATGGAATCAAAAGTACCAGCTTCCATACGAGTTGCAATCTCGGATTTTACAGCGTTCTGAATACCTACCGGCAGCCCAGCAAACACAGAATCAAAACGATCAGATGGAAGATTCAAAACAGTTTCGACATCATTTGCCTGAATTTTCTCATACAGTGCTTTGACATCTTTCCAGCGTGCGTCAGCCAGAAGTTCTTCGTCTTCGATAACAAAAAGCGGCTTGAACAGGAAGCCGGAATTTGAAGCTCTCAGCCCCATAAGATCCTGATATTCAACCTCAGTTACGTCGCCAAAATCATTCCAGCGATACGTATTGTCGGTTTTCTTGCTGACATAAATCAACTCGCCGCGAGTGAGAGAGCGGCACGGAATGAATGAATCCGCTTTATATACTTTTGCCGGTTTTTCCTCTGCAACCGGAGCAACTGCCCCTGTAGTAGCAATCTTTTCTGCCACCACTGCGGCAGTATTTTTCTTTGTAACAGCCATTTCCAAAAATCTCCTTTATAATAGAAGAGGGCGGTGTTGACCGCCCACCCCTCTGTATTTCGATTACTCGATTGTGTACATACCAAAGCGTCTACCAATGATAGTAGCGACACCCATTTTCTGCTGGTACTCATATTCGATCGTCATATCCATGTTGGTTGCACCGTCGTTGATCTCGCGAACCTGTGCATCACCCTCATCATAGATCTTGACGAACTTATTATCGGCAACCGGCATAATCAGAAGCTTGTTGTTGTCAACCAGCTTTGTCATGGTATCATTCGGCGCAAAAGACTGCGGGATCTCTACCAGACGAACACCCTCCCAGAGAGCCAGACGACCAGTAGTGTGTCTTTCCTGTTTCATGGAATCAGAAATCCAGGAAACATCAGATAAAGCAGTTAATTTTGACAGAGCCGCTTTTGTACCCATGATAACAGCCTCGGTACCATTAGCAGCCTGAACGTCCTCAACCAGCCCAAGCAGGGTATCCTTATTCAGAGAACCGGTCTTGGTAAACTGGCTGGTCGGAAGGACCTTATTGCCTGCTGCCATAACAGCGGCGTATACCATGTCATTGACCTTTTTATCGAATGCTTCGTAGATTTTCTGAACGAAGTTAGCCCAGTCAACCTTGCCAGCCATAAAAAGCTCATATTCCGCATAGATTTTACATTTATCTTAAACATCAATATCATTTTTCAATTAATTCCCAAGTTAGCTTTTCTCCGGTAATGGGATGTTTCCCGGCGCTTTTTAGTCGCCCTTTAAGACAAGAGGTTATACTACCACGATTTACTCCATATTTATCTGAAGCATATTTAATGCAATCAAAGCTCTCGTTTAACTGAGGACAATAAACTTTGGTTGCACGTGGATTTCTCTCGCCAGATGTAGCAATACTTAATTTTTCAAGCGTTTTGGTGGATAGATTTTCGCGCGAATGCGCTTGACTTAATTTGTTATGAATGGTGGCATTCCAGTCAAAAGTGCGCCAATACATTTTATCTTCATCAGAAAGAGAATTATATTCATCTAAATACATAAAATTTTGTTTTTGACGACACCATGAGATCATTGTTATTGAAGTAACCCCTGCCGCATTCGCCGCCTCGTTTACGAAATTATAAATCACACCATCTTTAAGCGATATAACGGCTTTTCCAGCGGGCATATTTTCCCCACCAACAGTGAGGTTATAGCCATTCTCATGAGACATAGATCGATAGCTTTTAATATAAAATTGCTCTCGCTCACTCAAAAGAGCTTCGGCACATAATTCAATGATATAAAAATTAAATTTTTCTTTGCCATATTTGTCCCATGATGCCTGCAAATATTGGTTGTTATGAGAATGGTTATCCAATTCGGACTTATGTTCCAACCACCTTCGTTTTATATCTCTGGAAATACCTATGTATTTCCTGTTATTTACGGTGTTCTCTATACAATAGACACCACATAATTTATCCTGCATATATTATCCTTGTCGTGATTTTTTGAAAAATGATATTCGGGCGCTACCCCGTGTCGGTCATAAAGACCCTTTAACTTTCATTAAAGATGAGACTATATCTTCACCCCTCATCACCTAGAGGGGGCGTACCACTTCGAATCGCCAATCGCTTGCGACCCTACTCCCTTTCGAGATAGTCGTTGAACCTTTTCCTATTCGGAACTTGGATGCTGATTCCCCATTTTCATCTTCCCTATTTTATGGGAGAAGATGGAGCACTTAGGATTTAACCGTATGCCATCCAATTACTTTTTTCTGCTTTCGCGACCTTCACGCTTAGTTTTATTTCATACTTACGTTGTGGTGTAATTGGCTTTAGGACGAGCGCAAAGCGCTCTTATTCCAGCAATTCAATACGTTTTATCAAAGCATTTCACAATGCTAGGGAGCTAAAATTTAACCCCATACCAGGAAGTCTTTACAGCGAAAGTTCTTCCTTCGCCAAGTCTCTGACGGAACAGATCGTGATGATTACCAGAAACTTCTGAAACGGTTAAGATAGACTCGTCTGGCACATAGAACTCGTTAGTGTCGCCCAAAGCCATAGATTTGATCTCGACGAACTCATTGAAGAATGGATTCTCACCCCAGCCCGAAACAAGCAGATTCTCTACGGTCTCCTCGATAACCTCGAAGACGTCTGTTTTATGTCTACGGATAGCACGGCGCAGCTCTTTGCGGGAACAGTCCGGTGCAACCTGCAACACGTCATAAAATACTTTTCTGATCTCATCGTTGCACTGCTCTTTGCTATGACCATCTCTGGTAACGCCTTTAGCAGTTTCATACATCAACTGAGAAAACTCATGAATATCTCTGTCTGCGAACACTTTGCGTGTGTTCTCATTGCTAAATACGATTTTCATTTCGTGATTACTCCTTTCGTAATTACTCGCCAATCTTCAGCTTCTTAGCGGCAACAGAAACGGTCTTGCCAACCTCCGGTGTGCCAGTGAAGCCCTCCTCAGAAATGGCAAATACATCGCCCACATACAGCTCGTAAGCACGAACAATATCGTCTTTCTTGTTGTAGAAGTTTGACTCATGCTGCATTGCAGTGGTATATGTCTCGTAGATCAGCGGGACCTGCAGAACCAGCGCGTCGCCAGCACCGACAGCCGTAACCTCTACCAGGTATTTACCAGCAGAACTCTTGCCAATAATCTTTCCGGCGAAAGTAGCAGAAGCCGCAGCCTCCTTGTAATACTCCGGAGCCTCATAATCGCCCTTGCCAACGATGATGCCATTGTCGGCATCTGCCGCCATCTTGATATTCCAGATATGACCGGCAATTGTGGCTTTGAGTTTTGTGCTTTCGCATACCGTATGTTTGGTATCAAAATTCAAAAAGCTTGTAGCCATTGTTTTTCCTCCTTGTTTTTTTGCAATAAAAAAGAGCGCCTAAGCGCCCTTCTCATCGGGATCTTTACTTGAATAAAGTTTTATAATACTTATCAGTGCTTTTCGGCTTTTCCAGAGAATAGCCAACTTTGCCCGCCGGTTTATTTTTCGGCTCATTTAAACTGAACGCATTAATGGAATCGGCATAATCACACTTGATGATTTTTGCACGATTTTCCAGCTCGGTCAGATCATACTTGTCCATATCTGCGACGAGCGCCTGGAACTGTTTATTGTCTGCCAGCATAGAATATTTTTCATCTGCCAGAAGAGTCTCTTTCTTGGAATGAAGCTCATTTTTCTCCACATTTTCTTTAAAATCTTTGAGAGAAGCGTAGTTGGAACGCATAGACTGAAGCTCGGCAAATTCGCTGTCCGTCAAAAGCTCGCGGTGCAGCGCAAATCTTTCTCCATCGAACGCGACGTTGTCACCGTCCTTTGTATAGTTCTGACCGTAGATCTTGTCACCATTCCAATTCTCATATGTGAAATGATCATCATAAACAGAGTTGATGAAATACCACTCGTTGTCACTGGACTCAAATGATTCTAAAAGCTGATAGAGCGCATATCTAATATCTTCGTGGGAAATCTCATATGTACGAACGAGTTTCGCAAATTTCTGCGGGTCGTCTGCTACCGGCTCATTTGTACCAGCATCGGCAAACAGCTCGGCAAATTTCGCCTCAAGCTCTTCGTCTGACATTTCGGCATAATTGAAGGTAATGTCTTCGGCAGTCTTACCATATTTGGCAAGCAACTCTTCAAATTTTGTCATATTGCCCCGATCTCCTCCTTTCTTTGATAATGTCTGAATAGGGTCTGCTTTCTTGTTAAAATTGGCTGCTTCAAGCTCTTCGAGCCGGTTCTGAAATTCAGCCATTTTTGATTCGTATTTTTCAAACAAGCTGTTATTGTGCGAGCTGAAATCAGCAAGTTTGATATTCGAATTTGCCATTCCCGGATTCACAACTGCGCCATCAGGCGTTTTACCCAGAATCGTTACCCCACTAAAGAAGAAATCTTCAATATCGAGGTATTTTTCCTTGGCATTGTACGAGAGCGACCTAATCGACAACTCGACAGATACAGAGCATTCCTCTTCGCGCTGCAAAATTTCGGCAGCTTTGGAATACTCTTCGAAAATATAACCGTCCACTTCACAGTAGGTTTTCTTCTTATCTTCGTCATATACTAACTGTGCGTTGCAAGACTCAGGCACGATTCCGATAGGGTGCTCATCATAAACGATTTCGCCATTTTCATCTTCGTGCATATTGTGAGAGTAGAACTCCCATTGACCATTAACCTTATGAATATATCCCAGAATCGGGCGATTACTAAACGACGGCAAAGCAGAAGTCATTACCGCATCAGAAATGTTTGTCCCGTTTAAATTTGTATTCGTATGACATGCCTGCAAATGAACAGGAAGCAATCCTTCTGTATTTTTATCTGATTTCTCAAAATTCACCTTGCCGTGAACATGAACCACAATAGGATCCTCGGACTCATCGGCATTGAAGCGGGTTGAGCGCTTATATGTATTTGAATAAAAATCATACAAATCTTCTAAGTACAGTAATCTTTTAGCCATTTCCCCTCCTTTCATTTATGTGCAAACAACAGGTGCCAAAAAAATAAAATCGCCCAGAAATGGACGACTAAAATGTAAGCATATCGCTATATCTGATTTTGGATGTATCGACTCCGGAGAAGCTCATGGAACCATTGTTCACAAAGACAAATTCCCCGTTTCCGCCATAAACCTCATACAGCCCCGCATTCCTCAGATTTTTTGCGGTTTCAACATCAGATGTTTTAATAAATTTTTTTAATTCCATTCTCCGTTACTCCTTATTACATCTGGTTCTTTTCCTTCTCTTTGGTTTGTTCTCCCTCGTCTCCAAGCTCGCCCTCATCCTTTTCCTGCCCGCCGCCTTCATCCGTGCCGGACGTAGTGTAAGAGCTATTCAAAGGAATCCAGTTGCTCGGCAGATCGAGAACTTTATTTTCAAGGAACTGAAGCGAGAGAACCTGCAACGGACTAAAGCCATCCAGTGCCGCGACAGCCATCTTGACCGGAACGCCATACTGCGCCGATTCCAATAACTCTTTTTTCTTTTCGTTCTTCATCCACGGAGAAGTATATATATAGGAAACTTGCGCCGGATTCGACAAGACGCTTTTAAGGTAGTGGTTTGTCCACTTTTCGATTTGACCAAGAAGAGGTTTAAGAGCATTCATCATATCTGCGATGATGTGTGCTCGATAAATAGTGGCGCCAGTATGCTCATCGTTTAGAACCATTGAGCCACCAGACTGTTTAAACAGATTTGACATCGAAGTTGTAATCATATCGACGTCTGACGTATCCATCGGTTTGAACTCGATGACATCAATCGGAAGTGGCGAGATAGCAGTGCCGACGCAATCTGGAACAGAATCAGCCAATCGCTCATAATAATCCATCGCCGTGTCTGGATCAACTTCAAACTCATTCGGGTCATTGCTTCCACTCATATGATTCATACGCGCAACCAATAATTTATAGATGCTTAACTGGTTTTTTACAGCCAGGATACTCTGCAGATCTACATTGTCGATGATGGACTCGAACAAACCGGAGTAGGGCGCGAGACAAAGAGTAGGATCATCATCATTAACCTTTAGACAGATTATTCGGTTACTGTCAAGCTCCTGCCAACGCAGGTTATTATCTCCCTGGTATGCCGTATACTTCGAATTAAACTCCGAGTCCCAGAATTCCAGTTCTTCAGAGTGGCGACGGAAGTATGAAAAATCATATGCAAAATTATATGTCCCGTCATAATTGGTTGAAGAAATTTTGCAATAATCGCCGTCCAGCGGGTAAATAAAGAAACCGGAATCATCCTCATAGACATAACCGAAAAAAGCGTCTTCACGCCAGGCAATTATCAGACACTTATAAATTTCGGTTGCCAGTTTCATTTTTTCAAGCTCTACACAGGTGTCATAGTAATCCTTTAATATGGTTTCAGGGTCATTATCCTGTGTCAGATCAATAAGCGGCGCTACGCTTATAGCAGTCAAATCTACCTGATGTGCATTATAAGCGAGCAAACGCCGGTAAGAATGAGAAACCCGCCAGAGAAAGCGACTCAAATTTCGCAAGTTGCTTTCATTCTGTTTCGGGTTCTTCATATATTTTCGCAAGGTCTCTTTCGAATAGGTCGAGAAGGTGCGAGACTGGGTCTTGGTAAGATCCAACATCTGCACAACCTTCTGAACTTTCGCAAAGTTCTCCGTGCGACGCTCGTGTTTATCATAAAAATCTCTAAGTTCCTGCACGCTCAACTTAGAAGAGTTTCGGGACGCGCCAGGCGCCCGCTTCGGTTCTGCCATCGGCATCCCTCCTTATTCTGCAAACATAGAAAATCGTTTTGGTTGTCTGATTGCCAGACGCTTTACGAGTGATTCGGTATTTTCTTGCGGTCGGCGTTTTCTGGATAAATCCTGACATATCTGAAAATTGTACTCAAGAGAAGAGAACCGGTCTTTTCTCATGCCCGGACGCTCCTTGATTTTGACTGTATTTCCCTTCATTTCATGGTCCAAATAAATCAGTTCATTAATCAGAAGAGATGTCTGAGTATACGGAGCCTGTAAAAGAGCCTTCTCGCGCTCAGACATTTTACCGAACCCGCGAATCTTCTGAATTTCCTGCTCGGCTTCAAGATCTGGAATGAGCAGATTGATGACACCATTCTGGAATCCTGCACGCAGACCGATAGCCGCATTGCTGTTAAATTCTGCCGTCGCCTTGATAGACCAGATAGCCTTTTTGGCATTCCGCACCTTGCAACGATCTGCCATATCCTCATTGTTGCAACAGGTCAGAGCCTCATAGGTCACATCGTATTCAGGATCATATTGGTTCTTGATGATGAAGTCATACACACCAAGACCCTGACCGCCGGTATCCAACACCAAATCCGTACACTTATACTGATAAAAGAAGCGCATCACCAGCAAGCCGAGTTCATCCGTCGTCATGCCTTCATGAGTCTCAATATAGACGATATTGGAAATGTAGTCGCTACGTTCTGTTGGAATCGCCGAGTTGATGATGAGAGCCGCCGCATCATTGTTATGTTTTTTGGAAGCCATCAGCGCGACGTCCACGGAAAGAATCCGCCGCTCGTTCAGCGCGAGAGGTGGTATTTTAATGCGATGTGCCTTATAGATTTCCAGAGGAAAGTAAGAATGTTTCAATTTCCGCCGCGGGGAAATGTCATCAAATTTGAAGAACGCATCATCCGAATCGCCCAGCCACAAAGCACCCATCTCCATCGAGAAGGAAGTGGCGTCAAAGTCAGCCTCAGACATTTCATCTTCAACCTGTTCGCGGAAGAGTAGACCTTCTTTGATGGCGAGCTGATAGGGCAGTCCGCAACAAAAATACTTCTTCTTATCATTAAGCATCAGAGAGAAGTAGGTCTGCAATTTTTTATAGGACCAGTGCGATGTAAACCACGCAGAGGACATATATAATTCACAGTTTCTCTCGGCTAAATGCTCATATTCTGGTTTGGAAAGATACCCCGGAGAACGCGGGGCGGTTAAGAATTTTCGAATAACCGTATTGAGAATGTTCAGATCGACCATGCGGAACTCATCCACGCAAACGATATTTGCTCGGTTATGTCGTGCCGCGTCACTTGCGGTAACAATTTTTACCCAGCTACCGTTTCTGAATTCGCAGTGGGCGTTATTAATGCTGGTGCTAATATCTGATATTTCAGCGCATAGGTTAATGGAACCCCAGGAATAGTTTTTCATGAAATCTTCTTCAATCTTTTGGATACATTCCAAACTCTGAGATTTGTAGCCGGAGACAATACAGATTTTTGTGCCCGGGAAAAGTATACAACGAACAACACAATACAAGGACACCAACCAGGTTTTTCCAGAGCCGCGGCTGGCAATATACATGAAATTCGTTGATACCATCATCATATAGATGAGAATTTTTTGAAAAAGTTTTAATTTGATGTTCAGATACTCCGCAACAAAACGCTGCGGGTTTTTTCGATAGAATGCCGCCCAGTAAGCGACACCTTCCATGATTCGTTCAGATTTGCTGCGTTGGACGTCTTGCAAAGTCTGTTTCTTCTTCGCCGCCATGCCTAATCCTTCATAGCCTGCGATCCGAAGATCCTCTCAAACAGCTCATCGCTGTCGGAGTCCTCATCGTAGGTTGGCTTCTTAACCGTATATTTAGACATGACCCGCTCATAAATTGCCGAAAATTTGTTCTTCAGCCCCAGCATCTTTGCCGCGTGTCCACGGAAAAATGCATCAATATATAACCCGATCTTATCGACGTCCTGTAATTCTGGGTCAATCTCTGGCAACGGGCGAGTTTCTTCCCACTTCTGAATCAGGGTTCCCATCGTCTGAGTGTCAGAAATAGCATCCCCCTTGGTTTGCCGCGGCGCCACATTTGCCGTGTTTAACAAATTCTGATACGTCGCATCTAAATCTTTTGTGGATCCGCCCCGCAGGCTTGTCTTGTAAATTTCCAGTTTCTTGCACGCCAAGCGCTCAAAAACCTCTTCCTGCGCCTTGGTATTACACTCATGCCGGGTAGCCCAGTCCTGATACTCATTCTCCAAAAACATATAATCTTCATTGGAGTAGCCGTAGCCAAACCGTTTTTTGGCAGCCTGGATGGTTTTCTTATTCAAAGTAACCCCGTCATCATCGACATCGCTGCCGCCGCCGAACTCGCTGTCCTTATAGGTCATACCCTTATAATGCCCCAGCGATTTAAGCATGGTCATATACCGGCTGAACACAAGGGTATCTGCACCAACCGCTTCCTCGGTGGATTTCCAGAGGGCGTCAATATACGGCAGATCCAGCATCTGAAGCATATGAATCGCTTTATCCCGGTTGTCCACATATGTATTCGACTTGGAATCGTAGTCGGTAGCCATTTGGGTAATACATTTCTTGCAGCCAAAATGCTCCAGACCATCAACCGTTCGGTCGGAAGAGTAGAAGTTGGTGCGCGCTATGAAGTCATCACAGTACGGGCAGTAGACCTTTTCCTTATTCAAGATCTTGACCAGCTCGCCAAACGCCGTTTCATATTCAGTTCGCAGCTTCGGTAGGGTAAGAGGGCGGATTTTACTTATTTCTTTTGGCATTTTAATAGCCATAAACCTTCCTCCTTTTGACGGAATAACCGCCCGGAGACAAAATCTCCATATAAAATAGTTATATTTTTAACAATCAAAAAATTGTGAGTGGTTCACAATCATCCATGCCGATAGAAGGATTTAAACTCTCATGGGTCGAATCCATCCGGGCTTAAACCGGATGCGTCTGCCATTGCGCCATATCGGCATAATGCGGGCAACAGGACTTGAACCTGCACGGTACAACCACCGGATTTTGAGTCCGGCGCGTCTGCCAATTCCGCCATACCCGCAGAGGAGAGCAGTGCCCTCCTTAGATTACTTGCGTTTTGCAACCAGCTCTGGATCAGTTGCCGGTCCCATGCCTTCGCCACGATCAGAACCGCCAGCGCCCTCACAGGTGCAGCTTGTATCCGGCGTCAGATGTTTGTAATCATTTACGTCTTTGATTTTGTGTTTTTTACAATCACTCATTGAGATACCTCCTTTTTCCCCGAAAGAGGGGATAGCATACATTTATCAAAAACAAGAAGAAGTCGAATTGTCTTCTCATTTTTGCCATCAAAAATAGGACTCATAGCTCCGCTTTTAGAGATCAAACAGGATGTATGAATCCAGATGAAATGACATGTAACACTTGAAATATAATATCATTTCTCAAACGAGGGCTTCTTATTCTTTATCAATAGTCGCCCACTTACTGTTTACAAATTTATCATGGATTTTTTTATCAAGATCTTGCCCGCGAAGAAAGATGAAAGGGTTGACACAGATACATTGCTTTGTTTTGTTTTGATAGGTGTCAGATTGTAATTCAATTTTTCCAAGAACCTCTTTTTTTACAAGAGATGCAATGGTTTTCCTGAAAACATCGTAATTTTCACCCAGCTGCTCACTGAGCGTCTTTACATCTACAATCTTATTATTGTATCTCAGCACTCCATCTTTATATGAAATAAATGGCATGATAGCCATAGCAACAGCGAATTCTTTGGTAGGCAATTCTTTGAATAACATCGGTATCGGACTTGTAAACACCTTGATGAATGCCTCCTTTTTTTGAAAATTTGTTATATATCTATTTTGATATTCCTGCTGTTTGGGAACCACAATTTTGTCGCCTTCATATATTCCACCAAGAATAACTCCATCCTCATCGACAATGGTTCCCACTTTTTTTCGTACTTTATCATTTGTTTTCTTTGAATCATTCATATGAACCACCGTATTTGACCTTTACGCTCTGAGAGTTCTATACTCTTCAAGCGCCATCCGCAAATCCGGCGTATTATTGAAAAAGAAAACATTTTTTCCGGCATTATTATTGTTGGGACGCATACCAATCAACACGAAAGAATGCATCATAAGATAACCGGCTAATTTCTGACTGAAAATAGTAATTGTTTTAGGATCGTTCATTTATCTTCTCCTTTGTTTCATTCATTTGAACATTTCTTAATTTCGCTCGTTAGATAATAAGCGTAACACCCAGCGCCGGATTCGAACCGACAATCAACGGATCAAAACCGCTTGTCTTACCGTTTGACTAGCCGGGTACTTCGGCAGCAATAAACTACCAGCTTTTATTTGTGCGCCGCCCTCGAAGAGAGCGGTCACACAATGCCCTGTAGGCGATGTCTTTTATTCGTCGCAGAAGAGATGGATGATCTATATCCTCCTGCGAGTCGGAAGCCTACTCGGACTCCCCATGTTTTATCACGTTATTCGTCACAGAGAAGTTTACTCACCCTGCCTGCCCGATTTCGTTTTTCTCTTTCCATAGCCGCCTGCCGCTTCAACCTTTTACAGCCTCCGCATCCATTGCGATTTCGGCAATCCCAACAACCGTCTACATCGAACCAATACCAGTGTGGAGGCGACGGGCGAGGCTTTCTTACAGCTTTTCCCATCGACCCCACCGTGAAAAATTATTTATCGGACTTCCCATATTTCAAATCATACAGCTCTGCCTCGATCAGACTCGTCAGCCAGTCCTCAAAATCTCGGTTAGCCTCCCGCAGCAAATCATATCCATCAGAAGTGATAGCCGCGATAATCTTGGTCTTAGCGATTTCAAGAATTTCAGCTTGTTTTTCCGGCGTCCAGTCTGCGGTTCCCTTGATCGAATTCACTACGGTCTGATACATTTCCTTGACAACCTTCGCGACGGCGGCGTAGAGCATATCTGTATACTTTTCAATCTTCCGAGCCTTCGCCCAGTCATGAAGCTCTTTGCCCGCCCAGCCGAAGATCGGAACCAGAACAACCGTCCAGATGGTCTGAATGAGCTGCATCCAGTCGAGGGATTTCAGCAAATCACTCATTTTCAAGCTCCTTGTTAAGATTAATTTCGAAATATTCTGCTATCTCAAACACCTTGTCCTGATCGACATTCATATAAGAGAAGTACATTATCCCGCCATCGACATTCTTTTTCATCAAGAAGCCGACAACCTTGCCGTTAGCCGTGTAAACGGTTACGTCGCTGCCAAGCTCCTTACCTTTTTCGGTCTCGCCGTTGAAGCCGATCACCTCGATCATATTGGCTTTTGAATTAGCCTTCTCGAAGCCCGCCGCGAAATCCTTATATACATACGCCACATCTGGACCACAATAGAGGTAATCACCGGACTGTGCGCGGGCATTTTCGACAGAAACACAATTGTCATACAAAGTAATCAGTGCGATCTCAAGCGGTTTACTCGTGTACTCATCTCTGAATGAAATGCCATCCATATCATAGGCTCCGTCAGAAATCATGGCGAGAACCACCTGCCGAGCAATATCGACAGGCAGTACCGCAACGACAGAAGCCTCATCATCGAGCGCCGAATAGAACTGGTAGGCTTTTGAAAACTCACCAACAAATTCATCGACGTTCTTATAAGACTCTTTAATCATAATTACTCGCCTTTCACTGTGTTTTTGAAGCTGGAAGAAATCTTGAATTTAGCGCCTTTAATCTCGCCTTTCTTAACCGTCTCACCGGTCTTCGGATTGCGATAGGTTCCTGCCGGGCGAACGGTCTGCTTGAACGCGCCGAATTTTGCAATGGTTACATCCTCGCCTCTGGCTACAGCCTCTTTGATGGCATCAAACGCAGTGGAAATAATCTCGTCCACGCTCTTCTTTGTGTTGCCTGTTACCTGTGCTACTACGTTAGAAAGTTCTACTCTGTTCATTGTGTGAAATCTCCTTTAATCCTTATTTGTTTTATCTTTTGCGACAAAAACCCCGATCTCAATCAGGTATCGCGTTTCAGCATTTAATACTTTTTCAATGGTTTTCTTCTGGCAGCCGGTTTCCTTCCGAATGAAATCCACCAGCGCATCAAATTCAGACGCGGCATTACTCATAACCATCACCTCCGAGAGCGATGTTATAACAGCATTCCACACCTTCATCGCCGCAAACCAATACGGTCTGAGAAGGTTTGCTAATGAGTCGATGCGCCATTGTGTAATCGTCGCCGCTTCCGGGCAATGATCCAGACTGGAACACCTGAACCCCATCAATTTCGCGCATTTCCGGCGTATGGTTGTGTCCAAGCAGAATGTAATCCGGCTTTGTTTTGCACGCCGCACTTAAACGGTTGATTCCGTCGCGACTAATCGTATCCATATCTCCGTGAATGAAGCAGTATGTTTTTCTGCCGATCTGGAATTTTCCAAGAGTTGAATCCAGCCGCGCCGCCTTCCGCTCGTCATGAAAATTCGGCAAATGCGCCAACATCTGACACGCCGACCATCCAACCAGATCGTCCAGACGTTCGTCCTTGATAGCGTCTTTTTTATTTGGAGTGATTCGCGAATGGTTGCCGAAGACGTCATAGAAATAAACCTCTTCAAATGTTTTATATAATTCATTGCAGAACCACGCGATCAGCCGGGAAGCAATTTTGACCTGCTCGATCACATTTTCCTGATTAGCAGCGACGATTGCCGAGTGGATATTGCCAGAAATCTGATCCCCGACGGAAACAACCCGCACCACACGAGCACCGTGTCGTTTGCCAATTTCCTTAACCCTACTCGAATATTCGAGCAGCCGGATTGCCGCAATATCAACGTCGTACTCTCCAAAAACAGAAGAGAAGCATTGCCCGATATGTAAATCCGCTAGAAGACAGACTATTTCTTTTGAACCATCATTCTGAGTGACTTTAACTTCCGGAAAATTGATTTTACCCGCATCCCGCAGTCCAGCCTCAATTCGTTCCATCGTTTCGTCAATCCTCGCCGCAGCATAGTTCTGTGCGTTCCATGCGCGACGTTCATCCTGGTATTTGATTTTTTCGCGAGCCAACTCCCGCAGTTTATTTTGAATCTCCATCGCATAATCAGATTCGGCAGCCTTGACCGATGCAAACATCCGATCGAATGTCTGCCGCTGTTTACGAAACTTTGATTCGGTGTATTCCGTTCCGAGAAGCCTGTTGAGAATATCTGCTACATCCTGCCACGACCCGATTTTTTCTTTTTCGCCGGTGATGCGGTAGATCAGTTCCTCGTCGGATTCCCCTTCAAATCGTTTGTATTCGATAGAAACCACCCACTTCCTACTCGGCGTCTTCTGGAATGAAATCCAGAGGCTCGTCAAGGTCGCGCTCGCTCTTTACCTTAATTGAAAAGTCGATTTCGGCACCATTAAAGTAGGAGAGCAGCGTTTTGATGGAGCGTTCGCCGTCATCGGTATGAATTACCATAGCGTCGGCGTCCAGGATTCCTGCAACCTTCATAGTGGTGGTTTTTGTTTCTTTGTATGAAAAGCACTGAGCCATTTCCTACTATTCCTCCTGCTTACAGAATTGAGTCGAGATCAGCGATGACCTCGTCAGCCAGACCATAGTCCACGGCTTCCTGAGCAGTGAAATACCAGTCTTTTGCCTGATTTCGTTTGAATACTTTCTGTTCGATTTTCGAGTTCGCCAGAATGTAATCGCCCATTTCGGCGATTTGTTTCCGATACAGTTTTTGCGCCGCCTCTGTCTGTTCAAAAGTTCCGCCGATTCCCGTTGTTCCGCCCGAATGAATCATTGTTTTGGCGTATGGGAATACGAAACGTCGATGACCCGACATGAAGATCAGCGCCGCGCCGGAATATGCCTGTGCCACATTTACTGTATAAATCGGCGTTTTTGAGAGCTTGATTGTGGAGCAAATGGACATTGTTTCATCCAACATTCCGCCCGGACTGTCGATGATAAGTACGATAGGCTGACGGTTTTCCGTCGGAAGCCCCATATCCTTGTCTTCCAAATTCCAACTGAAAATCATTTTCTGCAGTTCCAAAACGCTTTCATCAATTTCCGCGTCAAGGTACACAATCCGATTTTCCGCAAGCCGGTAAAAGTTTACCAGTCCCGGATCTGGAAGTTGCATATTTTCAAGCTGTGGTGGAATAGCAATTTCTAATCCTGTAATAGTGATTCCTTCTTTCCTTTTAAATTCCGTCGCGATTACATCTCCTCAGCAATGAGTGCAATCTTGCTCCGGTAAATATTTTTCAGCTCGATTTCTCCGTAGATGTCGTTTCCTCTAAAGACTTCCGACATCCGTCGCATACCGTTGTTTCTCCCGGCATACTGCAGCAAATCGACCTGAGTATTGTAATCGCCTTCAACAATGCAGATGGAATCGTTTCCGATTCGCTGCAATGCAAGTTTCATGAGCGATATATCCATGTTTTGAGCTTCAGTAATATAAATCCCCGCCTTCATATTGGAGGTGTCGAACCCACGGATATCAGACATTGGCAGCAATGTGATTTTTTCCTGCATGACTAATCGTTCAAGTCCGAATGAATCCCCAAGCTTTGCGGAGAGCATATTTCCTATAGAAGAATCGAGCAATTTTTCATCCCTGTTGCCCGGCAGGTATCCGATCTTTGCCGAATTTATCGTCGCGACGGTATTACAGAACACAATGATCCGCTCAATTTCTCCGCGTTCCAGCAGAGACATCAGATAGCCCAGAGCCAGTAATGATTTTCCGGTTCCAGCCGGTCCCTTAATCATCGTGATCTGGTTGTGGGATAAACTGTCCATGACCATTCGCTGATAAACGTCGCCCTGATATGGCTTGATTGTGCCTAAGTGATTCGACTTCACCTTCGGGATTCGCAAACTCTGATGAGAACCGTTACGCCAAACCAGAATATCTGCTACTTTGCCGCTTTCATTCCGCACAATTAGATACTCATTTTCCAGAAGAGAAGAATTGTTCTCGTCCGGATGCTCGTACAGATATGCCATTTCCTCATCAGAAAAGACAATGTCGCGATAACCTGAATAATCATCTGAAACCGTCTCTACACTTGATACTGGCAATCCGAAAACATTTTTTGCAATCATCTTGCACGCCAGATCGTTAGTGACAAATTCCAGATCTGGACGGGAAGTGGATTTAATATAAGCCGCACTTACACAAATCAGATTATCCGGTGTGTCTGGCATCTTGCGTTCAGCAAGGGCATTGTATGTGGCAGTAGTAATGTCTGCCATCGCGTATATATCCGGATGTTCGTCCAGGATATGCAGAATACGTCGCGCGCGGTATTTCACATCGTCATCCTTATTCCGGGAAACCTTGATGTCTTCAAGTTCTCTCAGAGTTACCGCTGAGATGAGAAAAGGTTCTTCTAACACCCGCTCCTGTAAATCCAGAAGGGCGTTCGTATCGTAAAATTTGATAGTATCCCCGCCTTTCTACTCGACCGTCAACAGGAGATTAGATTCACGGAAGCGTTTCAGCAATTCTGTGTTTCGACGAGACTCCGTTGCATAATAGGTTCTGCGATGACGCGCGACTGTATGAGAAATTCCGCTTTCCCCAAATCTGACGCCATGCTCGCGAAGATACTGCATTTCTGCCTTGGTAATTTTTTCGATTGGTAACACCTACTTTTTGTTTATATTTAGTTAGCCATAACTAACCAGTGCTTGAATTATAATTTAGTGCGCCGGACTCCAACCGGACGTAGTGCCAACCCGTATGATTTCTGTAGCTTTCTGCCATCACTAAATAAATCGTCGCATCCGGTATGACCCGGAAATGTGAGCAGCCACCTCACTGCGACGCCTCCACAGAGGAGTTAGAAAGGAAAAATATGAAGAATGAAGATGAGCGGCGCGACCACGATTCGAACGTGGACATCGGTTTGCCCGATGGAGAGATTAGCAATCTCCTGAGATACCGTTACTCCATCACGCCGTTTTGGAGGTAAGTAATATGAAACAAGATAGACCCACGGAGAATTGAACTCCGGCACACGGTTTATAAGACCGCCGCTCTAACCGTCTGAGCTATGGGTCAACCTTTCGAGGTGGACTCGAACCACCATCTAACGAGATCTGCGTGCGCTCTAACCAGTTAAGCTATCGAAAGTGAGGGCGTTGTTCTCAGCTCGTCGCCATTCCATGATGAGAAACACCCAGAAAAAATCAGGGTAATGCCACGCCACTACCAACCGGAGGGCAGTTTCTTAATACTGCCAATCACTTCTTCGACACACACGAATCTCCGAAGATTCCCAGTACAACAGTCTTCGTGCAGACGTCGCAACAGGAACATAAGCGCTCGGTGTAGGACTCGAACCCACAAGGCAGTTACGCCCAACGGATTTCAAATCCGCGCCCTCATCCAGCCGGATACCGAGCATATTCGATTCCCGCAACAGAATACGTCGCAGATAGAATGGGGGGGGGGATGATTCTGCGATTTCACCTTCTGCCGAACCCAGCACAAGAAAGCAGAGAGAGGGAAGAACTTTCTGGTGCCGGGACACTGGCGGGAGGATTCTGTATTGAGAAAATTTCAGTATTGTTTCTTCGACGACAGTGCCATGCCAATTCATATCGCGACGGGATTTGTCTCGATGGCACTGGCGCCGAAAGGAGTATGAATGAACGAAGTGAATGAATACTCCTCAAGATCTAGAAGTAAGAATAAACTAGAAGATCTGAAGAAAGTGGGGGTATAGATCTATAATTAGAAAGATATATACTAAATTAGAAGATCTAGATCTATATAGTGATCCACTACTTAGATCGATCTATATAGCTGAAATTTCAAAATATTCTGATAATTTGAGGGTGACAGTGGGGAGAGAAAGACTCGAACTTCCAGAACCCGAAGGCAACAGCTTTACAGGCTGCCCCGCTACCAGTTACGGTATACCTCCCCAAAAGTAATTTAAAGTGACTATAGGGTGTTCGCTAGGAATCGAACCTAGACCATCAGCAAGATCATCCTTTTAATGGCTGATGTGCTACCAGTTACACCACGAACACCATAATAGCGGGAGAAGGATTTGAACCTCCGACCTCCGGGGCATGAACCCGACGAGCTTCCAAACTGCTCTATCCCGCATGAATCACCCGGCAGAAGACCCGAAGACCTCCCGCCGAGAAAGATTTTTTGTTTGCCTTTGAGCCATCACAGCTAAAATTCCAACTGCAACTTCCTGGTTTCTTACGAGCAAAGGCTTACTCTCCCCAGGCGTAACTTAGGTTGCTCAACTCCCCAAGAAACCGCGGCGCCATATTTGTCAACCGCATCGGCAATCCAGCGGCGATAGATAGTCGTGGAAGAGTCCCCGCAATTAGCTTTTTGCAGGAGTCCCGGTTTTATCCGCGTGCCTACTGTGCATACCGTCGCATGGAAAACTCGGCACACCTTGACCGCTCACGTTCTCTATCATTAGTATGACGAGACCCGTTCTGGGAAAGCCTTGTAAAATAAGGCTTTTTGGGGTGTCAAAAAATTTTGCCCCTCTGAAAAATGCCATTTTCGGGGTCATTTTTGAACAAAAATTCCGAGCTAAAATTGTGCAAAATTCACAAAATAACGATATTTCATATGGGTTTCCGGGGATTTTCCGGGTCAGGCTGCCGGGAGGTTCGCCGAGAAGCATTTCAGGAGCGACTTCGGGTTCACGTCGTACAGCACTTTCAGGAGCAGCGACCGGTTCTTGTTCAATGTGGTTTCCAGCGACCCGATTTGTGCCGCCACCTTCGGGGTGATCAGGAACGCGCGGTCGATCAGCCACGAGAAAAGACCGATGTAGTTTGAAGAGATGTACTGCGACTTGATTGCCGCGATCAGGTCCTCAAAATCGTTTCGGAGGAGTAGATGAGCCTCGTGGTCATGCCCGTTGACGTTGCACTCGTAGAGTCGGAGAGAGAATTTCTCAATCAAGGCTTCTACCTTTTTGCAGGTTGCATATGATTTTTCAGGGGCGACTTTCTGGAAAAACTCACTCGTCGCGATGAGAGAGGAGTCCGGCTTGAATTCCGGGATCCGCACGTTGTAGAGGGAGTTCATCGGACAGTGAAGCTCGAAATTTACCCGGTTCATGTCGAAGTCTTTCTTGATGAGTCGCCAGAAAATCGGGTATTTATTGGTTGTGATGTCCATATCTCGCTTGATGCGCTGGATTTCGGCGCCGACATCAATATCGAAGCGGCGTTTTGCGTTGTCGATTGCGATTTGAGCCAATACTGAGAGGATACATACATAATCCTTATATTTCTCGTCGTCGAATGTACAATCGTATGTCTGCGCGATCTGGGCGAGGTTACTGGATTCTCCAATATCCCGCTGTGCTCCGGCGAGGGTGTTGTCCATGCGGGCAAATTCCGCCGGGGTGTTGTCATAGATATTCTTATCTTTCGGTATATTATTAACGATTGTGGGGTATTCCAGATAACAGCGTCGGGCGTGCTCTACAACATCGGGCTGATTTGTACAGTAGCCACTATCGGAATCCTGATCCGAACCGTTATTACGGTCTTGAAAATCTGTCCCAATCATGTTCACTGCGACGATTTCATTACTAAAATCAAAATATTTCTCCAAGCGCTCGTCGTACACGTTATGGAGATAGGTCAAATTGTTCTTCGAGTTGAAGGGGCTTCGGAAGAACGCCAGGAAATCTCCGGGAGAAAACCTCTTTGTGTAGCACTGGATTGTCCCTGGCTCCACCGAAAAGGTGTCATCATCATCTACTGCGACTTCTTTTCCCGTCGCGCCGTAAAGTAACATGGCATATGGCGATCCCACGATGACCAGATTGTCCGCGTTCTGCACAATTTTTCCGCTCTTGACCTTCCGAATATAGGCATGAATTATCTGGTTTTTCCTGTCCCGGAAATACTCGCTGCGTACAAATGCCGGATTATGCTCACACAGCGCGATCAACACCTCAAAATCATTGGAAAAATTAGCGTTTTTGCGGAGAAAATCGAGGAAGAAGGCTTCGTCCTGTTTGAGACGGCAGATATACTCCACGCTTCTCCTTGCAACGGTTTCCATGATGTCCTCACTCAGCGAATTAACCATCTGATAACTCATTTTTTGGACGTCGCCGAGCTTGCTGGCGTGCGCGGTTTTGACGACACCGAACATATTTTTGCTCTGCTTCACCCAGCCGCACCAATCCTTGTACGACACATCAAATTTCAGCCATTTCATCGCATTATCAGTCGTGATAACTTCGATGTCCTTGACCTTGTGGCGCTTCCCAAACATATCCTTGACCGTCGCGGTTTCGTACCGGTCGCCGAAGTAATCCCGGAAAAAGTCCTGGATCCGAGCTTTGAATGCCGCCATCTTGCAAAAATGCTGCCGCAACAGCACATATCCGTTCGCCCAGTCCGGGCAAATCCCTATGTCGATGAGCGCCTGCCCGTCGAATAGGGTATTTTTTACCCTGTAGTTTTCTATATACTTTGCGATGCAATGCCGCGCTTCATCAGTTTCAATGCTGACCACATTTGTCTCAAAAAAGCGATCTACATCGTTTAAAATCAGAATATTTTTGGGGTTAATCTTGATGCGACCAACGATGGCGCTAGAAATGAGGGGAGAGTAGGCGCTGATTTCTACGATAGGGGCGTGCTCATCCGGCAACTGGATTTCCATTCGCAGAAAATTGATTGCCTTATCGTACAGACGGTCGCAGATGAACATACACGAACCTTTTTTTGCCTTGCCGGTACTGCGATACAGCATCTTGTAGTGGACGACTTCACGCTTTTTGATGGTTCCGTCGCTGCGGGCGTTCACGTATTCCACGTCAACTCCATTAGCGTAGTAGAGCGACCGGATTTCGTCCTTACTTTTTTTCACAAAGCTGTCCCGTTTGGCGCTGGCATCAGAGATTAGCTGCTCGATTTTTTTGCGCTTGTACCTAGCTTTTTCAAGTGGGACCTCATTACCGAGAGATTTTGCCAGTCGGTATTCTTGACGGGCTTTTCGTGCTAATTTCAGTAAATGCTTTGCTTCTTCGTCGTATGAACGGCTGCCATAATTGAATTCCAGACAGATAATATCCCGCGACGAGCCGCCTTTCGTGATTTTCAGACCGTTTGCCAGCAGGTAATCACTAAAAAGGCTGTTGACGAACATCGCCTCCTTGTAGTCGTATCGCTCGCGGACACCGTTATTGTGTTCGAAAACGGTACTGGCTTCGATGTTCAAGATCTTAATGCCAAATTCACTCAATGGCAGCACCTCCTTTAAGCAGGTTTTCGGCACTGTACTTCTTGATGATATCGGCAGTTTTCAGATTAGCCTCTTTGCAGAGCCGGACGATAACCTGTAACGCCTTCGGAACCTCATCTTCGTGCAGGAGACTGGTAACTTTCGGACGAGAGCTTCTGCCGGATGCCGTCATATAGTTGCACATCCTGTCGTCAAGGTCGATTTTCGCCGTGCAGATGAGCATTCCCTTATAAGAACGCCAAGCAGACGCGTAGTTTCTGTTGAAATTCTGGGCGTAACGACCAACCATTTTCACGATGACGGTGCGATCTACTGCAGGTTTTTCGTCGCAGGAAGAGGATTTTAATGCTTTGACTTCCAGCTTCGGGGCGGATGCCGCGGCTTTCAGTTTTTCGGACATTTCCAGCGCCAGTTTTTCCGAATTTTCTAGGGACTCCATCATTTTCGTAACGGCGGCGCGCTCATCGGCGTTTAGATGGGGGTAAAACTGCTCAAAAAAGGCTTCTGGCGAGATTACAACCTTACCGCCCTTCCTCAGCGACGGAAGAACATCTCGATAAATCCAGCGCTTGAAATCCTTGACGCGGAGCGACCGGCTGCCGAAAATCATGCTGTAAAGACCAGCTTCGTTGACGATAGTGATGCCGCGGTTTGGGACCTTAAAGGGCAAATCGGGCGATGGTTTGAGAATAAATCGGTCTTCCGGATCGACGTGACGCAGGATTGCCGCACGAGTGTTGTTGAATTGAAGTGCTTCTGCGACGTCTTTTCCGACAAACCATGCCGAATCATCATCAGTGACAACCCGGACATCGCCGAAAATCGGGTAATTAAATTTTTTCAGTTCATTCATACATTTTCTCCTTGATATATTGGAAATTCGTTGATTTTCTGGGAAGAAAGAAGTGACCGCGAGAATCCCCGGTCGAAGAAATGTGTTTAATCGGTTTTCCAGCCGCCGCCGCTTGTGAGAGGTGAATGCAGCGAATCATCAAACCGGGCGCTGCCGCGAATCCTGGAAGCAATGTCCGCCAGGAATGTAGGGACGCCGGTAGAGAAATCGCTGTCGTATAGTCTGCCGGAGTAGGTTCGATGCAGTTCATCGCGAGAAAATCGCGGTGTTTTTGTTCGATATGGTTCTGAGTTCATGGGTTTCATATCCTTTCTGTGTTTATTCGAGGCAGAGCCTCAATCTATACTTCTCTTTTAGGGATTTTGATTTTGGCGAAAATGTCGCGGGTCGCATTTATATAAGTAGAAAATCATTATTTTGGCGGTTTACAGAAAAAAGGAGAGAGAAAGAAGAGAAAGAAAGAGAACCAGAAAGAAAGAGAAGAAAGAGAGATCAAAAAAGAGATCTTCCGGCTCGTGAAAATCATTGTGAAATCTGGATTTTTGGGGAATGAGATTTTTTGAAAAATTTGGGGTGAGAGTGGAAGAGCGGGGAGGAGGAATTGAAGCGTCGGATGAGGTGACAGGATATGGGGAAGATGGGATTTCGGGAGGTGCTTCGCCTTATACATTGGATCTAGATCTATATAATATACAATATCTAGATCTTAATATATTATATATATTAGATATAGATATATAACTACTTTACTGGAGATCATCTAAGTATAGATCTGGAGTATATATAAATATTATTCGTTACACTCATAATATTATATATATACTCTTCAGCCGGTAATGCCGCGAAGGATTTTCGTCGCAGGAAGAATCTCTAAGCATTACCGTCTGAATCGGGTTCCCGGCGAAATCTGGTGGTCTGGATGCTGTTAAACGGGAATCCCGAAATTCGGCAAAGTGGCGGTCGCTACTCCTCTGGGGATACCAGCCAGTTTTCCGGCTCCGAAAAGATGATGTTGTCAAGAAAATTGATTTGCTCCTGGCTGGCGGTTCCACAGTACCAGTTTACCAGAGCGCATATGAATAATTGCTCAACATTGCTGTACATGATCGAGCCTTTCTGTCAGCGTTTCGCGGTATACTTCCAGCATAATTTCGGTGACGCGGGTACTCATTTTTCGGGTGATGTTCTTTTCGCAGCGTTTGATGTACCCCCGGAGTTCGGCATCGGTGGCGGAATTGGCTACGGCGCGGGTAAATTCGCGGACAACCTCTTCATTTTTGCGGCGCTGTTCTTCTGATATTCTCATTTGTGCCTCCTTTCAAGTCTGATTGCCGGTAGCCCGACGTGTAATACTTCTCTTTTGGGGTAGGTATTTTTCGTGATTTTGCGGGGAAGTGGAGGGGAGGGAGAATTTCGCGGGAAGGAGAGATGGGAAAAATTCTATCTGCGACGTATTATTTTGCGGGTAGTATGAAAATGTGCTGATGTGAGAATAGAAAAAGAACGCCGAAACCGTTATGGAATCGACGTTTTTGGGCTGTTTTTCGGGGAGTATGATTCGAGGGAGGATATACGTTTTTCAGAGAATAAAAATTGGCTTCGAAAATCCTTATCGCCAAATCGCGATGACTTCTGTGTATTCTTCAAATTTACTGGCGCGATTTTTTTAATTTTTCAAAATGGTTGGTTTGGCAGGAGAGGGGAGGGGTATGTAAAATGGGAGGATTTCTGATAGAGGTGTGATGGGGGGAGGGGATTTGGGGAGGGTGTGGAGGTGAAGTAGCTATATGGTTTTTTGAAATTGTCAGATAACTTGTAGTTTTTGCTATCCCCCCTATCCGGGCGGCGATCACGTTGTTTTGCTGCTTGCCGTGGCGGTAAAATAGGAGAATACCGCTTGGTCTGGCAAGGCGATCCGGGGGATGCAGCCAGAGGAACGGCGGGAACAAAATTGATCCGGGCGATAGAGTGGAGACAGGCTGGATCTGATGCTTTAAAACCTGATAGAATAGTAGGTTTTAGGGGAATTGTAGCAAAATGAGATGCAGAATGTCTTTATACCTCTGGAGTGATAGTAAACATTTATTTACTATTTTTTTAGTCCTCCATTTATCCACAATCCCAAAACACTTACAAATACTATCTATCCTCCACTTATCCCCAAACTTATCCACACTACACTCATCAAATATGATTTGTGACGAATCATAAAATATTATCATATAAAATAACGTCCGTTGTCTATCGCTGCAATAGGTCGCATCAATACACCCGCCCGAAGTCGTGCACCAGCCGCGACCGCATCGATCCACCAGAGCACCCGCCCGCCGATCCTGCATCAACTTGACCGCGCTCTGTCGTTGTCGGTCCCTGGCTCTACTCCATCAGCCCCCCGCCGCCGTTGGTGGGGGATTGATAACACCATATGTTATATATCTATTATCACACCCGATCGCCAGAATCGGATCAAATCCCTCCACTTTTGCCGTGCCTATAGATCCGTATAGGACAAGAGGCGGCATTGAGATCCCCGGGGATGCAGCACACCAGCCGCCGCCGCATCAGCATACCAGGCGATCGCGATCCATCCCGTCAATTTGCACAACGATCCCACAACCGCAAGCGTTTTCGCTCCAGCATTATATCATAAACGGTATAAAAACACGGTAAAAAGACGCCGATTTTACCAGCGCCGAAAAAGCATTGTATATTTTGCACAAGCGATCCCGGGGCTGATGGCTGCACCAACTCGACCGCCTCCAAAATTTCCCTTTAAATAGAAGAAATGGGATCGTTTTTCAGCTTTTAAAAGTGCCGCGATCCCTTTAATAGCAAGGCTTTACACCTTTTCGTCGGGGATGTATTCTAGTAGGTCGCCCGGCTGGCAGTGTAATATATCACATATAGAGTTTAACGTGGCAGCACTGACAATTTCCCCTTTTCGTATTTTTGACATAGTGCCTTCCCCCATTATTTTATCATCGCGCAACCTTTTAGGATAATAGCCGACGGACGTCAACGCCGCCATAATATCAAATCTATATCTAATCAAAAAAATACTCCTTTTTTTAAAAAAGTGTTGACAACCACAGAAAACTGTGGTAATTTTTAGATACACCACAGAAAACTGTGGTCGAAAAACTTATTGATTTATCTATTATAGCATACCCAAGGAAGGAAGAAAAGACTATGAAGAAGAATGAAAAAAATATCAGCGCAACTATCGACCAGGCAACCGCAACCGCGGCAGAGAAGAAACCAGCAACCACGACCGCGACGGGGAACGGCAAGATCGCCGTTGTAGTAGTTGAGCGCGACAGCTTAACTTATTACAAGGACGTTAAAGCGCCGACGATGATCCTCAGATCCGATGATTTCGGGGCGCTTCTCAATTCCGTGTTGATCGCGCGGTATGCCGACGAAGCATCTGTGAAGCTGACGAAATCGCGGAAAACCCTTGCAGACGCGGAAAAGGCGCTGAAAGAATACGCCGGATCTGATGAGGGAGAGATCGCCGCTTTAAAAGCCAAGATCGCCGCGGCTCAAATCAATGTCAAAAAATTTGCCGCTCTGGATGCCGAGATCGCAACCGCCCGCCCGGAAATAGAGGCGGAAGCTGCCAAGGTCGGGAGTGACGTCGCGACGGCATACGATCCGATCATAACATTGTTTAGCCTGTTTTACTCAACGACAGCCGGGATCGATGACGGCAAGATCAAAATGTATGTTGTTAGAGGTATGCACGATCTCTATGCGGCTTGTACACACTATGCGGATCAATATGAGACTGACGCGGCGATCGAATGGGACGCTACCCGAAAAGAATCTTTTGCATCCATCCGGGAAAAGCTGACGGTGATCGGATCACGGCTTAACGGCGCGGCTGACGCATACCGCAAGGGCTACAATTTTGCGGCGGCGCCAAAAGACGCCACACGACTGATCGCGTATGTTACCAGATACGATAAATTTGCACGCAAAACTGGCAAGATCGCGGACTCGCGGAACAAGTTGGCGGCTTTCCAGGCGGTTGTCTTGGCTACCTGTTTCCGCCAAAAAGCGGTTGACAGCTCCAGCCGGTATGAGGTGGAGTGTTAATTTAATAGTTCGATCCGTTCCAGTAGGCGCCGCCCGTATGGGGGCGTTGGAACGTCGCGGCGGTTGCCCGTATGGGGATCGCGCGGTGATCGCGTCGGCTGAGCGACGTTAAATAGGCTTTAGGCTCAGCGCGTCCGCGTCAGTCATGGCGCGGTGTAGCATCGTTTCCGGTTCGCCGGATACCTGCTAGTTCCGGGATCTTTCCCGGTTCTGTACCATTCAATGAAAACCAGGTTCGATCCGTTCCAGTAGGCGCCGCCCGTATGGGGGCGTTGGAACGTCGCGGCGGTTGCCCGTATGGGGATCGCCGGGAAATAGTGACAGCTTGAGCCGCCCGTACGGGGGATATATCGTGATAGATAAAATCCTAGCATGGCGCGACTTTTTTATATTTTCATGGCGGTTCCGTTAATGCGGGATCGCCTTTTTTGGATCGCCGTCCTGGTGGCGGCGGGGTTGATACGGCGGCGGGTCGCGGCGCGATCTGTTTTTGCGCGGCGGCTGACAGCCGGGAAAAGAGGCAGAAATGAGAGACAAAAAAAGGATCAAAAAATATACCCATGAAATAACGGTTCACTTATTCAACCGGGACGCAAAAATTCATGGGCGCGTTGTACGGGCGGGATCTATCCTTTTACAGGATCGCTATTACAATTCGTTTTCAAGCGGTTGCGATCTGTATATATGCGATAGTTTGCCGCGATTTTACAAGGGAAATAATCCGCGGTTACGCGTGTCAGTTTGGACGGATGGCGGCTTTTGGGAGTCCGATTTGATCCAGAATGGCATATCGCGGATCATCTGGCGTAAGTTCGTTGAATGCGGACGGCGCAAGACAAAAGTAGATCCGTTATCATTGACGGACGATCAAGCGCGGGATCTGATGAAACATGAACGGCGCAAGAAAAACGGCGGCGGCGGTTCACGGATTAGCACGTCAGAGATCAATGGGTCGCTGGCGTTCCGGCAGGTGACAGAGCTTGCATATTGGGAAAATCTGTATAATGCAAGATCGGGCAACGCTTCGGTAGTCGCGGCAAATATCCGGCGGTAGAAGCGAAAACAGAATATAGAATCACGCTAGGGATCTGTCTATTTCCGGGCAGGTCTTTTTTGCGTGTAGAAAAGAGGGTTTTATGAGAGACGAACGGAAAACGTGTGCGGGTTGCGTATATTTTGACGTGTGCGGCGACAGCGACAGAACAGAATCATGTGCAGGGCGCAAGACAAAACGGAAGTATATTGTAAAGCGCTTCCTTGCGACGGCTGCAGTTGTGCGGATGTGCCGGGCGGAACGGTTCTATACCTGCGGCACGACTGAGGGCTATGATAAAATGCTGGCGCTTGTGGATGCATACGGAAACACTGGTAAACTGGCAGACGCGCAGATCGGGGATATCGCGGAAGATATATATAATCATTCCGATCAAACGGAAACGGAACTTGTGGACGTGTATAACGCTTTATTAAAAGCAGAGCAGCGGCTTGTATTAATTCGTGAAGAATAGGGGGATCATTATGTATTTTGATAAAACAGTCCCGGATCTTCGGGTAGATGGAAAGTGTGTAAGGGAAATGTCGGCGGCGGAGTTCTTCCGGAAAACCTGGGAGGCGGTCAAGCTGGTGCCGGAAGGGAAGGCGGCGATCGATACGTTTGATTATGTGAACGTGACGGATCTCGCGTATCTGTTGCCGGGTTGCGATAACATCCGGTTCACAACGGAAATTGAGCCGGGCGGCAGCGAGGGTGTGTATCTGGATATAGGAGTGTGCTATACGCTTGACGGCGAAAGCGAAACCAAATTATACCTTGCGACGATCAAAACGCTGGACGATGGCGCGAGCGGTTTCATGAATATGGGAATCGCGGCGGGCTTGTGGTTGTACTATGCAAACGCGGCATACAACTATTCGTTCGACTGGTAAAGGGAAATGAGATGCGTGAAAATCTGCTTGACAGAATCGTGGGTGCTTTTTTAGTACGTGAAAGGCAAAGCGAAATATTGTATATGCACAGGAGGCAGGAAAATGAGAAAAGTATTAGGTGGTTTAGGACTTGCGGCAATGATCATCGCGACAGGAATCGGTATGGTTAAAGTATCAGCCGGAAATGATGGATATTACAAAGAGTTGTCAAAGCCAAAGGCAAACGGAGAAGTATATGTATGGGTGTCGTTGAGAGTCGAGGACGCGGTCTATGGCGGCAATGGTGTATTCCAGACGGCAGACGGAAACGAATGGATTTACTACGCGTCGGAAGGAGATTATGAAATTGGTCGCAGCTATGACCTGGTTTTCGGGGACAACGGAACGCCGGACTATCTGTATGACGATACTATTGAAGGAGTGAGCGAGAAATGAAGATGAAGTATAAAGGTTCGCGGAAAGGGACGCGGTTTGCCGAGATTGCGCGGGCGGACGGCGTAAGGGAAATTGCGAGAATGGAAGATCTGATCCGGCAGATGGCGGGGCAGAAAGAAAGAAAATTCACAATCAGCGACGGAAAAATGCTGGTGGAAGTGAAAGACGTCGCAGACTATGAAGCGTTCAAGGCAAATTATTTGCAGATGAAACGTGCGGCGATCGTTGCAACGCGGGAACGGCTTGACCCCAAACGGAAAACGCGGGACTACTGGGCGATCATGCAGTGTTTGGGCGGTCAGTGGGAAGAGGTTTGCGCGGAAGATACGTTGACCGAAGCGCGGCGAAGAGAAAAGGAGTATCGACTGAATCAGCGCGACGTGCCTGTAATGATCAAACGTAGAAGGGAGCGGATAGCATGATATTAACGAGAGAAGAAGCGATCCGGATTCACCGCGATATGTGGCGGTATCTGAAAGAACGCGGAGCCGGAAAGGGGACCATTGAACGAGGAGAATTAAAACACGACTATTGTCTGACTCATGGTTATGATTTCAAATACAACTGTGTTTTATGTGAATACGCCGATTCATACGGTGGATGTCGTGCTTGTCCGGCGATTTGGGGCAGCGAAGACGAATGGAGGTCTTTTTTCTGTGAAGGAAAAGGTCGTAAGAAAGATGTGGAAGAGGGGCATATTGATTGGCGCTATTCAAACCTAGACGATATTATCAATATTAGAATGAAGGGAGAGTAATTATGATCGCAGTGTGTACAGAAGGAGATTTAAGTTTAATTAGCGTAAACCGGCGGCTGGTGTACATCGCGCACAGCGCGGAGGAGAAAGGGAAAGCGATCCGGGCGATTTACAGAATGATGAAAGGAGGCAAGTGGCATGGCGATCTCACGGAGGAGGACTTGTGATTTAAAGACCTGCGAGGGTCTAATTGAAGCGTATTGTAAAATTCCCGGCGGCGAGTATCACACATTGCAGGAGGGAGTTCTTGGGCTGGGCTTATGTGTTTGCAGTGCGCCAGGGCGGAAAGTCGCGGTAATAAGGGAAATTCCGTTGAATGAATGGACGTCAACGCATACAGTCCGGTTCTACGAAAAGATGCCGGAAAAATATAGAAGGGAGATTGAGAAATGCGGTTAGATACGAGAGATAAAGCCGAGGTCGGCGCGATGGTAGCGCGGCAGATGCGGCGGGCGAACGCCGAGGGATTGGAAGGTAAACAGACTGAGCGGGTGATCGGTATGCTTCAGATGTTAATGACGATGGGGATCTCATTTTCGATCGGGTATGATAAAAACACCGGTCGTTATTGCAGGTTTGCGATCGAAAAATATACGTACACCATTTAATACTATATAAATAAGAAGAAAGAGGTATCATTATGTTTGATGAAATGAAGATGGAAATGGTAAAAGAAATGGCAAAGATGATGGCAAAAGAGAATTTTTTAAAGGGTATTCGCGTTGGAGTTCAGAAGAAAGGTAGACGCCCAGAGGTTGATACGTGGGAAACGGAATTTGACGGCATTGAAGGATTCATTTATTCTGTGCAGCCACAGACAAAGGGAATTATCAAGCCTGGATTAGCCGAGATCCTGGGAATGACGCGGGATGAGCTGTGGGAGCGGGCAAAGGCAAATACAGAAAAAGAGGCAAAAGGCGCGATGATGGGTGGCAAAGATGGCTTGATTATGATTGAGCACGATGGAGAATACGGCGCCGGAATTGTTTTATGTAAAGATGTTATTCGAACGGTCGCGGAGGATGCTGGTTGGAAACGGGTTGTGATGTTCCCATCTTCTGAAAGAGAGGTTATGCTTGCTGATTACGATGCGGATGGTAGAAATATTGACGAGCTTGGCAATGTAGTTAAAATGGTAAATGAGTTTTTCGTGGACAAAGATAGAGTGCTGGGCGACCGGGCATATCTGATTGAATTTTAGTGAATTAAATAGGCAAACAGAGAAGAAGAGACCAAAGGGAAACCGGAGGTCTCTTTTTTTAGAAGGAGGAATTTTGATGAAGAGGCTGATCGTCGCGATATTGATGGCAACAATGATTCCGGCAGCCCCGGCGCTGACTGGCACGTATGCAAAAACGGCTGTGGTAAGCGAAATCGACCAGGCGGCAGATGTGGTTCACGTGGAGACGCCGAGCGGAATTAAGTATGAATTTTCCGGGTGCGAAGATTATGAGCTGGGAGATTTTGTGTCGCTGCTCATGGACGATAAGGGAACAGTAGATATCCGGGACGACGAAGTGTTGGCGGCTACATATGCCGGATACTCTATGATGGATATGATTGATATGAGAAATGTATTATGTATCGAGGATAGCGGCGAAGGTGTGTTAATCACGACAACGGACGGCGGCTATTACTGGGAACGATAAAGGGAAACGGAAGGAGAATATAATGAGTACAGTTAATATTGCAAACGTAGGAGAACTTAAAGGATTGCTGGCGGCTTCACGGAGCATGGGGATGACGGTTGTTATTCTGAAAATCCCGGTGCGGTTATTTGCGATTGACCCGCGATATCAGACCTCGAACAGAACGGAAAGGGATTTGAATTATCTGATCCGGAACTGGGACGAACGGAAATTGCTTCCACTGATCGGCGTGCCACATGACGAGGAAGGGCTGATGTACATTGTGGACGGTTTCGGTCGATACAAGGCAAGTCAATACATCGACCCAGAACGGTATGAGTCGCTGGATGTGATGGTAATTTTAAATGCGCCGAAGGATCCGGCTGAACGCCTGCGCTTTGAGGCTGAACAGTACGCCTACCAGAACAGAGACGTCGCGAAGATGCGCCCGATTCAGAAGCACGGGGCAATGGAAATCTTAGACGATCCAGCGGTCAAAACGCTGGACGAAATGAAAGAGAAATATGGATTCAAGTTTGCGACGACAACCGGGCAGCGCGGCGAGGCAGTGCTTGGATCTTACGCGAAGACGTTGGATATTATCCGGATGAGAGGACGCGGCTGTATTAACTGGATCTTTGAGGTATGTCGGGAAGCAGGCTTTGGGCGAAAGGCAAACGGGTATTCGTCATATGTTATGGTGGCGCTGCGGGATATGTGGACACTGTATGAGGACGATCGGGATGAAATCCGGCGCTTCCTGGGGCAGGAGTTACGTAAGATGGAACCAATAACGTTAAAGGCAAACGCGGTTTCAACTTATCCGCTTTTAAGCGTGAACCTGGCGACGTCGCAGTATGTAGAAGATATGGTAACTGCGAGTCTGGCGGTTAATCATGTGAGAAAGGTATATGGAAATAGAGTTGTGAGTATCGCGTAGAGAGGAGGATTTGATGAGGGCGACGCAGTGGACGACGCGTGAGTTCCGGCAGATGTTAGAGCAAAATGGTTATTGCCTGATTCGCGAAAAGGGAAGTCATTTCTTGTATAAGAATGCGGCGGGGAATACGATTGTAGTCAACAAGGGAATTAACCGGATGGTCGCGAGACGGCTGGTTAAAAAATATGACTTGAGAGTAATGGATGAGAGCATGGTGCCGAAGCAGCAAACAGGCGACGGAAAAGCTGGAAAGCCTTAAACGGGCTGCCAGCATTCTCATGGATACGCTTTCAGTCCGACGATGACTACAGCGGTGGAACGATCCATAAGGGAGACACCATCACGCTGCAGAAACGCAGCGCCGGTTCCCGTACTATCTGGAGCGACGGACATTACCGCTAGCCAGTGAAACTGATACCAACCGATTTTACGGTTGTTAATCATTAAAAAAGGAGAAAATAACATGGATAGAATTTATGTCAGAGAAGCAGAAACAGAACTGTTAGAGGAGATCAATGATCGTCTGGACGAAGCCGGAATCGAGTACGACTTCGACAGTGATAACCGCTACATGGTCGATGAGTTCGATACAGACGAAGCATTGGAGATCATGGAGGATGTCGGCGCAGACGTGGAACTGATATGATCTTTACCGCGATATATCTGCAGGAGCAGCGCAGGAATTCGTTGTAGGAGGATAGTATGACAGAACAAGAAAGATATAATGTTTGGAGAGAAGTTGACAAGGAGTTTCTTCGGAATACGGCGGCTGATATGGTTGAGGATTATTTTGACGGAATGTGTCGCGAAGATATTTTGGGAGAACTTGGATATAAGACCTGGGATGGGATGCTGGAAAATTTAGCAATAAGATTTGAACATATGCAGGATGCGAACGTCGCAGAAAACGATACTTGGATTTCGATAATTGAGCAGAGAAAGAAGGAGACATTGGAGTTGGCAAAGGCAAAGCCGGAAGAGAAGATAAAACGAGAGATGCGTTGTGCCCTTTGGATTTGTCATGCATATAATGAATACATTCATAAGCACGGGAAAATTCCAGGAGCCACAGAAGACGACGTTACGAATATGCTCATCGAAGCGGTGCGGGAGTTTGAATCGGAGGGGAATTTGAATCAGTTACCGATTACAGACTTTGCTATTAAGAAATTTGATGCCGAAATGCGGAGACGCAATCCGATAAAAGAAGGGGTGATAGTAAGGGTTGCCGGAGAAGGCAAACCGCTCGCAGATCTTGACTGGGTTCTTGATAATGTAACCGATCGAGAACAGTTGAAGAGATGGATTGGCGCAGTAATCGGCAAACCGGAGAGCTATTATATACTTTACACGGTACAGGAAATCGTCGGAGACAAAGCTTTGTGTAAACCGGCAAATGATGACGCGATTGTTTTCGAACTTAAAGATTTGCGGGCAACAAACGCAAAGGGAGATGAATGATGGGTGCGTTCTGTTTCATTTGCTGTGTGATCGCAGCAATTATGGATTTGAGGAGGTAGTATGTTTTACGATTTTTACTATTATGACGCGCCGCCGGATGGTGATGTGTGGAACACGGACAACGGGACTTTGCTGGCGCGAAACATCTGGATTGAAACTTCGGCTGGTGTAAGGGAAATCTTGCGAGTGTTGCGTGGATATGGTATAGACATCGCGACAGATGATGTGCGGCTTTCGATAGACACGCCGCGGATAGAAATTTGCGAAAAGAAAAGCGGGCAGCCATTGGGCGTGCTTGTGATGATTTAGGAATCGGGTTTGAACCGGTTCCTTTTTTAAAATAGAAGTATATATCAGGAGGGATTTATGAAAACGGTGATGATTAAAACGAATAGTGATAAGTTTCCAGTGTTACAGGTGATCACGCCCAAAATTCAGGAAGCACTGGAAAAGATTGAGGAAGAGCATTGCCCGGAAGCATGGCGGCGGATTTCAAATTGTGCAACGGATGTAATGAATCGGGTTTTCAAGGAGTGTCCGGATAAAGGTTTGACCGAGTGCCGGGCGGGAAATGGAGATTTGGCTGTTGATATACTGTTTTTCTCGCTGACTGTTCCAGAGTCATTGATGTGTAGAGACGATGTGGTGGCGCGGCTTTATTCGAAACTCTCTGAGCAAATGGATTTTGAAGAGTACCAGGAGGATTTTGAGTTTCGGGCGTTGGAAGCACTGGAATATGTAGGAAAATTAGTGGAGGTGTGATTATGATTCAGAAAGATGAGGGTGGAAGCTACGAGTTTGTAAGCGAAAATGGTTATCACTACGAGCTGGTGGAGGGATTCGCTATTCGCGATGATGATTTGCGGATCCCGGACAAGGTGTTTATTAAGGAGCCGCGGGAGGTAACGGTGCTGGGAGAGGTTATTGATAGTCTATATGATGTTGAACTCATTCGCGATGGAAGCATGAATGCAGTCCTGCAGGAGATTGCTGCTCAATATGAAGAAATACATGAACTCAAACGGCGGCGGTATTTTGAAGTGATCGAGGACAATGCAGGTGGATTGCATTTGTTTGTTTACGGCGACGATGGCGATGTTGTATACGCTGCCAGCGATTTTGAATATGTGCCGGGAAACTTGGCGGAAGCGATGAAAGCGCTGTGGAATGGAGCCGATCCTATTGCAGACGGCTGGGACATTCAGTATAAAGACCCGCAGGAATTTAGAAATGGATTCACAGAACAGTCGCAGCGAAATGGAGGCTGGGAACTCGTCGCAGATGAAAATGGCGTCTATGAATTGATGAGCGGCGCGGCGTTCAAAAGGGAACTGGAAATTTTGAAAAGAAAATAAGGAAATGAAGTTGCCGCTGGGTGTCAATGCTCGGCGGTGAGTTTGCTTGAGAGGAGAGTGAAGATGCAGAACACACAGATTTTAAAAATGATTGAAAATGGGGAAATCGAGGAACTGAAAAGAATACTGAGAGACGAGATTTATCAGAACAGCTTATCGCGGAATCCAGATGTGAAAAGCAGATATTCGGCGATGAAGCGCTTTTTCAAATATGTTGACAGCACATTCCCGGCGTTCAATTTTCCGTGTGAAAATGTTGTGGTTCAAGGGAAAACATACACTTCTTTTCTGAATAGTTATTGCTTCGCATTGACAACGGAATCTATCGGTGAGATTGAGCCGTTTGATGCGAAGAAGGCTGGAAGTTTCTATCCAAAGGTGAGCAAATATGTTGGCAGCGATGCGCTGAAATCGGGAAAAATCGATCTTTCCAAAGCGATTGCAACGGCAAAGGCAAAGGGATATTCGTATAAAAAGGATGAGGTTACAGACAACTGGGAATATTCATTCAGTCTGTATGATGGCTTTTTTAAAGTAGGACTGGTTGATAAGGTGTTTAGTATTATTGATGATGGAGAACCGGCGGAATTTTATTATGCGGGACCAGTATCACTGCTTTTAATCAAAACCAGTATTGGTATCGGTGGGATTCTCCCATTCAAAAAGATAAGTGATTACAACAAAGAAGGAGAGGAAATTACCTTTGTTGATGCGAACGAGATGATTGTGACGTTGTGGCAGTAGGAGGATAACATGAAGCACGATGGTGTAGAAGTAAAGATCGTCGCCGGAATTCATAAGGGAAGGCGCGGAATCTTGACGGGGATGTTCTGGGGAGCGGGCGTCGCGGCAGTCAGTGTATGCGGCGAGGAAGTATATGTCGGAATTGATGAGGTAACGACAGAAGAAATGGAGGACGCATATGAGTAATTATTATACATATCAGGATGTTGATGTTAGATATGGCAGAATAGGAGCGTGATTATATGGCAAAACAAATATATTACTTGCATAGTTGCAATGAATGGAAAGAGTATTCCAGTATGAGACTTTTATTCATTGGCACATCTCAACTGAAGTTAAAGATGAAAATCTCGAAAGAGATTGAAGAAGGCAATATGGAATATAAACCTGTTACTACAAGATGCGCTTATGTTGATGGAGAATTTAAGTTAGTTGACAAAGAAAATACACCAAAAGAGCAGGCAAAACTATTTAGACAGGATTGGAAAACAGAAACAAGAGATATTATTAAGTCTGAATTAAAATATGGAGATTTTGATTATACATATAATAATGAAGAACTGTAGTCAAAGGAAATTGTAATTTACAGTGAAAATTTAGAAAGGTAAAAGGTGATAATATGGGACAGTTCAGTTGGATATATTCAGATACACATAAACAGCTCGTAGATAATAAGATAGCAGATACATATTTGCTTGTACCAAAACCATTTCAGGAGAAATATGGGAAGGCAATTTATGAAGATTGTTATGATGGATACGGCAGGTTTGGCAATTACGATGTCTATGATTTAATTCTTGAATGGAATAAAGATATGATTCCAGAAATCATTCGTAGAATCAAGAATGGAAATTGGCATTGCAGTACAAACGAAAGTGATATTGCAAATTTACAGGCATATTACGAAGGAAAAGAAATTAATTGCGAACCTCGTTGGCTTGGAATTATAATGGCTTGCTACGATGAAGATAACGTAGCTTTAAAATATCCAATCAAGATTACTGCAAGAGAAATGGAGTATGAAGAAGTTGCTCCATCATTAAGCGATCCAAATCAGGGTTGGGAATCTAATGATGAGGAATAGTGGCAAGAGTAAATGGATATTTCATAAGAAGGAGGATAGAATCATGAAGTACAGATTAGGTTGTTATAACACAGATGGAAGTTTAGAGCATCTTCGCACTGTAGATAATAAAGAGAGTGCAAAACTTGCATACAAACATCTGAAAGAGGAATACGGGTGTACAATCTGGGTTCAGAAGATAGAGTTTGTTGATCCAAAAGAGGAGTTTAAAGAAGTATAATAAATGCGTGTTTCTTATGGATTGGAGGTAAGGTAAATGAAAGGTACGATGAAAGTAAATAAATTAAATAAGTCAGGTCTGTATATTTCTGAAGTTGATTGGGATAAGTGTTATAAAAGTGAAAGCAATCCTGATGGAAATTTTGTAATGATAATCGAGCCATTGAACGGATGGGATAAAGGAATTATTTATTATGAAAAGAAAGATAAAGGCTACCTTGTGAAAGGTGAAGGTTACATTATTGAGGATTGTGTAGATATTATAGAAGAACGTATTAGAGAATGGAAAAGAAAATACAAGAAGAAACCATTTGATTATATTGAAGCAAAATTAGGCTAATAAATGCGTGTTTCATTGGAATCGGAGGTAAATATAATGGCTGAAATGACAAGAGAACAGCAGGAAAAGCTGTGTGGTATTTATAACGCAAGTGATATTGAAGCACTTGATTATATGTATGAATTCTTAAAAGACAACCATAATCCTGAAATGTTAGAACTTCTTGATAGAGTACATACATTAAATATGGAAACAACATTGGGTTGGGGAAAAGAGGATTATACATCAGAAGAAGCAAAAGAATATTTTGATGGCAAATGGAAATTATTAAATTACTTTGGTATTAAAAGCGATTTAGGCGATGCATATATTGAGTAAGGAAATTCGCATTTCATTAGAATATTGGAGGAAATAATCATGGAATATATTATTGAAAATCTTACTCAAAAAGAAATTGACATTATGGGATCAAGTGACATTGAATGGTGTCCAGATGATATGTTAGGAGATACTGCGGATATTGTCGTGTTTAGTGAGGAAGATGCAAATAAAGCATTAAAACTGATTGGACGCAAATAAGAAATACGTGTTTCATAGGAAAGGAGATAGTGGGGATATGGTTGTTGAAAATTTTGCATTCGAAACACAAAGCAATACCTGTTATGATGGTGATATCAATCTTGGTAGAGCAGTAGTTTTTATGAATCAAAATCATCACGCTGCTAAGATAGATTTTATTTACATGGTGGATAAAAATGATAACTGGTCTTTCCATTATGAGAACGGAACTTGTTTAACGGATGAAGAAAGAACGGAATTGGAAAATTGGTTTATTACTTGTGGATGAATAAATGAAACTAAGATTTCTAAGGAAGGAGTAAAGGTAAATGTATAAATATTTATTAGAACGCATAAGAGATGGCGTAGATTGGAAAAAAGGCATGAGAATATGGGCTGATGCCCCATGTGCAGGATGGAGAGTTATAAGAAAAGAGAAAGTCTAAATAAAGGCAGTTAGGAGAATAAATATCTAGCTGCCTATTTTATTACAAGAAAAAGAGGAAACGAATATGAGTAAATTTAAAACAATTAAAGAAGCAACTGAAGCATGGGTACATGAAATGAATGCAATTCCACAGGGAATGATTTTACGGTTATTTCAGGATCATCCAGATGATTGGACAGAAGTTACAAAGCCAAGTAAATATGACAGAGTATATGTATTTGATAATGGAGACTATGGAGAAATCACAGATTTTGACGAAGAAACGGAAGAATACATTATCTCACTTGATAACGGAAAAGAAATCAGATGTGAAAATGGCGATTTTGAAGTTGATCATGATGATTATCTTCCAATGTGGGGAACAATGTGGAGCTTTGGAGATGGTTGTGATGATTGGTGGTTAGAAGAAGGTAACGGAATTGAACTGATGTCACAGTGCGGATTTAGAATTTATGAAAGTGAAGAGTTTGGTTACTTCTTTGGAATTGATGGAGCTGGATATGATTTTTATGAAAGTCATTGGATTCCATTATATAAAGCAAGAGGATTGCAGTGGCACAAAACAGAAACGGAGGAATAAGATATGACAATTACATATGATTTAGATTTAAACAGTTTCAATGCATGGAGTGGTGCAGTAGATACACTTGACAGAATACAGAGAGAAGGTAAATGTGAAGAATTAGAAAACATTCTGGAAGATTTATACCCCGATGGAATGACAGAAGCGCAGCTCAATGATTTATTATGGTTCGATTCTGAACTGGTGTATGAATGGCTTGGAATTAGAAGTGAAGAACAGATTAGAAAGGAAATCAAGGAGGCAGAAGATGAACTTGCTGATATGCAAAGCGATTTGGAAGATGAGCTTGACGATGAAGATCTGACAACAGAAGAGAGGGCAGAAATTATTGACGGTTATCAGCCAGACATTGACGAAATTAAGGAGAGAATTGCAGACTTAAATGAAGAATTAGAGAATATCTAATCAAAGGAAATTGTAATTTACAGTGAAATTTTAGAAAGGTAAAAGGTGATAATTATGGCAGATACAAAGAAAACAAAAAGATTGCATATTAGTATGGCTTATACATTTGTTGGAGATACAGGTATTGATATTCCTGTAGAATTATTAGAAGGTAAAACGGAAGAAGAACAGTATGATATTGCATTTGCTTATGCACAAGATCATATTAATGAAATTCCAGTTGCAGATAACGCAGAATATATTTCTTACTCTGATAATTTTGAAAGAGAAGATATTGATTTTGAGGATGAAGAATAATCAAATGAAAGAGTACTTTCAAGCATACAAAAATAGAAAGGTAAACGGTGATAATTATGATAGAGATGAATGATACAATGCAGAAGTGTTTCGATGCAATGGATGATAAACAAAAAATCAGAATGTTCTATGAACTCACAAAATATATGCATGAGAATATGGAATACGGAGAAGATGATGATATGAATAATCTGATGGATGATATTGCTAATGTAAAGAATGATATTGAAAACTTATAAACAGAGAATATATTAAGACAGATGCAAATTATTGTGTCTGCCTTTTGTAATTGAAGGAGAATGCGAAATGATTGAATTAAAAGACTTATTAGAAGATGGAGAAGTAATTGTACGGTATCACTTATGTAATGAATACTGGTCACGGAATGCAATTGCAGTAAAAGGCAGTGATGATATTGCAGGAGCGTTAGAAATGACGCTGCATAGAATTCTTGAAGCAGGTGGTACTCCAAAAGATGTATATAGGATTATGGGTGCAACTATTCCAACAGAAGAGGAATGGAAGGATTTGGAAGAATATGACGAATACGTAAGTATTGATTTGGGTTATGTAATACCTAGCTTAATTGATTTATGGGAAGAAACGGAGGTTGATTGATATGACAGATAAGGAATACAGATACTATAAAGATAACGGAAAGCTTATGAGGCTACATATTGAACAAGATAATGATCCACTCAATCCACGATACGATTGGGATGGAAATATAGGAAAGATGATGTGTTGGCATAGAGATTATAGACTTGGTGACTATAAAGAAAATGAGTTCTCTGATAATGAAGATTTCTTAAATGACTTGGTTCGTAATAATGTGAAAGAGAAATCAATCATTAATTATGTGAAGGCAAAAAAGCTTCTAATGGTCTTGAGTTAAAATACGATAGACATGAAAAAGTGTGGCAGTTATGGGGAACTTATTATTGGTTTCCACTTGGTACAAGCAAGGAAGCGAAATTTGATGTCATTAAAGAATATGAGTCGCTTGATTGGCTGGTTGATGACATGATTGAAGCTTTACCACAGAAAGATAAATGGCATTTGTTAGAGAAACACGCAAATATTGTATATCTTCCACTTTATCTGTATGACCATAGCGGAATCACAATGAATACTGGTGGATTTAGTGATAGATGGGATTCTGGTCAAGTCGGATATATTTACACTGATAAGAAAACAATTATTGATTGCGGTGGAAAAATTAGGAATGAAAAAGGGAACTACGTAAAAATCACAGATAAAAATTGGAAGAAGGCTGCATACCAGTGGATGCAAGGCGAAGTTGATGAGTATGACATGTATTTAACTGGTGAAGTATATGGAGTTATCACGGAAGAATACAATGCAGAAGATGATGGCTGGGAAGAGAAAGACAGTTGTTGGGGATTCTTCAATGATAAGTGGGGAGATGAGTTGATTAAGGAAATAGCACTCAATTTTGGTGTAAACGAAACACTGTATGAGAAGATGGATGAAGTAGTATAAAGGCAAAGAAGTAACCGTTTTATCAGAAGAAAGGAATGTAAAAAAATTATGAAAACAATAATTGATAAAAGTGAATGTAAATCATTAAGTGACAACATCGAAGGTAAACTTGTGGTAATTGATAGCAAGTTTTTCAAGCCAGAATTTAGAGAAGCGAAATATCAAATTGTACTTGCAACAGGAGGTTTTGGATGTGATGCAAGTAAGATGGGAAATGCAGTATTTGTAACGGAGTGTTGTGAAAATCCAGAAGAATATAGGCAAGAAAGATACAACTTGATTGGCGAACCTACAGAAGAAATGATTGTTGAATGGAAAGCGAAGTACGGAGATTTCAATAAGAAAGTACAAAAAGCATTAAAGGGAGAGTGATTAGTATGAATAGAATCGTAGGAATTGTAATGGAACACGGAGATAATGATTTTGGTTACTGGGAAGGATTTTATCTTACAGAAGATGAAGAAAATGCAATTTGGAATATTTTAAATAAACATGATACAGAAGGTTGTTCTTTGAGAGGAACGCGAAAAGAAATTGCAGAAGAGATTGGAGAGTGATTAAAATGTGCAAACGTAAACCGAAAAATCTAAGAGAATTTGAACCGATCCTTAAGGCGAATGGATATCGCGAAATTAGAAGTCGCGGTAGTCATTTTATGTATGGGAATGGGAAGAATCATATTACAGTAAATAAGGATTTGAATAAGATGGTACAGTTACGGTTGATAAAAGAGAATAATTTAGTGAGGTGAAATAAATGGTAAATCAGTGGAGAGGAGAATGGACGGAAGAAAAGGATTATAGTACATATCCAAAGGAAGAATGGTGCGATTACGATTATATGGCTGCATGGATTAGAGAGCAGAAATATGAGCCAAAAACATCAATGGAAAACTTGATCACGAATATTTTCTTACATTATGATTGTGAAATTGAAGAAGAGTCAAGCAGTTATAATACAGAGAATGGAAATTTTGAAGGAACATATATTGAAGCTGTACAGGCATATGTAACTGATACAGGATTAAGCGAGTTTGATTATGAAATATAGATTGGAGCGATGGAAATGAGATACAAAAATACCAATGCTGACTTTATTGATACAGATTTTCTTTGTTTTACGAGTGGCGAACACGAAGGAAATATTGTTCTTGTGGAAACTGATGAATTGATTGATATTACAAACGAGATTAGAAAGAAGCATGGCTACACGGATTTAGTTGGAATCAAATATGAAAACGAAGTATATTATAACTTCTATCTTATGTTTGATACTGAAAAGAAAACAATCGGTATTCAAGCCGTATGTAATTATGGAGAAAAAGATGACGAGGTTTGTTATGAATTACCTATGACAAACGAAGAGAAGGAAAATTTGAAATGGAGACTCATAAATATGCTTGCAACAGAAATTTATAATAATTAAGAAATAGCAATTTCATTTTAAGATTGGAGGATAAAACCATGGAAGAATTAAGAGAATACATATTAGATCAGGATATATGGGAAAGGGAAGTTGATGAACTTCTTGGAAATTTTAACAACAATGTAACAGAAGATGATTTCTTCTGTAGTGTAGAAAGGAATGCTTAATATGTTAGATATTACAAACTTATATGCATACAGAATTGAAGAATTGGCTGTTGGGATTGTAAAGGCAGAGTCATATGAAGATGCAAGAGAAAAGGTGAAAGTAGCTTATTTGAAACACAACGATTGCTTTGATTCTGAAAGAGATTTTATTGAGTTAAAGGAAATTGCAGAGAATGATTCATGGTTTAGTGATAATCCTGATGTAGTTGAAGTTGATGAATTAATATAGAAGTGGAGTGATAATATATGAGAATAACCAAAGAAAGTACCATTAAAAAACATTCATATGAAAATGGAGTTCATACTTCTTATACAGAAGTGATAGAACAGTACCATTATGATTCAGAAGAGGAACGTAATAAACATGCAGAACAAATGACTGAAAAAGGATTTAACGATAGTGGTCAGGTTAAAGAAAATATTGGTACGATTATGAATCCAAAGCTTGTATGGTTCGGAAGCTATTATAAATATGAAAGAAACTAGGCAAGTAAACAAGAGTTTCCTACGGAGGATAAAATGAAAAAATATATTTTAGATAATGTAAATTCTGAGATTGATTTCTATATTATACATGATAATAAAGGAAATACATATGAGTATCATTTAGATACAAAAGATGTGTTTGTTATCAATCGTTATGAAGGAGATGAAGGAGAATTTGCGAAAGATAATATTTCAAAAGAAATAAGAAATTTTTGTAATGCTTTGAAACGATGATTTACTTGGTTTAGAAAGTGAGGAAAACTATATGAGTACAAGAGGACATGTAGCAATTAAAGAAAATGGAAAATATAAATATATTTATAACCACCATGATAGTTATATTGATGGATTAGGTATTACCTTATACAAATATTATAAGGATGTAAATAAGGTAAAAGAATTGATTGCATTAGGAAATACATCAAGCATTGGTTCTACAGTTGAAGAAGGTGGAAGTAAAACATATAAAGAGCATTTAGATAAGCCATTAGAACAGAGAGGAACGGTCGCAGCTTTTAGGGATATTAATCGGTGGAAAGATTGCAGCGAAAAAGTGACCTGGGACGAAGTTAAACCAAAAGAAGCAGAATATCTTGCGGATGTATTTGGTCAAGAGTTTACTTATATTTTTGATGTCGAAGAGACCCGATGGTATTTTGCCTATTGGGGTGATGACAATAGACTTAGAGATTTAGAGAAAACATTGCATTCAAAAAAATTACTGGAAAAATTATTTGGAAATATGTATATCAAAGACTATTTACCGGAATTTTACAATAAATGTTTGAATGCATAAAACTGCATGAAACGTAGATTTCAGAATGGAGGGAGAAGAAAAGATGTATAAAAAATTAAACAAAGATGAAAAATTTTCAAAGCCTTACTCTACATGGATAATTGCATATTGTCTCGATACAAATTCTTTTTTTGCAACAAATCAGAGACATTTCTTTTGGGAATATGAGAATGAGTTTTCATGTGAGAGCGATGCAATAAGTTACTTTAAAACTCATTTGGATGAATTTAAAAAAATAAGAAATGGGATTTTGAACTCAACTGGTGGCTGGAAAATAAGTAGTGATTTATATTTGGAAAACACAAGAGAAAGTTTCAAAATATAATGAAACGGAAATTTTATTAAAAAAGGAGTATGAATATGTTTTATGACGATGATTTGATAATTGGTAGAGTTCCTAAAAAGGTAAAAGAAAGAACAAAAGAAAATATGGAAGTATATAACATGACGTTATATGACGCATTTCAAGAAGCCACTAGGGAATTTGCAAAGACCGGAACAGAATTATGGAAAGCATGGTACTATGATGATTTTAGAAAATTTATTCCTAGTGTATATATTTCTGAATATTTGGATTTTTCGAAATATCCATTAAAATATGCGGGAATAACACAATGAAAAGCACATTTTGAAAGAAAAGGAGATATAAATGTTAGTATCTGAGTTAGTAGAAAAAAGTAAAAAGGATGCAGTTATTCAATACATAAAACTCTTAGGACTAAAAGATCCTGAAAATATTGTGCAAGAAAGTAATGGTATATTTTCTCACACTAATACCAGAGGAAAGAAACGGATTTTAATACCTTGCCTTAGGTTTTCTGAGTATATGAGAAGAGAAAAAGAGTATCAAAAAACTAAAGTGCAAAAATGTTTGGGATATTATGTATTAGAAGTAATACAATGAAGAGCGCGTTTTAAAATAAAGGAGACATTTATTATGAATAAAAATATACATTGGTACGAATTATGTTTCTTTGGTGATGAAGATTCAGAAAGTGAAAATTTTGATGCAAGAAAGGCGTGTAGCTATGTGATTAAAACAGAAATTCCACCGGTGATTGATGATAAGGTTGTATTGAAAATTCTGTTTGGAAAAGCAAGGGATCCGTGGGAAAAAGAACTTATGGAAAATTGTACTTGTGTTATGGAGATATTAGCGAATGAAACAAGAGTTTCAAGGTTTTTAGAATGGAGGATATAATTATGATTACAAGAGAAATGATTAAGAAAGGTTTTAAAAATGGAATTATATCTATTGAGGATGATTATGCAGGTTGTATGGGAATCTGTTGTAAAATCGGAGAAAATGCGTTTTATTTTGCTAATTCAAAGGATGTAGATTTATCCAAAGAAAAATATTGGGGTAAATATACATTAGATATGACAATAGATATGATTTTCAATATGCTCAAAGATGTTGAATCCGCAGAAGAAAACGGGATTGATTGTGTGGAGCTTGATTATTACGAAGCTGTATTAAAGTAAATGAAATGAGGATTTGCTAGGAAAGGAAGTAAGAAATTATGACAAATTACGAATCAATTAAAAATATGAGTATTGAAGACATGGCAAAAATGAATGTCAAAACATTTATGTATATGAACGGATATAGAGCAAATGTAGAATATCATACAACCAATCAGAGCATTTTTGATACAAGAGAGGAAGCGGAAGAATATGAACTGAAATGGCTACAATCTAATGAGGACAGAGAAACATTAGATACGATTACTTTAAAAACAGAATGAAACGATGATTTACTTAGAAAGTGAGGAAAAACAATATGGATAAATTAGAACAGGCAATGCAAAGCGAAGATTTTTGGGTTGAGCTTGCAGATACGTCATTTGGTGAGGTCGTGCTTCATGGTAAAAATACGAATAGTGTTGCAGACAATGAGTATTATGAGGTATCAAGCGAGATTAATACGGATGGAGATTTTGCTATTACTTTCTTCAAGACTTATGAGAAAATGAAGAAATGGCTTGATGAATGGAAAGGTGAAGGCTTTTATAATTATCTTGTTGAATTATATGAAAAGCAATTAAACCAATGAAACGGAAGAGAGGTTGATAGTGTGATTAAAATTAAACAGGGATTAGAAAATGGAGTTAATGGAAGTGCGGAGATCGTCTGGAAAGACAAAACAGATTATGATGATGCACATTATATCACAGTGGTTCATGTACCACAATTTAGAAATAGAGAATTTCACTTACATATTTACGATAAGCGAAAAATTTACAAGGCATCTAAGGAAGCGAGAGATTATCTGAATGCGATGTTGACGCTGTGTAGTTAGAGGGTGGTAGTTTGAATAAGAAAGAAAGCTTAAGAATCTTACAAGAATGTAGAATTAAAGTTAAAAATATGTCTGATGAAGATGTGAACAGGATGAAAGATTCTTATGAAAAGGAGAAGCAGAAAATGAAAAATTCGAAAAAATATATGGAAAATGAATATAAAGTAGAAGAAACAAAATTTGGAACTCGAACAACACACCCTGCTTATGGAACTATAATTTTTAATAGAGCACAGGGTGGTAGAACTCATTTATTTGGTAGTAGTATTGAGCATAGCAATGTAATCACAATGGAGCTTAGACATGCTGATATTACAAGAGGATTACATCGTGATTGGATTCAGGGAAGCAAACCAATTGCAGAAATAGAAATGAGCTATTCGCAGTTTGCAGAAGCAATTACTTCTTTTGGCTGTGGAACTGGTATTCCTTGTACTATTCGATATACAGAAAAAGATGGGAAAATACCTCCGTGTGATTTTGTTAGCAAGAGAGAACAATTTACAGGAGAATTTAAAGAGCAGATTGATAAGGCAATGGAAAAGTCAAAAGAATTAATAAATGAAGTTGCAGAATTGTTTTCTTCAAAAAAGACACTTACAAAGGCAGATAAAGAAAATATTTTAAAAAAGCTCAATATGTTAAATTACGATATTGGAAGCAATATTGGATTTATTGCAGACCAGTTTAATGAACAGATGGATAAAACGGTTATGGAAGCAAAGGGAGAAATTGAGTCATTCTGTCAGAACAAAATCAATGCAATTGCTAATGCGTCATTGGTAGAACATAGAGAAGAGTTTCTAAAATTGGAAAATCCAGTTGATATTGAATCAGAATAAGGTAAAGAAATTTAACTTTTAAAGGAAGTGAAAATAAGAATATGTTGGGTAGGATACCTATTAAAGAGAATATAATTAATGCGAGAAAAATACTGTGTGTAAGTCGCGTATTTGGAGAAATACTTGTTAGAAGCAGAAACCTCTGCTTCTTTTTATTATAGGAAAAATGAGAAGGGAGACAACTATGAGCAGAAAGATTAAAACGTGGAGAGATCCATACGGCGAGGGGTTTAACACTTGCAAGAAAAGGGAAATCGAGATCGAGCCGGGACTGACGGTTTTGGTTGGCTGCAACGGCGCGGGCAAAACGACGATGCTGCATAACGTCGCAGAGGAGCTGAAAAATGAAAACATACCGGTGTTTCAGTTCGATAACACGCGAGACGGTGGTTTGTATTCCATCGACGAAAGCATTGCAACCGGGAGCTATTCTTTCGGCGCGACGGCTATGTGCTCCTCTGAGGGCGAGAACATTAACCTGAACCTCGGAAAAAGTGCGGCGAAGTGGAGGCGATTCATTGAAACCGGGGATGATGGAGATAGAACGCGGCGGTTAGTTAAGGCTGTTCGGAAGGCAAACGGCGAAGAGGATGATGAGAAGGAAATTCCGAACGAGCGCTGGATTCTCCTGGATGCAGTAGATTCCGGGTTTTCGGTTGACAACGTAGTCGAGATGAAGGATTTATTCCGGCTGGTTATGGACGACGCGGCGGCAAAGGGAATCGAGCCGTATATTGTGGTGTCGGCAAATGCATATGAGCTGGCGGCGGGCGAAAACTGCTTTGATGTTATTGGCGGGAAGTATGTGCGGTTCGGCGGTTATGATGAGTATAGGAAATTTGTGCTTAAAAGCAGAAAAGAAAAAGATAAGAGATACGAAGAGAGATGAGTAGTATGCGGAGTGTAGAGTTGGTGCGCGGAAAGAGGTAATATATGTTTAAAGTAATGATTGTATCTAATTTGGATGGAAAAATAATTGGAGAAGGGATTTTAACAGAAGATTTTAACAACATTAATGAAGCGGTTGAAGCGGCAAAGGTTTATTCTAGTGTCTGGACGCAACCAATGTATGAAATCCGGGAATATAATGACGAAAACGATGCTAATATCATCAGTTTTGATAAAATGGATACGGGGAAAATTTGTTGTCGAAACCAAAGCGATCATAAGACAAAAGGAGATGACACGATTGAAATGGAAATGAATATAGAGAAATTTTGTGGAATTAATCTTTTTACCTGGAAAGAATGGGATATGATGGATGGTGGAGGTTTCTATTTTTACGACGTAAGTTTTTGTATAGAGTCTATGAAAAAATATGATGGTTACGATGTTCTTCGGCAGATGGATGGGACGATGGTGATTTATGCAGAAGAAGGCGAAAAGGTCGTATGGACAGGTTATGTTACGGATGTTGCAGAAGTGGCGGCGAAATTATCCGGCAGGGAAGATGCAATGTGCCAAAGGAAGGTAGGATAAGTTTAAAGTGCTGAGCCGCCTGCATTTTATTCCATATGAAGAATCGCAGCATATTATCATTGGGGTTTTCGATGAACAGCATATAGGGGCGGAGGCTGAAACGGATAAAAATATCCTGAAGACGACTTTATGTGTGACGAACATACTCTAAATGAGTTATGTAAATAATATAACAGCAGGCATCGACAAGAAAATGTTTAACAAGTATAATGTAAAAAAGGGGGGCGATAAAATGTTTTGGCTTGTGGCGTTGCGCGCATTGTTTAGTGTTAAAAATTCAGTTGATTCTAAGGTCGCAGATGAAACTCGATTAAGACAATCGAAGACTGAATTTTACTATCATGGTGTTAAGGTTGTTGAGCAGATGGATGCTCACGGGCGTCGGTATTTTAACGGAAAGGAAATCTGTGTTGATTCCATCCTTAATAAATATGGGCGCTACGAAGACTGGTATGTTGATAAGAAAAGTGGCGAAAAATTGTTTCCGGTTGACTGGGAGATGATGGAGCTAAGGGAAAAGCAGCGTAAGAAGATGGCGCAGGATGCCAAGGAATATGCTGAAGCCTTTGATGAAATAGCATATCGCGTTGAGGACCGGCGCTTTGGAGATTGTTCGAATGAGGTTGCCAAAGAAATCGCGACGGAAGCGATAATACGCGGCATAATTGCGGTGCAGGATTTCAGAATTCCATGTGGTCCTCCGACGGTTGACAGAAAGTATCCGCCAAAATTAGAGGTGGAGTATTATAAATTTTATCTGGACGATGAAATGTTGAAAAGCCGGGGGCAAATGGTCGGCACGCGGTTATATTTTCCAAGGGAACTGGAGCACGCCGTCGATCCGATTAGGATAACCAAGAACGAGTATGACAAGCTAAAGTTTAATTGTAAAATTGCCGACGCCTGTTATTACTCCGACTCGGTTCAAAACGCGCAGGACTATGATTGGTGGCGGGAGATGCATCCAGATTGGGATTACAATTATAAAAGGTTTAATCCTCTAAAGGGAGCTATGACGCCATTTTTTAAGAATCAGATAGAGCCACGTCGCAACGAGGAAGCAGACGCTTTGGAACAACGCGCTTCGGAGGAAGAAGAAAAGCGGGGCTGGGCGGATGAAATGCTGGAAGAGAACACTCATATTATGATGACGCCGCCGTTTGATTGGCTGGTTACGGGTTGGTGTTATCAATATCAGAAAGATGGATGTCTGTGGAATCATAAAGATGAATTCGGGAATTTTTACGTAGAGGATGTGTTTTTAAGAAGTTGTAAGGCGTATGGAGTTAATGAGCTGGAAATGCGGCGCTTGTTCAGAAAGTGGCGCGAAGAATTAGGAATATGGAGTTAAATCGCAACGGAAATTGGAGCGAGATGTACAGAAATGTATATCCGCTCTTTTTTGATCTTTTGAAAATTTAAAAAGAGAAGTAATTATACGAGGAGGAGATCTTATGAAGAGCGAAAGCAAGAGTCGTTATGCGACGAAGAAACCGGGTAAAACAGAGGTTGAACCACTGCGTCGGTACGAAGACATGTATAATCTGATGGAGTATTTCAAGTCGCGAAAGATGTGGGATAGTTACCTGACGTTTATGTTTGGGCTGTTGCTGGGACGCCGGATTGGGGACACCGTGATGGTAAAGTGGTCGGATTTCTACTATGAAAACGGAAGACTGAAAACGGAAATCACAACCATTGAAGAGCAGAAAACCGGAAAGACAACAATTATCCCGATCAGCCAGGCTGTAAAGGGAGCCATCGCTGTGTATTGTCGGGAAACCGGTGTGGTTCCACAGGAACATCTTCATGAGTATGTGTTTAATACGCCAACAAAAACAGAGTGGTTATCACGTCGCGACGATCCAATCTACCAGGAAAAGAGTTTCAATTTGAATGCCTGGTGCGAAAAAATGGGAAAAGATTGGGGTGTACAGCGCAAAATTTCGATTCTGGAAGCGTTTGAAAAACAGAAGAAATATTCGTCGCTGGGAGAATACCTTTATTGGGTCGTAGAGTATGCGGACATCGTGAAGTGGCAGACGGATGGTTTCCGGCGGAAATTTGCGACGGCGGTTGAGGTGTGTAACGTCGAAGGGAGAGTATCGTGTCATTCGTTGCGAAAAACCTTCGGTTGGATAGGGAAAATGATTCATCCAGACGATCCGAACGCAATGGAGACTTTACAGGAAATCTTTAACCATGTAGACGTTGCGACGACGGCTCGTTATATTGGCTTAAGCGAAGAGAGAAAGCGCCGGTATTTTGATGATATGGGCGAAGTTGTCGAAAGCATTGAGTCTGGGAACATGGATATTCGGGTTAATAATTCTCCAATCGTATCACTAAAACATGACGATCTGAGGGAGGTTCTGATGTTCGTGCTGCGGGAGCGCGGCGGCGATGACATCGAAGTGTTTAACCGGGCGATGAACATGATCGAGGAAAAGAAATTGAGAATGATTTAGGGAATCATAGCCAAGATTACTGTTTCGACGGTTCTTCAGTAGTCAATGCACGTTGTAACAAGGATGGTTTTTAATGAAAATTTGGGTCACAAAATATGCCCTGTCAAAGGGAATTTTAAAGATGAGCGCCGGAATAGAAATGACAGACGGCGGCATGATTGTCCCGGAATTTAAGGTTCCGTTGAAAGCGGGCGAATGGTTTCCGGATAAATATGAAGCACTGTATGATGCCGAGCGGCGGCGGGACGAAGAGTTGGCGCGACTGTCCAGAAAAATTACAAAAATCGAACAGATGGATTTCAGCCTGGATTTATAGTCGCGACGAGTTGTTGTAATCTACTAGGAAAATGGGATTATAATAGAAATAAGTTGTATATTGTGCCAATTTTAATGCCAAAAATTACCAGTAAAAAACGAACGAATGTTCGAAATATTGTCTTGACATAATATGGCAACGGCGGTATACTCGAAATGTAAGGACAAAAAAACCTGTCTGCTCGGTGCTACCAACACCATAATGAGCAGGCAGGTCAATCCTTACATCGCCACGATATAGGGATAATTCTATTATATCATCAAAAGGGCACCGGTCAAGGTATGTCCAGATTTTTTTCTAGTAGAAAATTCCCTAAAAAATAACTGAATAACAAGGTTTTTGCATCTAAACAAAGGATGTCTTGTTAAATTTACCCTATTTCAAGAAAAAGTCGGGGTATTTAAGCAGAGGAGGATATGCAGAGATGAAAACACAGGCATTGAAAAGGGAAAATGAACATTGTCTTGACCTGGAAGCGGAGCTGCGGTTGTTGTCTCCGTACTATGCGAATAATGCATGGAAGTTGCGGGGGATTATCAACAATGCGCTTAAAGGAATCGGCGGATTAACCGGCGCAGACTATGATGAGTTCATGAGCGTCGCAGGAGAGGCGTTGACGAACGCGTTGATGATTTTTGATGAGAATACAGGAGATTTCGACGGTATCGCGTATGTGATGATTACTAGAAAAGTGTATACGCAGCTTACGGCGATGAATCGCATTAAGCGTGGAGGTGCCGGGGAAGACGGGCAAGGAGAGAAAAAGGTATCTGTTCCTATCGACGATTTGGTTGGCGGCGATCTGGTGAAAGCTGGGACAAGTCAAAGTGCCGAGATGGAAGCGCTAGAACATATGAAATGCTATAGCGAGTGCATGACGCTTTATTTAGAGCGTATACCATCAGATTCGAGAAGAATTTTGTTCTTGCTGGCAGATGGCTATTCCGAAAGGGAAATTTCGCGGATGTTAAATATGGATAATGCTCGTATAAAATCGGCGTTGAGCACGGCGCGGCGATACGAAAACACGAAATTACTACATAGATAGAAAGAGGGAAACACAATGGCAAAGCGGGCAAAAAAGGTAATGCCTAAAACATATAGTATGAAGGCGTTTATTGAGCAGATGACTGATGAGACAATCCGTTGTGATGCGGATACGCAGAGATATTCGGAACAGTGGTCGGCAGCGGAGAAGAACGAATTGATTGTTACGATTTTAACAGACGATCATGTGCCGGAGATCATTTTGGGAGAAGAGAAATTAGAAGAGGGGGTGGCGCAGCTCTGGCTTATTGATGGACTGCAGAGAGGTTCGGTGTGCTCGGAATTTCGTAGCGATGGATACAAGATTACCTCACAGATTGAAGATTCTATCATTGAGTATCCGGCGAAATGCAAAGACGAAAAGGGGCGCATCCAGCGAGATGATGATGGTAATGTGATTTGGGAGTTAAGGACGTTCGATATTAAAGGCAAACGGTTTTCGGAGCTTCCAAAGGAATTGCAGACTACGTTTGACGGTTTTCAGTTGAACACGGTTATCCATCAGGATTGTACAAAGGAAGAAATTTCAAAGCTGATTCGTCGGTACAACAACCATAAGCCAATGAATGCGACGCAGAAGGCATTTACGTTCATCGACCGGTTCGCGCGAAAGATCAAGAACATTACGTCGCAGCATAGATTTTTCCAGGATTGTATCGACCACAAAGATAAGGAAATGGCAAAGGGAGCTTATGAACGGGTTGTTTGTGAGGCGGTTATGGCGATCAATCATCTGGATGCGTGGAAGAAGAACGGCAAGGCGATGAGTCAGTATCTTAACCAGAACGCGACGGACGAAGAGTTTGAAAATTTCTCGGCGATGATGACCCGGCTGGAAGACGCTGTTGGCGAGAACTTTAAAGAGGTATTTGCGATGAAGAATCTGTTTGTCTGGCTGGCTGCATTTGACAGATTCGAAGAGTTTGGACTTCCGGGTGAGGCATTTGCTAAATTTTTGGATGCATTTGAGGGCGGTCTGAACACCAAAGTTGTCGATGATACGTCCTGGCAGGAGATAGATAAGAGTCGCGACACGAAGAATAAGAACATCATCAAGGCAAAACTGGATCTGCTTTATGCACTGATGAAAGATTATTTTGAAGAGAAGTATGGTGATGGACCTGAGTTGAATCTGAATGCATGGGTTAGAAACATCGTAAACATGGAACTGACGGACGAAGATGTGTCATTCGCGGAAGAAATGTTGGATGACTTGACCCTGAACGTAGACAATAATTCGATTTTAATGGAAAAGGAAAACAGACCGTCGCTGATTGCGATTGTAGCGTTTGCGACAGCCAAGGACATTGATCTGGATACGTGGATTGTGGAGTATTTTAAGAAAACTCATTTATATCTGCCAGATCAGGCAAGAAACTACCAGTTAATGAAAGAGGATTTGAACGCGTTTCTGAAAGGTAAATCGCCGGATGAAACGAAGAAGAATATGGTAGACGAAAATAATGCGGCGTAAAGTCGCTTTATATATAAAGAAAGGAAAGTTGAATGATGGAAAGACGTTGTGAAAATTGTATGTTTGAGTATCTGTGCGACTGGAAACCCGCGGGCGACGAGGACGCCTGTGGTAGATGGGTTAATGAAGGGAAAGTTGCAGATGGAAAGGAGAGTAAATGCTAGAGGTTTTCGATCTTGTAAAAGAGATAAATCCGCGCACTGGACTGGGCGAGGGCGTGCTTTATATGGTTATAGAGGTCAAGCCTGGGTCGCCGACGCTTTATGGGATTGGTGGTGCAAATGCAAGCGATCAAATTGAAAAGTGGTTGCCAGAAGAGAAATTGGAAAAGTGGGTTGTTGAAGCGGTTCGCGCCGGAAGAGATAAACCGGTTAAGTTGGATGCAGTTGTTGTCGCAGATGATAAAACCGCGTTTAGTGGAATTTGCCCGAAGTGTGGACGAATTGTGTCGTTTGATTTTGACGTTGTTGGATACTGTAATCGCTGCGCCCAGTGTATTGATACTGAGCCGGAGCATTATTTGGGTGGAAAATATACAACTTTAGAGGAGGCAAAAAGTGACATCAGAAGAACTGAAATTATTAAGGAGCTTTCCGGGAAGCGTAGTAAATAGCAAGGGAATGTTTGTCCCGGAGCCGGATGATATCGCGGGATTTTCGCTGATGGAAGAGTGGATGGGACCAGAAATTAAGTGCCGCGTGCTGGAGCGTTTGAGTTGGGCGGCGGCGTTCGCCATGCCATACGGAGACCGGCAGAAGGATCGGGAACTGCGGGAGTTCTACCGAAAGGGAATTAACACATACCTCGGAACGGAATTTACCCGCGACGATTTGAAACTGGTTTGCAAAAAGCTGGGGAATGCAATCAATCACGGGCTGACGCTGCGTTTCGTGATGCATGGATATGACTTGACATTATTGGAGGAGGACAGATGGTAGATTTCAGAAGGGAGATTGAAAAGCCGGAATACGACTTCTTACGAGAGAACGATCATCTTGGCTCAAATGTGTGTCTGCTTACGGTCGGCGGCAGTCATGCTTATGGCACAAACGTGGAAGGGTCAGACATCGACATTCGTGGTTGCGCGTTGAACTCGGTAATGGAAATTCTTACCGGAACAGGGTTTGAGCAGGTTATCAACAATGAAACGGACACGACAATCTACTCATTCAATAAACTGGTGTTTCTGTTGACCGGATGCAATCCGAATGTTTTGGAGTTGTTGGGGTGTCTGCCGGAACATTATCTGGTTCTTGACCATATCGGAGAGATGCTTATTAAACATTCAAAGCTGTTCTTATCGCAGCGGGCGGCATATACATTTGGCGGCTATGCCAACGCGCAGCTTCGGCGGCTGGATAATAAGGCGGCGCGAAATGTAGGACAGGCAGCGAGGGAAAAGCATATTCTGAACAGTATTAATAATATGTCGGTGAAATTCCGGGAGAAATATGCGGAATATCCGGACGATGCGATCAAACTTTATATTGATGCGTCGCAGAAGGAGGAGATAGAAAGAGAAATTTTCATGGATGTTACGTTGCACCATTACCCACTCCGGGATTATAAGTCGCTGTGGTCTGAAATGAATAATGTTGTTAGGGACTATGCGACGATCGGCAAGAGAAATGCGGTTGCAATCGCAAAAGGGAAACTTGGCAAACATATGATGCATTTAGTCCGGCTGTATTATACCTGTTTCGACATTTTGGAGCAGGAGAAAATCATTACATACCGCGAAAAAGAACATGATTTACTGATGGATATTCGTGCCGGGAAATATCTGGACGAGAATAGTCAGCCAATCCCGGAATTTTTCGAAATGGTCGATGAGTTGGAAAAGAGATTGGTATATGCAAGGGAAAATACGTCGCTACCAGTAAAGCCGGATTTTCGGCGGATTCAGGAGTTCACAGCGGATGTCAACCGCGACGTGGTCACAGGGAGGGCAGAATATTGGAGGTAAGCAAGCAGATTATCGAAGTGTTGGATTATCTGTGTCGGAAGCTCGGTGTAGTTGTTGATTGGAGTCAAGGAAATGTAATGCCGTATGTCCAAGATCTTTATCGTAGGTTTGTTGTGTGGCAAATAGCAACGGATGTGTTCCAAATTGTTTTGACGTGTGTGATCGCATCTGTGTCGGCTGGAATTGTAAGGTGGAGATATAGGTATTATATAAAGGAAAATGAGGAGTGGGATGATGTGGATTTTATCTGTATAGCAATAGCTGTTATGTTTTTTGCAGGCTCCGTGATGTGGTTTGTATGCACCGTGCTGGAGTTGATCGAAGTAGGAACGATTCCGGAGAAGACTCTATTTGACTATGTTTCGTCGCAGATGAGATAGGAGGATTCCATGCAAAAAATTTGGACAACGAGCGGAGGCGGCAATTACCTTTTGACAGACGGAACATCCGAATCGAGTAAACCGATCGTGAAGCTCTGTTTGATTAAGATAGGGTGGTATGTAGAAACCTGTTTTATGCACGCTAATACAATACTGTACCCGGAACCGCAAAGCGAAGAGGAGGCAATGAAGCGTGCGGAGCAATGGGCGCTGGGACAGGCAGAAAAATCCATAGAAATTATCGGGACGATTGCTGCTTTCCTAAAGGGAAATGTTGACGAGACAGATTTCGAAACGGAGAAGAATTTATCAGAGGAGGATAACGATGAAAAATAAGGAAAAATATCGTGAGCAAATTGAAAATATTGTGTTTGCAGGCAGCACTATCGCAGTAACAAAAAAAACCGGAGAACCGACGATATGCAATGGTAATATTCGTTGTAGGGAGTGCTTATTCTGTGATGTCGTTGATCTAGGATGTCACGAGGCGCGATCAGCCTGGCTCAATCAAGACGCCGATGAAATTGATTGGAAAAATGTCCCGGTTGATACATTGGTTGAAGTTTTGGAAACGGGCGATGCAGAGTGGCGTAAGAGATATTTTGCTGGAAACATAAATGGGCGACCATCCTATTTCCAGAATGGGGCGACATCAAAAACGACAGACTTCTCCCCGGTGCAATTAGATGATGATGGATTTATACGCATAGTAGATTATAAAAACATGTAACTTATCGTCTCTAAAAGAGAAGTATATTATACAACACAAAGAAAAAGGAGATAAAAAGATGAACGTAGTTAGTAGCGGTGCAAAGTATATGATCTACGATGATTATGTAACGACCTATAAGGAGCTTCCGGCAAAGACCTTCCGGGCAGCGTTTAATAAGATGACGGGACCTTATCTTGTTGAGACACCAAATCTTTCAATCAAAGAGAAAGCGTATGGAGGTTATGATGCAAAAGTCGAAAAAGTAATGAATCGTTTCGGCGAGTTTAATCGCAGCCTTGGCGTTATTCTTTCTGGTAAAAAGGGAATTGGAAAATCCTTCTTCACAAGAATGTTGGCAGATAAAGCGGTTAAATCTGGAATGCCGGTAGTCATTGTAGACGGAGCGTTTCCGGGAATGGCGCAGTTTATTGATTCGATCGAGCAGGAAGTTTTGGTTCTGTTTGATGAGTTTGATAAAACCTTTGTTAGTTTAGATGGAAATGGCGATTGCGATACAAGCATCCAGGATAGTTTACTGTCGATGTTTGACGGAATTTCTCAAGGGAAAAAGCTTTTTGTTATCACCTGCAACGAGATTGATCGTCTCAGCGAATATCTGATAAATCGTCCAGGACGTTTTCATTTTCATTTCCGTTTTCTGTATCCGAGCGCAGATGAGGTGGCTGAATATCTGCGCGACAAACTGAACAAAAAATATTGGGACGAAATTGCGGCAGTTGTTAGTTTTACGCAGAGAACCAATTTAAACTATGATTGCCTCAGAGCGATTGCAACGGAGTTGAATGCGGGAGAAAGTTTTGAGAGTGCTATTGCAGATCTCAACATTTTAAATACCGATCGGCTTTCATATGACATTGAAGTCATGTTCGATAATGGTAAGATGGCTTGCCAAAGGGATATTAGAACAGGTTTTGATGAAGACTACGAAAGTTTCCCTCTCTTTGACGACGAAAGCGGTTGCCGTGTTGGTTATCTTTATCCCGATTTAACCAAAGTGACTTACAACAGCAAATTAGAAGCCTTTGAGTTGAATACTGAATTTGCTAGTTTTAGTCCGATTAGTAGTGACAATGTGGGAGACATTCAAAGAAAAGACGTAATTAAAAGCTATGCAAAAACCATCCCGACATCCATCAAAATTAAAAAGGTCGAATTTACCGATCGGTATGCGTATGTTTTATAAATTAAGAAAATTTGTTCTGGTGGCGGTTATCCTATTGTTATGGGAAGCCGCTTCCAGAAGATATAATCCACTTTTTGTTCCAAGTCCGCGCCAGGTATTTTCAGATTTGGTTTACCTTGTGCGGAACGGAGAACTTCTGATTGCCGCCCGGTATTCGTTTTTAAGAGTAACCGTCGCGGCGATTCTATCCGGCGTCATTGCCTTCCCGGCGGCGCTGCTTATCTATAATTCGCGGATAGCGAAAGAAATTCTTGCTCCGGTCGTGGGCGTCATGAGATATATCCCAGTTACAGCTTTTTACCCACTTTTGATCATGTGGGCGGGCATTGGTGAAGAAATGAAAATAGCCTTTTTATTTATCGCGACATTTGTATACATGATGCCATCGGTGGTTTTATGTCTGGGCGAGATCAACACTGACCTGATAGACACGGCGCTCACAATCGGTATGAGCAAATGGCAGACGATTTATATGGTTCAGATTCCGGCAATTCTTCCGAGTGTCGCGAATAGTTTCATTATGATGTATGGAATTGGATTTACTTATATCGCGGTGGCAGAGACGGTCAATGCAAAGTATGGCTTAGGCTGGATTATTCAGCAAAGCTCATCTCGTGGGCGAACAGATATGGTATTCATGGCAATTTCGGTTATCGTCGCAATCAGTATTACATTCGACTGGGCGGCAAAGGCAACCGTAAAAAAGGCATTTAGGTGGAGGTATTTGGATGATCGAGCTATCTAATCTGAGCATTGGATATTCGCGGGACAAGCCGCTTTTATCAGATTTCAACCTGCGCTTAGAAAACAACAAGATATATGGAATTTTGGGTGAGTCGGGGCGCGGTAAGACAACACTACTCCGGACAATCGCCGGGTTATTGAAACCACTCGCCGGGAATATTCGAAATGATGATCCGTCGCAGAAGATATTTATGATGCACCAGTCGTATACATCATTTGATTGGCTAAACTGCCGAGACAATGTGACGATTGCGGCAAAGGTAAATGGCGAAAGGGAAACGTCGGGGCGGGCAGAAGAGATGCTGACGGCAGTGGGTTTGGCGGGATATGAGAAAAAGTATCCGAAACAGTTGTCCGGCGGGCAAAGGCAAAGGCTGGCGCTGGCAAGAACGCTGTTTATCAATCCTGCGACGATTCTTATGGACGAGCCGCTTTCGGCGTTGGATGATGTGACGCGGCGACAGATGCAAAATTTGATACTTTCGAGACATCAAAAAGAGAAGAATATTATAGTGCTGGTTACGCACAGCCCAGAAGAAGCAAAAAGAATGTGCGATGAAATAATTACACTTTAAAGGAGGATTAACAAATGAAAGCAATGTTGTCACAGCCGATGAACGGTAAGACAGAAGAGGAAATTGTTGCTACCAGAGAAAAAGCAATTAAGGCATTGGAAACGCAGGGGTACGAACTGGTCGATACTTATTTTAATGACGAGTGGAGTCAGAAAGAAAATATGGAGGCAGAAGGAGTTGTACAGATTCCTGTCCGTTTTCTGGCAAAGTCGCTGGAAAAAATGTCTTTATGCGATGCGGTTTATTTTTGCAAAGGCTGGGAGCAGGCGCGTGGTTGTCGAATTGAGCATGAGGTAGCCGTAGCATATGGACTTAATGTGATTTGTGAGGAGTAGGACATGGGTTTATTAAAGAAGCTTCACTTAGTAGAAGAAATTCCGGGAGAACCGGTAGATGATTATGTTCTGGCAGATGAGTATGAGGACATTCCGGTTGAGACTGATGGCGTGCAGGCGGAGAGCTTCGTCCGAGATGTCTATGAAAAGAATGACCTATCCGATCAGACCCGGTCAATTTTCAAGGTCGAAGAGTTGATTAATTCGTTTCCAAAGGAGATGCCAGCCGTGACAAAAAAGGCAAGTGTGCTGGCAACATTGGGGGTGTTCGCGCTAACGTTGGATGAAGTCGAAGAGGATGCCAAGAAGCGTTGCGATGTTCTGGATGCGGCTTTTACTGTAATCAAAAATGAAAAAGAAGCAGAGATCGCAGAAAATGAAACTGCTATCGAGGCACGCAAACAAGAAATCGAAGAGCTGGAAAATAAAAATGCGGCTTTGAAAGGCGAAATCAGCGCAGCGAATAATCAGACATCGGCTGAAATTGCTCGGATTGATGCTTTATGGAAGTTTGTAGGAGGAAATGAGTAATGGAATTATCGAAGATTCTGCCAGTCGTGGTAATTGTCGTTGTGGCTTTGGTGCTAATCCTGTTCCCAGAAGCGAGAGCGCTGCTCAAAGGATTTACGCGACTGTTTATTAAAGATATGGCGCAGACGCCGGACGGCGCGGAAGCCATTTACACTGAAAAGATCGATCAGGTGCAGGATTCCTATTCCCGCGCTGAAAATGCATTGAGAATTGCTTCTGGCAAGCTGAGTAACGCAAAGAGGGACCTGGCGGCAAAGAAAGAACGGTTAAAAAAGGTTGAAACCGACTGCGAAAATCTGGTTAAGTCAGGAAAGATCAAAGAGGCGGAAATCAAGTCGGATGAGCGAGAGGAGATTGTCGCTGATATTGAGCGCTTGAATGGATTGATCCAGGTATATCAGAAGGCAGAAGTAACCGCACAGGAAGCATTTGATATGTGTGAGAAGAACCTGCGAAAGCTGAAAAGGGAAAAGAATGATGTGGTTGAGAATATGCGCGTCAAAACGGAAATGCAGAAAGTTTATGATGATTTGGATGACCTGAAAGCTGTGACCGGCGTGGATAAAGCGCTTGGTTATGTTCGGGACAAGAACAAGGATCTGGATGCGGCTGTTGAGGGTGCGCGTGTGGTTCATAATAATAAGATGTCTACGAAGATTCAGAGAGCCGAAGCTGAAGCCAGAAAGGCAAATAGTAACGATTATCTCGAATCTTTAAAGAAAAAATATAACAAATGATAAGGAGAAATGAAGATGAGTGCAAAAAGGTTTAAGCTGACAAAAACTGCCAAGGTCCTTCTGATGCTATTGTTTGTCGCGATTATCGGCGGCGGCATTTTCGCCGGAATCAAAACGGGCGTCATCAAAACGAAGACGGCGGCAACCAAAACAGAGAGCATGTCGCAGAAGAAGGGTGATGCGGCGGTGCCGGATGAAGATGGCAATGTAATCAATACTGACAAGACAGACGAGAAAACCATTAATTTGTCACTGGATGAATGGGTGGGCTGGAAGCCGATCATTGACAGTAATGGGGGATTATCAACACAGCCAGGTTCCATCTACGATGAGCTTGGCATCAAGGTAAACATCAGTATTATTAACGACGCGACGCAGTCCAGCAACGCACTGATCAGTGGAAATCTGGATGCTGCGGGTTACACGATTAACAGAACGGCGTTCCTGTCCAAGAAGTTCCAGGACGCAGGCAAGAATGTTATTATGCCATATATCAGCAACTTCTCCAACGGCGGCGACGGTATCATCGCAAAGTCCAGCATCAATTCAGTAAACGATTTAGTCGGCGCAAAAATCGGCGTGCCGCAGTTCTCCGAAGCGCATTCACTGGTTGTATGGTTTGTAAACCAGTCCGACTTATCGCAGGAAGACAAGGATTCTATTATCAATAATTTGGTATTCTTCGCAACACCGGATGAAGCGGCAAAGGCGTTTTTCGCAGGTCAGATCGACGTCGCAGCAACATGGGAGCCGTATTTAACCCAGGCACAGAATATGTCCGATGCTCACATCCTGTTCAGCACAGCAAGTTCTTCCAGTTTAATCATGGATGGAATCCTGTTCGATGCAGATTTCGCACAGAAATATCCGGAAACCGTGTCCGCTTTTATCGAGGGCGCACTGAAAGCGGCAGACCAGTACGATGCAAATACGACTACTATTAAGAAGGTAATGCCAATGTTTGCGACCGCTTCTGATGACGACATCAAAGCAAACTGTGAATCCGCCAAACTAGCTACATATGCCGATAACATCAATCTGCTTAATGGAACCGCAAAGACAATTTTCTCTGATATGTGCGGCGTTTGGGAGTCTATTGGAGAAACCGTAAACCACGATCTTCTCAACACTGTTTTCGACGACATCTATGTAAAGAGTCTGGCGGGAAAATTTGACGAGCAGGCAGTCACAAAGACGGATGCAAATGTCACGATCACCGAGGAGAATAAGCAGGAAGCATTAGACGCGACCGCACTCTTACAGAAATCTGCGACGGTAAACTTCATTATTAACACGGCAAAATTCACTGATTCTGCCGAGGCAACACAGAAACTTGACGACTTCATCAGCATTGCAAAGGTTCTGGATGGAACCATCATTGAAATCGCCGGAAACACCGACCCGAATCCGTATTCTGACCCGACCGATGCGGCAAACCAGATGCTTTCCCAGCAGAGAGCTGAAACGGTTAAGCAGTATTTTATCCTGAACGGAATCTCGGCGGATAGAATCATCGCGGTTGGAAATGGCTCTAGCAAGCCGATGGTTGCAAATGATACGGAAGAGCATAAAGCGATGAATCGCCGTACTGACGTTTCTTTCAAATGTATCGAATAAAAAGGAGAAGTATATAGTGATAGCGATGAATTTTTTCGTATTCCTGGGAATTGGCGTGGCGGCATTCGTCGCGGGATATTTCTACGGAAAACGAAACTAAGATTAAATGGGCGGTTGTAGACCTCGCCGCCCTTTTAACAGAAAGGATGAATGAAGATGGCATTAAGTAATTTTAAAAAACTGGCAACGACAACTCTGGATGGAAAAGAATATATGTTTGCTATTTATGAAGACGGTGTTGAGTATGCGCCGGGTGATACGGTTATGGTTTCGGGTGCAACTAGGGAAATTACAATCGAACGAATTATTTCGGTTGAGGAACTTGAACCGAATGTAAAGATCAGAGCCGAGGTCATCGCAAAAATTGAGAAGAGTGCTCTGGCGGCTTATAAGCATCGTGAAGAAAATAGAAGAGAATTACAGTCGCTTAATTCAAGGATTAATAATATGATTACTTGTATGCGTAAGGAAGACCCGGATTATGAGTATTATGCGGCGAAAAATCCAGATTTGGCAATTCTTCTGGCAAAAAAGAATTATCTGGACACAGTGATGAAAGCGGGGAAATAATATGAGATTTGAAGAATTTAGCAAGGCACTGAACGAACATCTGGAGAAGATGATGAGAAGCGATCGGGGGTTGTTCCAGGTTGCGGTTGATAAGGACGAGATGTATAGCAAGTACCTCGACAGCTATCCGCTTGAAAGCAACAAAATCTATAGAACCCGCCGGGAGTTTGATTGCTCCTGTTGCCACAGTTTTGTTAAGCGCATGGGGAATGTGGTTGCGCTGATTGACGGAAAGGTAGTTACAATCTGGGGCTTTCATACCGGAGACGCTGTATACCAGCCGATGCTTGATGCTATGGACGCCTATATCAAGGGAAAGACCATCAGCGACGTATTCTTTAGTGGCGACGAAATGATTGGAACGCCGGTCAGCCGCGAACAGCTTGAAGATGGAACTATCGTAAAATGGAACCATATGGCGGTAAAGCTGCCGAAACGATACGTGATTGATAAAAGGTTTAATTCTGTTGAGGCGGAGCAGGGCATTCGTCGCGACACCAGAAATGTGTTTAAGCGTTCTCTGGAAGAAATCAGCATTGATGCGACGGAAACAGTTCTGGAGCTGATCGGTTCCAACTCCCTGTACCGTGGCGAGGAATGGCTGGGAATCTTACAGAAATTCTTAAAGTATCAGAAAGAATATGCTGGTCTTGATGTGGCGAACAAAGAATTATACACATGGATGAATGCTTCGGCAGCGGGCATGAGTATCGGTAGAATCAGAAATCATAGTATTGGCACGCTGCTTGTAAATATCAGCGAAGGAATGGATCTGGATGAAGCAGTAAGAAAGTATGAGCAGATCGTTGCGCCGACAAATTACAAGCGCCCGAAAGCAATTTTTACAAAGAAAATGCTGGAAGATGCGAAGAAAGAGATTGAAAAGCTTGGATATATGGATTCTCTGGCTCGTCGGTTTGCGCGCTTAGATGATATTACCGTAAACAATATTCTGTTTGCGAATCGTGATGCGGCGAAGAAGATGGGCGGCGGCGATATTTTTGCGGAAATGACAGGAGACGTCGCAGTGAATCCGAAGAGATTTTCGAAGGTTGAAGAGATCGGCATCGACAAGTTTGTAAGCGATGTTCTGCCGGGAGCAAGAGAGGTCGAGGTTCTTCTGGAAAATCGTCATTCTGGCAATCTGGTTTCTCTAATCGCGCCGGAAAATGTTGATGCGCCATCAATGTTTAAATGGAATAATGGTTTTTCATGGGCGTACAGTGGAAACATCGCAGATAGCATGAAGCAGCGAGTTAAAGCGGCGGGCGGTAAGATTGATGGAGACCTCAGATTTTCAATTCAGTGGAATGAAGATGGAAAAGACGACTGCGATTTAGATGCTCACTGCGAAGAAGTGGCGACCAACACAGAGATCTATTACGGCAGTTATCGGGGACGAAAAGGTATTTCTCCTTGTGGCGGCAACCTGGACGTTGACATTATACATCCAGGAAAAGATATCGCAGTGGAGAATATCGTATATGCCGACAAGACCAAGATGAAGCCTGGACAGTACGCGTTTTTCGTACATCAGTTCAGTGGCTCGGCTAAGAGTGGATTCCGTGCTGAAATCGAGTTTGGTGGAAATGTCTATTCTTACGATTATAGTAACCGAATGCGAACTAACGAATATGTTCAGGTAGCTATCGTTTCTGTTGATAAAGATTGTAACCTGTCGATCACCCATCTCTTAAAAGAATCTGCTTCCGGTCGCGAAGTATGGGGACTCAAGACAAATCAGTTTGTTCCGGCATCGGTTATTATGATGTCTCCGAACTATTGGGACGAGCAGAAGGGAATCGGCAATCGCCATTTCTTCTTTATGCTGAAAGGCTGCATCAATCCGGAGAATCCGAATGGTATGTTCAATGAGTATTTAAAGGAAGAGCTTCTGAAACATAAGAGAGTATTTGAGGCGCTGGGTGTCAAGACGGCGGTCAAAGATGATCTGGAACAGTTATCTGGCATCGGCTTCTCTGCGACAAAGCATGATAACGTTATCGTCAAAGTAAAAGGTAACACAGAGAGAACCATGAAAGTGATTTTTTAAGGAGGAGAAAGATGAATAAAGAAAAGAATATTTTTGAGATGGCTGCAAGATGTAAATACCGTTTCCCGTATCGCGGTAACATTTCGGTAGAAGATTTATGGGATCTGCCGGTCAAGGCGCTGGACGGAATTTTTAAAACTCTGAATGCCGAGGTTAAGCAGTCGCAGGAAGAAAGTCTTTTAGAGAACAAATCTCCAGAGGATGAAGTTCTGGCAAACAAGATTGAGATCATCCGTCACATCGTTGCCGTGAAACAGGAAGAGGCTGCGGCACTGAAAGACCTGCGCGAGAAGAGCGCTAAGAGACAGAAGATTCTTGAACTGATGGAAAAGAAAGATAATGAGGCACTGGAGCAGATGAGCAAAGAAGACCTGCAGAAGATGTTGGAAAACCTGTAGAAATCGAGCGGCGGGGCGAAACGCTCCGCCAGAAAGGAAGATTATGGCAAAGATTTTAATTGTAGTTGATATGCAGAATGATTTTGTAACTGGTGTGCTGGGAACCCCAGAGGCACAAGCAATCGTACCGAATGTGGTAAAGAAGATGAATGAGTACCGAGAGAGTGGACGGCGAATTTTATGCACAATGGATTGTCATTCCAAAGAACATTATATGGATTCCTTAGAAGGAAAACATCTGCCAGTTCCGCATTGTTTATATGGAACAGAAGGAATGAAACTTATTACTGAACTCCCTTTTGTCGCACCAGGCAGTCGTTTTCAAAAAGATACGTTTGCTTATGGCAGTTGGGAAGAAATCTTAGAAAATGAAGATGATTCTGTAGAGCTTTGTGGCGTATGCTCTGATATCTGCGTGATTGCAAATGCCCTGGCGATAAAAACAGCATTTAAAAACCTCGAAGTTTATGTAGATGCAAGCTGTTGCGCCGGGACAACACCGGAGAAACACAAAGCCGCGATGGAGGTTATGAAATCGTGTCAGATCAATGTGACAGGAGAAAACGATGGATAAATATTTGAGTGTAATCACAAATTTTGGCTGTCATTACACCTGCCCGTACTGTATCGTAAAAAATAATCACTTAAACATTCCTAAGACGACGGTGGACGGATTGAAAGAGTTGCCGAAAGCTTATGCCGAGAATGGCTGTAACTGGATTTCGGTTTCTGGTGGCGGTGATCCGTTATGGAAATTCAAAGAGCACTTTATATGGTGGTGGAAGTTCTGGACGAAATTACCAACCGGTGCAAAGACCGAGCTTCACACAAGCATTTTCCCACATTTGGATGGCGGCGTTGTTGATGCGTTGCGGTATGGTGGATTTGACAGAGTCGTATACCACGCCCATACCATTGACGACTTGAAAAAGGTCAAACGCTTCGGTGAAGACCAGATTGTCCGGGTCGTATATGTGGTAGACCAGAATTTTACCGAGGAAATGATTTCAGAAATTGCCGATATTTGCCAGGAATCAGAGGAGATTGATGAGTTGAGTTTCCGGCAGATGGTTGATGATCATTATCAGGCGACGGATTATTGCCAAGATTTCTTGCGGCAGGGGCATAAGAAACGCTGGTGGTACATTGAACAGTGTGACTACAACCTCTATTACTGTGAAAACAAGGTTTATGATGAATATAGAAAGATAGGTGAATCGGATGATTTGGGTTGATGACAAGCAGGTTAAGGTGGAACATTTTCCAGATGGAACACAACGTATTTCTATTCCGGGTGTGCGTGAAATTGCGCCTTTTGCCGCTACGATATTATGGAAATATGATGATGAGAGCGAATTATCGACGCTGATCTATATTACGAGACATTTAAAAAACGAGTGCCAGATAAATTCATATCTTACAATGCCATATCTTCCGAATGCTAGAATGGATCGTATTCATGAGAGTACAGAATGTTTTACTTTAAGGGCGTTTGCCGATGTGATCAACTGGCTCGGATTTGTTGAGGTAACAGTTTTAGATGTTCATAGCGATGTATCGGCAGCATTAATTGATCGCATCAAGATAGACTCTGCTCAAAGATTTATCGAAGGAGCACTCGAAGAAATGAATGCTACTCCACAGGATACAGTGCTGTATTTCCCGGATGCGGGTGCGGCAAAAAGATATTCTGGGATGGTTCCGGGAATGAAATATTGCTACGGAATCAAGCATCGCGACTGGGATACCGGCAAGATTACCGGACTTCACGTTGAAACGGATGGGCTGGATTTAACTGGTAAGCGAATCCTGATGATTGACGACATCATCGCGTATGGTGGCAGCATGGCATATGGCGCCAGCGAATTGAAGAAAATGGGCGTTTCCGATATTTATGCTTATGCAAGTCATACGGAAAATTCGGTATTAGATCGTGAACACGGCACACTGATATATTTGCTGGAAAACGACGTTGTGACACGGCTGTTTACGACTGATAGTCTGTTTAGAGGGAACCATGAAAAAATTACGGTATTTCCGTACCGATAATGAATTAAAGGAGTAAATAAAATGATAGACACAAATGCAATTTTACTTTCTGACACATATAAGCAGTGTCATCGAAGAATTTACCCGAAGGGATTGGCGAAGCTGGTGTCTTATTGGACGCCGCGCAGATCGATGTTTACAGATCCGGACGACGAAATGATTTTCTTTGGTTTACAGGGTTTTATCAAGGAATATCTGATCGGATATTTTAACAAGAATTTCTTTGAGCGCCCGGCGGCAGAAGTCGAAGAATCTTATCATCGCTATATGGATATTCAGATTGGCGCGGGAAACTACGACCTGGAAAGCGTAATGGAACTGCATGAACTGGGGTTCTTGCCGATTAAGCTGTCTGCATTGCCGGAGGGAACAAAAGTTCCTATGGGGATTCCGTGTATCCAGCTTACAAACACAGATTCGAGATTCGCGTGGGTAACTCAGTGGGTCGAGTGCTTACTGCAGGCGTCGCTGTGGAAACCGTGTTGTCATGCGACGGTAGGTTGGAAATATCATAAGCTGGCAGAGAAGTATTATAGGGAGACCGTTGATGATTCCGTAAGTCCGTTCGATGCGATGGCAGATTTCGGTATGCGTGGTATGTCCTGTATGGATGAGGCAATTCATGCGTCCGCGGCGTGGCTGCTTTCCTTCAACAAGACAAGCACAATTCCGGCGATTCCATATATTGAACAGATGTATCGGACGGATTGTTTGGCGGCGGGAATTGGTCGCGGAGCTGTGAGCACCGAACATTCGTGCCAAGGCGCAAACTTCGCGGTTGATGGCGATGAGATTACATTTATCAAGCGTATGCTCACCGAATTGTATCCAAACACGTCGTTCAGTATGGTTTCCGATACATATGATTACTGGAATCTGGTAAATAACCTGCTGCCACAGTGCAAAAAAGAAATTATGGAGCATAATGGAAAAATGCTGATCCGTCCGGATTCCGGGGATATTGTCAAAATTTCTGTCGCGACGGTTCAGAAGCTCTGGGAAATCTTCGGCGGCACAACCAATGAGAAAGGTTACAAGGTTCTTGATCCGCATATCGGCATCATCTACGGCGACGGCTGCCAGCTTACAACGGTTGAGACGATCTGGGAGCAGCTAAAAGAACTGGGATTTGCCGCAAATTGTATTACTTTCGGAGTTGGTGCATTCTGCTTCGCGGCGACGATTGAAGAGAATGGCAAAATGATTGCTCTGACCCGTGACACATATGGTATTGCTATGAAAGCTACGCTGGGCGTGGTCGAGGAAAATGGAGCGGAACAGAGGTTCTTTATCTATAAAAATCCGAAAACAGATACGTCGCATATGAAGAAATCCCATAGAGGTTACTGCAATGTGGTTGAATCCGGCGGGAAACTGCGTTGTCTGGATTGCTTATATCATGAGCCGAAAGAAACGCTTTTACAGCCGGTGTTCTGCGACGGAAAGCTGTTAAAAGATGAGGATTTTGTGACGATCAGAAACAGAATTTACGGAGGAGAGTAATGGATTATTACCTGAGAGCTAATGCATCTTATGAACGCTTAGAGCAGGAATTTAAGAAGTATGGCAGGCTGATTTTCGCGGTTGATTTTGATGACACGCTGTACGACTACCATAAAGCTGGAAGAAGCTATGACGATTTAATGGCACTGCTTCGGCGCTGGGAGCCGTATTCGGAGGTTATCATTTTCACCGGAAATGCACCGGAAAAAGAAGCCTGGATCCGGGATTATCTGGATGCGGCAGGCGTGAAATATTTGGGTATCAACTGCGACGGATCTGTGGCTTATCCTGGACGTAAGGTGTATGCAAATGTATACATTGATGATCGCGGCGGGCTGAGACAGGTCTATGGGGAACTGCTTACATTAATTGAAAAAATCGAGAGAGGAGAAGTAACGTATGAAAACAATTAAGGATTATATCGAAAATACATTCGATGCGATGGCGGAAAAGAATCGTATCGTGGCGTGGATCAAGGAGTTCTTTGCGGAGAATGGTCCTGACTGCAATGCAGTTATCGGCATCAGTGGCGGAAAAGATTCGAGTGTGGTTGCGGCGTTATGTGTGGAGGCGCTTGGACGAAACAAGGTTCTTGGCGTGAAAATGCCGTGCGGTGAACAGGCAGATATTGATGCGGCAAATAAACTGATTGAGCATCTGGGGCTGCATTCTATCGAGATCAATATCAAAGATGCGGTTACGGCGGTTATGGATGGTGTTGAAGCGAATCTGGCAGTAGTAACAAATCAGACAAAGATCAATCTTCCGGCGCGTATCCGCATGGCGACGCTGTATGCAGTAAGTCAGAGTGTAAATGGTCGCGTCATGAATACCTGCAATCTATCCGAGAATTATGTTGGTTTTTCCACCAGATACGGTGATTGTGCAGGTGACGCTTCTCCGCTTGGTAGTTCTACTGTCGCAGAGGTTAAAGCAATCGGTCGTGTCCTTGGGTTGCCGGAAGAGCTGATTGAGAAAACTCCGTCTGATGGACTGACTGGCAAGAGCGATGAAGATAATCTCGGCTTTACATACGAAGAACTGGATTCTTACATTACGTTTGGAGTGGCGGAGTCTGGAATCTCTGCAAAATCTCTGGCGAAAATCACCAAGCTTCACAACCAGAACGCTTTCAAGCTGGAGACGATGCCGGAGTACAGACGCGGTGCATGGAACAAAGACGTTTCTCGTGGTGTGCTGTGCTAATGAATGTAAATCAAGTCTATAATGTCGATTGCCTCGATGCAATGTCTAAAATCGAGGACAAATCTATAAATCTTATCTGTACAGATCTTCCCTATGCAGTTACCGCAAGAAATTCATGGGATGTTATCATTCCGTTTGATCAGCTCTGGTCGCAATATGAAAGAATCATTGCAGATCACGGAGCAATCGTCTTGTTCGGGCAGGGTATGTTCACAGCTCAGTTGATGACGAGCAATCCGAAGTTGTGGAGATATAATCTGATCTGGCAAAAAACACAGCCAACCGGATTCTTGAATGCGAAGAGAATGCCGTTGCGAAGCCACGAAGATATCTGTGTTTTCTATAAGAAATTGCCGGTATACAACCCTCAGAAGACTACCGGGCATGAAAGAAAAATAAGCAAATCTGAACACAAAATTCATTGTAAAGAATCCCTAGACTATGGAAAAATCAATACTCTGACAACCTACGACAGCACCGAGCGGTATCCGACTTCGGTTTGGACGTTTCCGAAGGACACCCAAAAATCGGCGCTACATCCAACCCAAAAACCCGTTGCATTGATAGAGCAAATTATAAAGAGTTATACGAATCCGGGCGATTTGGTTTTGGATACCTGCGCTGGCAGCATGACGACTGCGATTGCCGCGATTAACTGTGGCAGAAATTTCATTTGTTTCGAGAAGAACAGAGAAATATATAGTGTAGGCAAAAGCAGAGTCGAAGAACATATGAAGGAGGTTGAGAATGCCAATAAACAAAGGAGTTCTGACGTCGAGCCGGAGCAATGATGATTTATATACGCCGTTTTATGCGGTAGATCCGATTCTGAAATATCTTCCCAAGACTTCGAAGATATGGACACCATGCGATGAGTCGTGGTCGGCATTTCCGCGAAAACTGCGGGAGGAAGGTTTTGATGTGGTAAGGACATCGCTGGCGGAGGGCAAGAATTTCTTCACCTACGAGCCGCTGGAATGGGATGTGGTTGTGACGAATCCGCCATTTTCCATTAAGAACGATATTTTAGAGCGGCTGTATCAGCTTGGAAAACCGTTTGCCGTGTTATTGCCACTCAATTCGTTGCAGGGTAAGTCGCGATATGAATTTTTTAAACAGGGAATCCAGATTTTAGCGTTCGATTCCAGAATTTGTTATCATAACCCGGAAAACATGGAGAAGCCAGTGAAAGGAAGTCCATTCGCGACGGCGTATTTTTGCCGCGATCTGTTGCCGCAGGATTTGATTGTAGAGCATCTGGAAGAATATGAGAGACCGCTAAAGGAGGTGTGAGATGATCTATATAGAAAGCAATGTACCACGAAACAAAGTCGTTTGGGCGGCGGGTTATGTTTCTGCAAATAAAAAGCAATTTCACATGATTGTAAAACAGAAACCAATACAGGGAATTATTATGGGGACAGGTTATTTAGAATTTTATCCCTTGAAAAGAGATGGATCTGTTTCGAATACTCGCAAGTTCAGTGTATATCAGCACATCTTCGCAGACACTTACGAAGAATGCGTTGCCGAGTATAATCGGTTAGTCCAGGAAGAAATCGCCCGGCTGGAACAGAACATTAATGTTCATAAACAAAATATTATCGCGGAATAAGAGGTGGATATGAAGGATTTTGAAAAAGAAATGCTGGCAAAGATTGATGCCGGAGAAAAACTGGATAAGAATGAGCTGGCGAGATTATGTTATGAGCATTCGATCTGTGACGAAGAAGGGTACGAGCATCGCTGGGTGAGAGAGATGGAAAGCATTGTTGAGTTAGACGGCAGATATTTTTCTATCCTTTGGATGCGTGGTTTAACTGAGTGCCAGGAAAATGATTTTGAGGATCAGCCGGTTGAGGTCAGAAAAAACACTTACGAAAAGATCATTGAAGTAACGGAATGGATTCCAATTAAAGGAGAGGGTAATGAGGGATAAGGCAAGAATCCGCGTTTTCTGTGATAAGCTGGCGGATATTTGGGAAAGCAAGTGTCCTGATTGGCGGTTTGGACAGATGATGATGAATGTGTTGGGAACGATTGCCAAGGAAAGAGACCCGTTTTTCCCAGAAGATGATGAAATGATGAAAAGGATTGAGGATTATTTCGGAGGCGGTGAGAATGTGGATTGATATTCATGACGCGACGAGAGTGCCGGAACAAGGTAAAATTTATTGGATAACTTATGTGTTCTGCAATGAGCCGCGTGTGGTTTTGGCACAATATTCTCGAAAGCGTTGGTATTTTATAAATGATACGGGCATGGCTACACAGGAAACGATCGGAAGAGTCCGCGGTTGGTGGTCTGAGACGATTGAAAAGCCGGTGTGTATGGCAGTTGAAATGTGTAAACCATACATTGTATTTCCAGAGTGCGAAATCAGTGTTTCTGGTAATAACGCGAAGTTAAAAGCTAATCTTTTATCGGATGAAAAAATGGTCGAGAGTGGTTTCCGATGGATTGGAGCGATTGGAAAATGGGTTTTCAATAAGGTTATTTTGCCACGCCAAGGGATTTCGTTTACTGTATCAATACCAAAGGAACATTCGGAAAATTTTCGAATAGATGTGCTTGACGATTTATTCGGGCAACCATATGACTATCAACGCATATTGTCGAAGCCAACATATGATGAGCCGAATCGAGTCGCTGTGAAATGTTATCAGGAAGTGGAAAAATACATGGAGCGATTGCAAAAGGCGGGTATCATCGAGGGACACGTAAAGGGTGAATACATTTAAGGAGGAATTTAATGATTATAAAAGGCGATAAAATTGAGCTGGTTAAGGAAACCCGCGCATTCAAGAAGATTGGCACCAAGTTTGAGGTTGATCGGATCGATGAGGATGGGAATATTACATTTAACTTTCGTAGCTGCGACTCTGAGGTCGCTCGCCCCGGGCGACCATGACTTATAGGGAGTTTGAAAAGTGTTTCAAAATCGTGCCGGAAAGAGTATGGTCGGAGTGGATGCCTACCAATATCCAGTATTTCGGCTTTATCGGACAGCAGCTTAATAGAATAAATGCGGTATATCGTACAAATGGGAAGAAAGTGCAGGTTAGACCTCATAGAGTATATTCTCCATCAATTAATCGCTTACGAGGAGAGGCAACCTGCAGTCCATCCGATGATTTCGACGTAAATAAAGGGCTTGCCATTGCCAAAATGCGACTCGCCAAGAAGCTCTCTGATTTTTCTTATGAACGTTTTGAAGAGGGTTTACGAAATTAGAAAAACTCGTGAGGCAAATATGGAAGTAATATATAGGGCGTCAATCGCGGCGCCCATATAAATAGAAGGAGGATACAGTTTGGAAAGCATCAAGCAGTTAGAAAAAACGGTGTTCAATACTTTATATGATATTGATACATCGGAACGTGAACAGGTCAAGGAGACTGGCAGAACGTCGCTGAATTACCTGCCGTGGGCGACAGTGTACTCTGAGGTTTGCAAGAACTTCGATGACGTCAAGTATGAGTTCCTGCGCCAAACCAAAGAGGTTGAAGAGATTATCCATACAGTCGTCGATGAGACCACAACCAGAGAAAAACATATTCGGTACACCGAAGAGTTGCCATATTTTGATACGCCGCTGGGCTTAGAGGTTCGTACCAGAGTAACGATCAACGGCATTTCGAAGGAAATGAATCTGCCGGTTTACAACACATCTTATAAGGGACTTGGTTCTACCCCGTATGAGTATGACACCAAAAACGGCAAAGCAAAGCTTCCGGCGGCGCGGCTGGACGATGTTTATAAGTCGATCATGCGTTGTTTCGCAAAGAATCTGAGTATGTGGGGCGTTGGTCTACATATGTGGACAAAGGAAGATGCTGCCGAGTCGGTTCTGCAAATGAATAAGTTACAGGCAGAGTGTATGGAAGTTCTGAATAAGAAATGTGCGCTTTCAGAGAAGACTAAGCTGAAAGTTATGGAGATTTGTAAAGAAGTTCTTCCAGATGAAAATGGAGATCCGCGTCTCTGCGACGACAACGAGAAACTGAAAGAGCTGAAAAAGAAGCTGATGGCAGTTCGCAAGATTGCCTAGCAAATAAATCACATAAAGGAGACCAAATTTTATGAACAAAGTAATTCTGATGGGAAGATTAACTAGAGATCCGGAAGTTAGATACACACAGGGTAACGAGCCAATGGCGATTGCACATTACACATTAGCGGTTGACCGTCGCAGAAAAGCACAGGACGAAGGACAGGCTGCGGACTTCATTTCGTGTGTTGTATTTGGTAAAGCCGGTGAGTTTGCCGAGAAATACTTCCGCCAGGGAATGCGCGTTCTGGTAGAGGGTCGTATTGCTACCGGTTCCTATACAAACAAGGACGGTCAGAAAGTTTATACAACCGAAGTTACCGTAGAAAATCAGGAATTTGCGGACGGAAAGAGCGGAGATGATTCAGTGAAACCGGCTGGAAATCGCCCGGCACAGAAATCTAATGACGGCTTTATGAATATTCCCGATGGCACAGAAGACGAAGGTCTTCCGTTTAATTAAGGGAGGACTGAATGGCGAAACCAAAAGTGTATAAGTGCGGATTTCGCCACTGTCAGCACGAATCCTGCGAGGTATCGCAGGAGGAGGCTGTGCAGGTCGGGCGACGATACTTTCACTCCGACTGTGCGGAAATCTACTATAATATGCAGGAGATTCAAAGGCTGTACCGGGAAAAAATAAGTAATACGGTTGTGATGCCGCAACTTCTGTCTGTTATAAACAACATTGTTTTCACAAAACATATCGAATCATCATATCTGTTATTCGCATTAAAATTTGCAATCAATACAAAAATTTCAATTCGTTCTCCATATTCCCTTCACTATCTGGTCGATCGGTATCAGGTCAAGGAAGCCTGGAAGAAGAAACAGTCGCAGAAGGTTAGGGCGGTTAAGTTCGAAGCCGCACCACAGAAAGCGCCGACATTTTCTTTTGCTGCGCCAAAGCAGACGAAAGATATTGGCGACTTATTCGGATAGGAGGGGTTGAGTGGATTTATCTGAGTTAAATGATGTCCAGGCGGAGAGTGGAGTCATTGCAACGCTGGTGTATCATCCTGAATTTATCCTGCATACAGATTATTTGAAGCCGGGATATTTTTATGCGACGGATAATGGCTGTATTTACTGGGCGATTTCAGAACTGTATAAGGCGGGCGTTGAAAATATAGATGCGCTAAATATTTCTAATATGCTCAACAGCAATAAGGCGGTCAAGCAAACAATTCAGAATTACAATCTTCCGTCTCTACAAGAATATATCGATCTTTGCGCCGAAACTGCGCGTGGCACGTTGGAAGAGTACAAGCTCCTGGCGCAGAGGGTAGTCACGTTGTCGTACAAGAGGGATTTGATCCGGAATATGAGCGCACTGGAAAAACTGTGCTTTGATAAGGAAATGTCGCTGGGCGAGCTGACGAAGCATCGGAACGACATCATAGCCAAGCTCGATGAGAAATACGTCGTGTCAGAAGAGATCAAGATGATGGGCGACGAGGTTGACGACCTATGGGGAGAAATCTGTTCCCGCCGGACGCCGGATGGTATTTATGGCATTCCGTCGATGTTTCCGGTTTTGAATGAGTGGTTTACATACGAGCCGACAGAGTTGATTCTGATTCAGGCATCGTACAAGCAGGGCAAATCTGTCATCCTTATGCTGGAAGCGTTACACAAAATCACAAATGGTATCCCGACTTTGTATATCGACCGAGAAATGTCAGACCGACTCTTTTACGAACGTGTGCTGGCGGCGCTGACTGGGATCGAAGTTAAGCGGATCAAGAACGGTAGATACAACGAGGAAGAGGCGCGACGAATTGCTGATGCGAACGAGTGGATGAAGAAACAGCCATTTGTTCATATGTACCGTCCAGACATCACGGAAGAAGAGCTATATGCGATCTGTAAGATTCTGAAATATAAGATGGGGTTGCAATTCGTGATCTACGACTACATCAAGAGTAACGAGAGTGATTCGAGTGTCAACTACAATGTCTTAGGTCGCATTACCGATTTCTTAAAGAATAAGATTGGCGGCGAGCTGAATATGGCGGTACTGTCTGCCGCACAGCTTAACCGCGACGGAAAAATTGGCGATTCCATCAAGATTAACCGGTATTTATCGGTTGGTATCAAGTGGTTTTTAAAGACGCCGGATCAAATCATGAAGGATGGTCCCGAATGCGGCAACGCTGGAATGAAGATTTATATTAATCGTTTGGGCGCGCAGATGCCGGAAGATGATGAGGAAGAATATTTGGATTTTGTGTTTGATGGCGACAGGATGATGATTTCGGAGGCGAAACAGCATACGAAAACGAATGAGTTTGATTAAGGAAGCGGTAAGTGAAAAGAATTGAAATGATCGGAAAGCGATTTGGAAGGTTGGTGGTGACGCGGTTATCAGAAAATACTTCTGGTAAACGAAAACGGCTGATGTATTACTGCGATTGTGACTGTGGGAGAAAAGATGTAGAAATTGTTGGGGAAAAACTTAGGGCTGGTACGACAAGAAGTTGCGGATGCCTAGTTAAGGAAGTGGCTAGTACCGTTCATAAGAAATACAATCGGTACGATTTGTCGTCTGAGGAGTATGGGATTGGCTTTGCATCTAATACAAGCAGAAAATTTTATTTTGACTTGGAAGATTATGACAAAATCAAAGGATACTGCTGGTTGGAAATGGCTAATGGATACATAGGCTCTAAGGACGAAAATCAGAAATATGTATACTTGCATCGACTTGTGATGAATGCCAAAGAAGGAGAAATTGTCGATCATAAGAAACACGATCCATCTGATAATCGAAAGGAATTTCTTCGAATAGGCAGTCAGAGCAAGAATATGATGAATACTTCTCTCCGCAAAGATAACACGTCTGAAACGACGGGAGTTTATTTTTGCAAGAATCGAGGGCGGTGGAGTGCCGAAATTCAAGTAAATAAAAGGAAGGTATATCTGGGCTTATTTAATAATAAGACCGATGCAATAGCCGCCAGAAAAAGGGCTGAGGAGAAGTATTTTAAGGACTGGTCATATAAAAATTCAGTAGGAAAAGACAATAATGCTGGCGCTCATTTGGGCGAGAACTCGTTTGATGAGGGGCGATAAAAGTTGATATTTAAAAGATAAGATAGGAGGAGAATGATGCAATACGATGAAGATTTCCTGCGGGAACTCAATCAGAAAGTAAATCTGGCGGATTATGTGGGGAACTTCATCGAACTTTCTCCACGAAGCAATGGCGATCTGTATGGGAAATGCCCGTTGCACGATGATAAAACACCGTCCTTTTCGGTCAATACGCGGGAAAATCTGTTCTATTGTTTTAGCTGTGGTCGTGGCGGCGGTATCATACAGTATCTCATGAAGTATGAGGGGCTGTCGATTGATGAGGCGGTACAAAAAGTCTGCAGATTGGTAAAGATTGATCCGGAAAAACTCTGTACATCGGAAACAGTGCGCTTTCTTCGCAAGATGAAGAGAGAAGCGTCGCAGAAGGAGGTTAAACACCCTATTCTGGCTGAGGCGGAATATTTGAAGTATGCCGATGAAGTCCCGGCAGAATGGCTCCAAGAGGGTATCAGCGCTGCGACGATGAAGGAGTTCGAAGTACGCGTGGACAAGCGGGCAAACAGGATTGTGTATCCGGTCAGAAATCGCGCTGGAGAACTGATCAATGTCAAGGGGCGCACGCGCTTCCCCAATTATAAGGAGATGCACCTGCAAAAGTATATCAACTATAAAACGGTTGGTACTATGGACTATTTTCAGGGATTGCATCTGACAGAGCCGTTTATCCGGGAAAAGCATGAGGCGATCGTCTTTGAGAGCGTGAAAAGCGTTATGAAATGTTGGGATTGTGGCATAAAGAACACGATTTCGGCGGAAAAACACGCTCTAACGCCGGAACAGACCCGCTTATTGATTTCGTTGCGCGTTGATGTGGTGCTGGCGTATGACAGCGACGTATGTTACCAAAATGCAAAAATCGCAGAGGATATCCGGCGGCTGGCAAGGTTCACAAATGTATACATCATCGAAGATCAGGAAGGCGTGCTTGGTGGAAAAGAGGGTAAAAATAGTCCTATTGATTTAGGCGGCGACATTTTCCAAAAATTATATGAGAACAGGAGGAAAGTTGGTGTGAAATTTGGGTTATGATAAAATTTTGGACAAGATGGTATTTTCCTTTTCCAGGCTGCATCAGTTCGAAGAATGCCCGTATGCTTTTTATCTGAAAAAGATTGAAGGAGAGGACCTGGACGAGGGCAATTATTATTCCGACATCGGCGGCTATGTCCACGAGATCAATGAGATGATTTTTAAAGGCGAGCTGTCGATTGACGATGCGGCTGATTATTTCATGGAACACTATGAGGAAAATATATCATATCCAGCGCGGCAGACTACAGTTGAAAAGAAATATTGTCAGGCATTAGAGTATTTTGCCGAGTTTGACATGGAAAAATTGCAGGACTATGAAGTCCTGGGTGTTGAGATGAAAGTGCATTTCAAGATTGGAAAATATTCTATGATCGGGTACATCGATCTGTTGTTGCGGCATAAAGAAACCGGAGAAATTTTACTGGTAGATCATAAGAGTGCGGGCAAATTCTTCGGAAAAAACGGGCAGCCATTGAAGTCGCAGGCAGATAACCTGGCGGCATACAGCAAGCAAATGTACCTCTATTCTAAGGCAGTCTACGATTTATACGGGAAATACCCGGACAAAATCGTCTGGAATCATTTCTTTGACAAAAACATTTCTGTTATCGAATTTAATCAAGAAGACTATGAGGCGGCGCTGAACTGGGCGCTGGAGACAATCGAAAAAATCTATCAGGAAGAAGAATTTCCGGCGAAAAAAAGCTATATGCTCTGCCACGTCCTGTGCGGCTTTAGAAATAGTTGCTTATATGCGAGCGAGGAGGATGAGGAAGAATAGAAAAGAATTTTACATACATCCACCTGCATAGCGACCTTTCCAACGGCGTAACCAATATTGACAGTATTACCAAATACGACGATTACATCGCGCGGGCAAAAGAACTGGGGATGAAGGCAATGGCTTTTACCGAGCATGGCAGCGTGTTTTCGTGGGTCAATAAGAAACGCCATATTGAAAAGGCGGGCATGAAGTACATTCACGGCGAAGAGTTTTATGTGACAAAGACGATTGAGCCGGGAGAGTATGGCGCGCCGACGAAGATCCGCGACAATTATCACTGTTCGCTCTATGCCAAGAATTTTGAGGGTGTCAAAGAACTGAATCAGCTTTCGAGCGCATCGTTTAACCGGCAGGACGGGCATTATTACTATGCACCGCGTATTACGTTGGATGAGCTGATCGATACTTCGGATAATATCATCGTATCAACGGCTTGTTTGGGCGGAATTCTTCACAACGGCGAGGATGATGTGCGGGAGGTTTTTATCAATTTTCTGATTCAGAACAAGCATCGGTGTTTTCTTGAGATTCAGCACCATTCAGATGCGGCAGGAGAGCAAGGTGCATACAACAAATACCTTTATTCGCTAAGTAAAAGCACTGGGATCCCGCTGATTGCCGGAACCGACACTCATGCGCTGAACACCGAGCACATGGTTGGACGTGCGATTCTGCAGAAGGCTAAGAAAGTTCACTTTGCTGATGAAGACTCGTGGGATTTGACGTTTAAGACATATGATGAACTCGTCGCGGCATATAAAAAGCAGAATGTGCTGCCGATGGAGGTTGTGCTGGAAGCAATCGAGAATACAAATCGGCTGGCAGACATGGTCGAAGAGTTTCCGCTTGATGAATCGTATAAGTACCCCCATTTATGGGCTGATTCCGAAGGAACCTTTTTGCGGAAGATCGAAGAGGGAATTGTTCGGCGCGGGGTAGACAAATATCCAAACTATCAGGAATATCGCGACAGAATCGAAGAGGAGTTGAAGGCGTACCGGCATAACGGCGCGATAGACTTCATGCTTCTGATGGAGGATATTCTGAATTGGTGTCGGACACAGGATATTCAAGTCGGATATGGTCGAGGATCGGTTAATGGGTCGGTAATCGCCTGGTTACTCGGCATTACTGAGATGGATAGTATCAAGCATAATCTGAACTTTGAAAGATTCATGAATATTGAGAGAGTGTCTTTAAGTGATATTGATACGGATTTCCCTCCATCACGAATCGAAGAAGTTAAAGATTATATTTTTTCCAAGACTGGGTTGTATTGTTCGGACATCATTACTTTCAATACAATCGCAGACAAGGGTGCAATTCGAGATGTAGGTCGAGCATTGGAAATCCCTCTTGATGAGGTAGATGAGATTTGCAAAGCCTTCGAATCTAATGAAGAAAAGTTGCGGAAGAAGTATCCGGAGCTGTTTAAATATGTTGACCTTGTAAAAGGCGTTATAGTATCGGTAGGTTCTCATCCTTGTTTTACCGAGGATGCTTTAGTACAGACAACGGAGGGATATAAAAGAATAAAGGATGTGCAAATTGGTGATTTTGTTTTTACACACGCAGGAAATATGAAAAGAGTCGCAGATGTAATGACTAATCGGACTGATACCTTATATTCTCCAAAAATCTCATTGCCGCAAATTAAAGCTACTGGGAATCATCCGTTTTATGTGAGAGAAAAGGTAAAGTTTCGCAGTAGAAAGGGCGGAATTGATGTTTATGGAACGTATTACGGTGAACCCATTTGGAAGGAGTTGTCACAAATAAAGGGCGGAGATGTAATAGGGGTTCCGGTAAACAAAAAGGCTGTCATTCCTATTCACGATGAGTATGCTTTAGATTTTTCAAAAAATGAACTCTGGTGGATAATTGGGCGTTACTTAGGAGACGGCTGGATCTGTGATAATTCCCGCGGAGACAGTTATCTGGTTATTTGCTATGGAAAGCAAGATGAAACAAAAACAGACATATTAAAACGGCTGGTGCAACTCGGTATAACTTTTCGAGTAGAAGAGCGCCCGACAGTATATAGGGTTTATATTTATGATACCGATCTGAAGTCGTATTTGAGAAGTTTTGGGAAATATGCGGACGGCAAGTATATTAATGCAGAAGTGTTTGATTTACCAATAGAGCAGATGCGACACTTTTTAGACGGTTATATAAGTGCTGATGGGCACTATAGGAAAGAATCTGATGAATATGGATATACCACTGTTAGCAAACGATTAGCGCTTGGAATTGCTCAGTGCGTTGCCAAGGTTTACAATGCGCCGGTAAAAATTAATGTTGTTCCGGAACATGATGAATTTGTGGTTAGGACAGTTTGCCATTGCAAAGAGAAATATCGAGCTTCGTTTCATATAAAGCGAAGAAAATTGGATTCAAATTTTTACGAATATGGTTATGTGTGGTATTATTGTGGCGGTGTGGATATTATATCAGAATCAGCGAAGGTTTATAATCTCGCAGTGGAAGATGATAATTCATATACAGTACAAAATGTTGCAGTTCATAATTGTGGATGCATTGTTTCTCCTGAAAATTTAACAGATCACGTTGCTACGTTCACAACATCCACCTCGAAATACCCGATCAGCCAGATTTACATGAAAGAGGTTGATGGACTGAACTATGTAAAATTAGACCTACTGCGCCTGGATACGATTGAGCTGATTAATGATACCTGTAAGCTGGCAGGAATCCAGCGGCTAACCCCGGATAATGTTGATATTAACGATGTTGCCGTTTGGAACTCAATGCGAGATGACAGTACGGGAATTTTCCAGTGGGAGTCTGATACCGGCGCGGATTACATCAAGAAGCTCCTGTCGGATGAGAACATCAAGAAATTCCAGGCGGTCGATGAACACGTTGATAGAATGACGCTGCTCACGATCGGAAATTCGGCAATCAGACCGGCGGGCGCATCCTACCGCGACGATTTGGCAAACGGCGTTGTCCGGAAGAGTGGATCGCAGGCTATCGACGATTTCCTAAAGCCCACATTTGGCTATCTGGTGTTCCAGTGTCAGATCATTGAATTTCTGCATCAATATTGTGGTTTTACGATGGGTGAAGCGGACATTGTGAGAAGACACTTTGCCAAAAAAGTCGGAACAGATAAGGATATTCCGGTTATTCAGAATGGCGGCTATATGATAGGTCTCGACGGCGAACCTAAGAAAGATCATTACATCGCGGGATTTACTGAAACGATGAAAAAGAACTATGGTATGTCGCCAGAAGAAAGTGAGAAAACGATTACTGCTTTCCTCCAGGTCATCATTGATGCATCTAATTATCTATTTTCTCTTAACCATTCTCAGCCGTACTCCTATGAAGGATACGTTTCTGGCTGGCTGCGCTATCATTACCCGGTCGAATTTATCACGACGGCGCTCAACATCAACGTCGATAAGGAAGAAAAGACGCTGGCTCTGACCCGATATGCGAAAGCTCACGGGATTCAGATCCTCCCACCCAAATTCCGGCATTCCAAGGCGGCGTATTTCTGCAATGCAGAGTCGCGGGAAATCTATAAGGGTATTGGTTCAATCAAGTTTATGAACACCCAGGTCGCGGATGAACTGTATGCGCTAAAAGACGAGCAGTTTGAAGACTTCATCGATCTTCTCGTCGCAGTGAAAAAGACCTCCTGCAATTCCCGGCAGCTTCAGATCTTGATCGAGCTGGACTATTTTTCCGAATTTGGCGATGTCAACTTTTTGCTGACAATCAACAACCTGTTCGGAGAAGTATATGGTAAGCAACAAATCAAGAAGGACAAAATCCCGAAGCTGGGAGAATACATCACTGAAATGGATGTTCGCCAGTTCGCCGAGAAAGAATCTGAGAAAACCTTTACGAAGGTTGACACGTTCCGTTTGTTGAAATATCTGGCTGCGACGATTCAAGTGCCGCCAGCGACGATTATGGAGCGCATTTCATACCAGAAAGAAAATCTCGGTTACGTGGATATCGTAGATAAGAAGTATGCGGGTCTGGCACTGGTAATGTCGGTCAATACAAAATGGACGCCGTGGCTCACGCTGTATGCGCTGGCAAATGGCAAAACCATAGAGTGTAAGGTTGATAAACGCAACTACAATCGGCAACCGGTCAAAGAGGGCGACGTCGTTCGAATCGAAGGACAGACCTATAAGAATAAGCAAAGAAAAACGGAGAATGGTTTCGAGGCGGTCCCCGGATCGAAGGTCCTGTGGATCACCAGGTATAGAAAGGTGGTGGTGTAAATTAAGCGGCATTACACGAAAACGGAATACACGCAGTTGATTTCTAACATGGTTATTCTGTGTGATACGCGCGAGCAAAAGAATGAGCATATTTTGTCGGAGTTTGAAAGGGCTGGGTTGCAGTATCAAAAAAAAGCCCTCAAAACCGGAGATTACAGCTTTATGATTCGCGCTTGCCCGGAATTGGGATTTGCCTACGACACGTATTTTACGGATGAAATTGTGATCGAGAAAAAAAATAGCTTATCGGAGCTGGCTGGTAATCTTGCCAGTGCTTCTGATGACGGCGAAAGAATCTTCAAGGAATTTAACCGGATGATCAACGTCGAACGGGCTTATCTCGTAATAGAGAACGACGGTATCGACGGAATTTTCGAACACAAGTATCGATCGGAATTCAATCCAGATTCCTTCATCCGGACGCTGATAACGTGGCAGGCAAGGAATAATATGCATATCTACTTCTGCAAAAAAGAAAATACAGCCCGAATGATTTATGAGCTGTGCAAGAACTGTTTGGATGCAAAAATCCTGAAATAAAGAATGGGGCGAACCCGTAGAGGTTCATATCAATAATCGAGGACGGGGATTATTGGTCTGGTAGGGAAACGGGTCAGAGTAATAGAGTCAACAATTTTGAGTAAAACTAAGCAAGTAAAAGAGATGGAAGTTGCAATATCTGATACCATAGGCATCACCCCTTTCAAAGACAGCATTATACCCCATATGCGAACACTGTATTTGATCGTGGATTCTGACCCGTCAAATTCCTCCGGGGCATTTCTAAATATCATATCACAAAATTCATTGGATTCCAATAAAAATCTAAAGAAAGGACAAGTAGAGTTCCTGGGTTAAAACGCGCGTTACCTACGAAATAAGGAGCTTGGAAAAAAAAGAAAGAGCACTGGCTCACATCGAAAAAAATGAGTGGGTCAAACCGATTGAAGGCGCAGATAACATTGAGCTGATTGGCGTATTAGGCTGGGTATGCATCGCCGAAAAGGATGAATTTAAGCCGGGAGACGTCGCTGTATATATTGAAATAGACAGCAAATGCCCGGAGTCAGACGAGCGATTCGCATTTCTGGCAAAAAGAAAATTTAAGATCAAAACGCTCAAACTTGGCAAATTCGGCATCATCTCTCAGGGCTTGGCAATGCCAGCGACGTTATTTCCAGAAGTGACGGGAGAGCCGATCGGCGCCGATGTAACTGAAAAACTACACATCACATACTATCGACCGGATGACATCGCCAGAAAGACGAACAAAGTCGATCCAAACGCGAAGTACAAATCTATGGCGGCTCGCCACAAATCTCTTGCAAAGAAAAAATGGTTCAGATGGCTGATGAAACGCGGCTGGGGAAGAAAATTTCTATTCGTATTTTTCGGCAAGAAGAAAGACGACCCGAAAGGGTTCCCAAATTGGATTGTCAAAACTGACGAAACAAGGATCGAGAATTGTCCATTCTATCTCGACAGCGATGAGGAATGGGTGGTGTCAGAAAAGGTGGACGGAACATCCTGCACCTATGCCGTGAACCGACTCAAAAAGAACAAAGATAAGTTCGAGTTTATCGTATGCAGCCGGAATGTGCGGCAGGCAGACAGAAACCAGGAGTGTTACCACGAATCTAACATCTACTGGGAGCTGGCAGATAAATATAACATCGAGGAAAAATTGACTAAGCTGGCTATCGCCGGTGACTATGGCAGGGTTGTGCTTCAAGGTGAAGGTGTCGGCAATGTGCAGGGCAACCCGTACAAGCTGAAAAAGAGTGATCTATATGTTTTCAATCTTATCATCGACGGTAAGCGCCAGAGCACGAAAACTATGAGCGAATATTGTGAAAATCACGGCTTCAAGCACGTACCGGTAGTTGACTGGAATTTTAAGCTGCCGAAGACGATGGAAGAGATGAAGTTGCTGGCGGACGGCAATAGTTTGATCAATTCAAATGTGAAAAGAGAAGGTTATGTATATAGAGATCAACTCGGACAGAAGAGTTTCAAAAATGTTTCGAGAGAATATCTCTTAAAAAACTCATAACGAAAGGATTTTGCAATGGATAAACCGAAGCTGTATGTTTTGGTTGGTTTGAGCGGGAGTGGGAAATCTACTCTCGCCGCCCAACTAGCAGAAAGTAACGAAAACACTGTCATTGTTTCTTCGGATGCGATACGAGAGGAATTAACCGGGAAGATCGAGGATCAGTCGAGAAATAATGAGGTATTCGAAATTTTCCACCAGAGGATTCGAAAAAATTTGGAAGAAGGAAAAAATGCGATTGCTGATGCCACGAATCTTTTAATTAAGTCGCGACTGAGAATTTTGAATATGACTCGCGGCTTGGACGTAGAGAACATTTGTATCATATGCGCCAAACCATTTGAAATATGTTCGGAACATAACATGAAGCGAGAACACCCAGTTCCGGAAAGTGTATTGGATAAACAAATTCGAAAATTTCAGATTCCCTTTTACGAAGAGGGTTGGGATGATATTCAAATTCAAAACAAGTATCACATGTACCGGAGCGACCAGACAAATAAACTGTTGCTTGCGATGATGGGTTTTGATCAGAAAAATCCGCATCATGACAAAGATCTAGGTGATCACGCCGTAGAGGTTATGGCAAGGTTTGGCGACTGTGGATATTCGGAATCCTATAATCTTGCCGCGTTATTTCACGATATCGGGAAGTTGTATACGCAAACATCTGATGATAATGGTGTCGCACACTATTTTGGACACGAATCTTTTGGATCATACGTGATGCTGATGAACCTAATAAATCGTGTAGACCTTGATAAGGACACGGTTTTGGAACGCTGTTTTTTAATCAATTATCATATGCTGCCGTTTGGCTGGGGCACAGAAGCGGCGCAAAAAAAATGGCGCAAAATTTTTGGCGAAGACAAATATCTGATGCTCACGAGATTTCATGAGTGCGACACAAAGGAGTAAGAACAATGAATGTTATTAATAGCGTAGAGCTTTCTGTATAGTAGAAGATAGCGCTGAGAATAAGCGAAAATGACAATAGACTACAATGCTGCATAGACCATGATAAGTATTTTCAACATGTGACACTTGTGAGTTTGGAGGTGACTAAGTGTTAGCACCTGCAATTTTATATAAAGAACAGATCAAGAAAGAATTTCAAAAATATTACTATACAACAGAAAATCAGAAAGGAAAAAGTTAGGTGGCTACTAAGGACATGTCACTTTCTGGTAGAATTAATGAAATATATGGGTTCAAAGTCTCGAATAGTTGGTAACATTTTACCGATTATTCAAGAAAGATTGCGAGATTATAATATAAAAACATACATAGAGCCATTTTGCGGTGGTTGTAATGTAATCGACAAAGTTCAGTGTGACACAAAAATCGCATCTGATAATCATAAGTATCTTATCGAAATGTTCAAGAATATAAATCAGATTCAAAATCTCCCAGAATTTATTACAAAAGAACACTACTCAGATGTAAGAGAGTGTTTTAATAAAGGATCATCCCAATATCCTGATTGGTATATTGGTGCAGTGGGTTTTCTCTCAAGCTATAACGGAAGATTCTTTGATGGCGGCTACTCAGGCGTTGTACATACGAAAGCTGGAACTGAAAGAAATTATTACGATGAAGCTAAGAGAAATTTGTTAGAGCAGATTCCAAGATTAGAAGATATTCAGTTCCAATGTGGAGATTATGAAGAGTTGTATTCTGATAAAGTTGACTGCTTATTTTATTGCGATATTCCATATAAGGGTACGAAACAATATGGATCAAGTAAGAATTTTGATTATGACAGGTTCTGGAATTGGGCTGAGAAGATGAGCGAGAAGAATATTGTCTTAGTCAGTGAGCATGAAGCTCCTTCTGGATGGGAATGTATTTGGCAACAGGAAGTCAAGAGAACGATTGACAATACAAAGCGAGTTAAAGCGGTAGAAAAGTTATTTGAAATAAGAGAATAAATATCTGGGAGACGACAATTTGATAGAATCACAGTTTTGCATTCAAGAATTAATACCGATAGGATGTACTGATACTAGAATTTTAATCTTGTATCCGTATGAACTTAGCAATGAGCCGATGTTAAAAGATAATATTTCCAAAATGACAAAAGTCATAAGAGAATACATAAAAGAATCTGAGATGCATAGAAAGTGTGTGGATATAATTCCAAATCTTATATGGGATTCTCAAAAAATATCTATGCAGAACGAAGCCGAAGAGCATCAAAGAAAAGCTGATGAACTTGCGGAAATAATGAATGGAGGTATCAGTCCTTATGCGTGGTATGTTAAAGGTAGGTTTAATGGTGAGATAGGTGGATTTCATTACAATGTAGATAATATAGTTTATTTGGATAAAAACTAAAAAGAAATTTTTCTTTCTTGGGAAGTGATTAATATATTTCGTATAGAGAAAATTGAAGTTGTAAATGGATGCGATTGTTGGGGAAGACCAGAATATGATGATGTATATAAAGTTTATTGTAATGATGAATTTGTATGTCGTATGTCAAGTGATCCAACGGTATTAGTTAATAAAATAAATGATATTTTAATCGTAAAAGGATGACCGTATGAAAGGTAAATATAGAGGATGCGACATGGAAGTAGAACAAGGTAATTCAGAATTCTTAACCTTTGCAATATTTGATGATGGATACGAAGTCACAAGTGGATTTTCTGAAAGTAGCGTTTCTGTAAGAGATTATTTCGATTATATGAAAAGTATAGTAGACGATTATAAAGAGCATCCAGAAGATTATGAATAGGAGAATAACATTATGGATTTATCACAAGAAGAAAGACAAAAGTTTTTAGAGTTAATAGATAAGGTAAGTCCTTGCGCTGCAATTTCTGAAAAAGAAAATCTCGAAAAATTCAAAGAGTGGCTGGATAGTGATAGGTCAGAAAGAGTTATATTTGTTAAAGCTCCAAAATCATTTAAAGCTCAGGTTGGAGATGACAAAGTGTTTCTTATACCAACAGGCAATAAAACTATAAAACCAGTAAATGTAATATTTGAAGGAGAATAACAATATGAAAAGATATAAATTAGTCAAAAGTCCTAATCCAGAAACTCATGCGTCTGGCGAAGTGATTTTTATAAAAGATGAAAATGGTAATGAATGTAATGTTGGATTTAGTGATGAATTTGATGCGTTTGACTATATAAAATTGCAAGTGGAAAATGACAAAGAATACACTGATTATCTCGAAAATCCAAACAAGCATATCATGGATATGTATAATTCGTTGGATGACTTTGATAAAAAAATGATTGAGCAGAGTTTGATACAAAGATATAGAAATGAGTGTATGTATCAATATTTTAGATAGGTGAGAAATATGAATGGAAAGAAAATTCAACTTAGAAGTGGTGTATTTAAAGCAGAAACCACATGTTATAAAGATGATACTTTTGACCTTAATAAAGGACTGAACCTAGCCAAGAAAAGATTAATTGTAAAATATCTTGATAAACAGGTTAAATTGATTGCAAAGGCAATGTAAGGATAAGGCGGAGGAATTTTATGACAAGAACATATTGTGATGTATGTAACAAAGAAACCAATTCGGTAGCAGAATATATGTTGCCAAAGCGAGTGCCAAGATATGTGACAGACAAAGCTGGTAATAAAATAATGCCATTCGGAGAAACTGTTGAACCAGTAAAAAGAGAGTTGTGTCCAAGATGCTCACGTTTATTGAATGTGTTTGTAGATGGTTATTTAGCAGCTTTGAGTACGGAAGATGATAAATACACAATTCAATTTAATCTTATTCATGAAAGAGAATAATGGTATATAGGAATTATTTTGAATGTAATTCAGTTTCCTTTGGAGGTGAAAAATTGGACAATCAAACAGAATATAAACTAAGAAAATGTCATTGTGGTGGAGAAGTTGAATTATTTCCATCAAAACCTTGGTCACAAGATCCTGAAATTCATTGTAAGAAATGTGGTGGAACTTGGCGATACGGAACGTACTCGGATTGTTTAACAATAAAAGAGTGGAATGATAGACATGGTAAACAAATAAACCAATTTAGTGATTTGCATCTAACAGAAGTACGTAAAGACAAATATAAGAGGTATAAAGAAAATGAATGATTATACACAGAGTAAAGACGGATATATAGTATTTGAAGATGGCGGTACAAGCCCAATTACATATGGAGCATGTGAAAAGTGGTTTCATACATATGATGAAGCAATTAAGTATGCATTAGATATTGTAACTGAAAATACAGAAGAGTATAAGAAACGTTTTAATTGGAATTCAGTTATTGTATATGAAGGTGCTGAGAGTCTTATGCACGAATCTCATTCTTGCCCATGTGGTAGAGTTGTATTTCAATGGATGAATCACGATATAAGGAGAGAATAATTTGATAACACCACCAGTAATACAAAGATTAACAAACGAAAACACAATGTTGACAAGTGCTTCTATAGAAGATTTAGAAGAGTATAAGAAAAATGCTTGCAAAATTCTTAGAAGCCAGACGCAGTGTGCTACTGCAAAAATCGTAGAAGGATTGATTAACCAGGAAATTATGAACAGAAGAATTATTGAAGAATGGGATAAAATCTATGAACAATTTCCTGAATATGTTGGAATGTAGGTGTGCGAATTATGGCAACAAAATTTATTAAAACAATAGAAGCAATTGAGATTGAGGAAATTCTTGCAGAACATCTTCATGTTTTTGATTGTGCATTAAAAATCATAGGCACACAAAATAGGCAATTTGTTATAGCAGAAGTTTATGAACGAGTAGAGAATAATATATCAGGAGAAAATACAAAGGAGGAAAATTTTGGAAGAGAAGATTAAAGAATTCGAAGTAGCTCTTCTTGCGACGAAGAGAGAGGGGATGGATAGACTGTTAGAGTTTATCAGGAAGAGTGATTTTTATACGGCTCCGGCGAGCACCAGATTTCATTCTTGCCACGAGAGCGGTTTATTAGAGCATTCTCTGAATGTGTTTTATGCGCTGACAGCTAAGAAAACAACGGGGATTTGGCAGGAAAAATTAAAAGATGTCGCAGATGAAAGCCTCGCAATTTGCGCCCTATTGCACGATCTCTGCAAAACATACTTTTATACAACCGACTACCGGAATAAGAAGAACGAGCAGGGTATCTGGGAGCGCGTGCCATATTACACGATTGACGACAAAATCCCGTATGGACACGGCGAAAAATCTGTCATGATGATTGAGGAGTATATCAAGCTTCTCCCGGTGGAACGATATGCAATCCGGTGGCATATGGGCTGGACGGAGCCAAAGGAGAGTTACAATGCCCTCGGAACCGCGATGGAAAAATACCTGCTTATTCTGGCGTTGCATGAGGCGGATTTAGAGGCGACTTACTTAATGGAGGAAAAGCAGTAAATGACGGCGAAGGGACTTAATACGGAACCTGACAAAACGTGCAGAACTATCAAGGCTAATTATGCGAAAATAAGTGTCGCAAATTTTGAGAACACGGGAAGTTGGGGGGGGACAGGAGTGCGTGATAATTCAAGAATTAGAAAACTGACACCGCGAGAGTGTTTTAGATTCATGGGATTTGACGATGAGGCGATTGATAAATTGCTTGCAGCTAAATTTTCAAATACCAGATTATATAAGATGGCAGGAAATTCTATTGTCGTCGATGTACTTAAAAGACTGTTTGCACAAATCTTTGTTTCAAATCCAGAAATTTTCCCAGAAGAAAAAGAAATTAAATATTTGAGTCTGTTTTCTGGCATCGGGGCTTTTGAGCGCGCGCTGGAACGTCTGAATAGAAAATATAGGCTTGTTGGGTATAGCGAAATCGATCCATATCCGGCAAAGGCTTATTCGGTGCTTCATGGTCTGCCGGAAGAGCTTAACTTAGGGGATGTCGCTCAAATCGAAACGGCGGCTCTTCCGGCAGATATAGATTTGATTACATATGGCTTTCCGTGTCAGGATCTTTCGGCTGCCGGGCAGCAGGCGGGATTCTACGATGAGGACGGCAATCATACGCGTTCGGGATTATTTTTTGAAGCATTGAGAATCATCCGGGAGAAGCGCCCAAAAGTCGCGATTGCAGAAAATGTGAAGGCGCTGACTCAGAAGAAATTTTCCAAAGAATTCCAGATGGTATTAGATGGATTGGCGGCGGCTGGGTATAAGAACTACTGGCAGGTTTTGAATGCCAAGGACTACGGCGTGCCGCAGCATCGGGAACGGGTGTTCATTGTGAGCGTTCGAGATGATATTGAAAGCCGCGAACCGATTTTCCCGGCGCCGATCCCATTGGAAAAATGCATGGAAGATTTGTTGGAGCCGGTTGTTGATGAAAAATATTACATCAATAGCGAAAGAGCCATTCAGTTATGCAGGCGCCTTGATGAAGAAAGTGATTCGAGAGGAAGGTGATGTAATGGATTTATATAAGTTTTTGACTATTTTCGTATTTGATATTGCTGCGTCGCTGTGGGCTTACATGGGAATAGAGTTTTTGAAAGATTATTTTGAATCGTTAAAAAATGTTGATGCAGCGATTTGGGGTCCGGCGATCGGACTTATCGTGTCGTTTTTTGTGTGGTGTTAGATATGACAGATGTACAAATGTTAGAAGTTATCTGTGTCGGAGTAATCATCTGGTTTGCTTGTGTAGACTGGGGAATGCAGGACTATTGCCGGGAGGACGACGATAACCTTCCGGCGGTGATGCTGTTTAGTGTCCCGGTAGCGATACTCATAACGATATGGATGATGAATATGGGATGGGTCCCTTTTTGGTAAGGAGAAAATATGAACGGAGAAATATTATTTGTAGGAAATGTTTGCCCGACAAGAACCCGTGAAAATCCGAATCAGGGACGGGTATATGACCCAAGAGGATTATGTCCCTGCTTAAATTGCGGTGGGGGAGGGAATCGGCAACCATTTATCATAGAGAGGAGAACGAAAAGTGACAAATTTTGAGAAGTACAAAGACGAGATTTTAGCCATCATTAATAAAGAGGAGAATATTGCGATGGCTAACGGAATTTTGCAAGAGTGCAGAGACCTGAATTGCAATGATTGCGATTTTGGCAAATCTTCCGGCGATTGTGATTGCAACATGATGAGATGGCTCTATAAAGAATTTTGTCCGTTCAAAAGAGGAGAGCGGGTGATTCTTACCATTCCGGGGCAGCCACCGCTACGATGCTATTTTGCAGAGCAGAAAGAGAATGGTTGTGTTTCTGTTTTTTCCGGTGGGCGTGACGAATGGAGTTCAAACGGAGATACCATGACCTATCCAGAGGAATATATCAAACCGTACAAGGAATGTGAGGAGACGGAATGACATCGGCGACAAAGAAAATCATCCAGGAGATACGTGGTTTAGACAAAAAGCGTGAAGAGATTTTAGATAAACTAAATACATTACCCGGCGGCTATCGAGAGCTTGTGTTACTAAATAGTCTTGATGACTGCGAAAGCCGTGTGCGATTCTTGAACGAGCTATTAATAGAAATGGAGGATAAAAAGATGAACATTAAAATCAAATACTTTGCCGATGACATGGAGCCACTTACCTACATCGACGGCAAATCCGACTGGATCGATTTGCGGGCGGCACAGGATATGACCATTGCAGCGGGTACATACGTCGCGATTCCGCTTGGCATCGGCATGAAACTGCCGGTTGGTTACGAGGCTCATGTGGTTCCGCGCAGTAGCACTTTTAAAAATTTCGGTCTACTCCAGACGAATAGCATGGGCGTGATCGATGAGACGTATTGCGGCGATAATGATCAGTGGCATTTCCCGGCATACGCAACTCGCGACACAGTAATACATAAGAACGACCGGATTTGTCAATTCCGCATCATGGAGCACCAGCCGACGATCGAGTTTACACCGGTCGAGCATCTGGCAGATGAATCGCGCGGCGGATTTGGTTCCAGCGGCATCCGCTAAATTTACATCGCAAACAGAGAGGAGGGCGAATATTGAAACTTGCAAATATCACGAATGTTGATGGATTTTTCAAAGCTGTTGAGGATTGTAAAGGGCGTGTAGAGCTGGTATCCCCAGAGGGCGACCGCATCAACCTGAAATCAAAGCTGGCTCAATACCTAACGCTGGCAAACATCTTTTCGGATGGCTACATCAAAGAGATGGAGCTTGTCGCGTATGAAGAATCCGACGTTTCCAGACTGATTAAATTCATGTACCAGGGAGAGTGATTTCATGGACAGATATTGGGAAACCGAAAAATGCCCCCGTTGCGGTGAAGCACTTGAAACCGAGACATATAAAGAATACCGGGATTCGACGGTGCTTATGCCGATATGGGAAGAATTAACGGTATGGTTTTGCCCGGCGTGCGGCTGGAACGACCGGGATTAAGGTGATGGAAAGGAGTAGTTATGGAATTAGTCAATGTTAATTTATATGCGGAAGGATATTATAGTGGAGCAACTTATGAGGATAATATTTGGATTAAAGAATCTTCCTACGAAAAACTAAGAGATATTTTTCCAACAGAGATTAGCTGTGGTGAATTAGATGGTAAGCACAGCGAGGTTATGGGAGAAGTCGAAATTCAGAATAATTGGCACACGGATGAGGATTTCGCCAAGGCTGGAAGAAGTGAAGGCGATGGAGATCGTCTCGAATTAGAATTAGTAGATCTTTACAACGAACATGGTCTCGATTGGGACGCAGAGCAGGATGAAATCGACGAGTATTTTGATGGATTAGATATTTGGAAAGACGTGACTATTACTCTTCCGGAGAGTAAAATTCCGGCGTTAAGAAAGTATGCCGATTGCCTTATTTATAATGACGACGATAAAAATAGCCGCGCATAAGAAGAGGTGAAAATGTTAGATTTAGCAATTAATCACAAAGAAGAGCTGCAGAAAAGACTTCGTGAAACATGGCTTACAGAACAATATAAGTTTGCTCATTGTGATGTGTTTTGTGAAGAAGAAAAAATTGATGAAGACACCTGGAATAAACATCAGTTTGTTTCGTTAGATCCGGATGGTAGTATTATTGGTTATATCGCCTACAACATCAGTCGCGCAAAGCATAGTTGCTATGGCTTATATATGTAATTTTTCTGACAATAAAGCTGTTTTTAGTATAGATCTAGGAAATGCTTTGAGGGATATTTTTGAAAGATTCGGGTTCAGAAAGTTGGTTTTTAGTGTCGCCGTTGGCAATCCGATTGAAAAATCATACGACAAAATGATGGAAAGATATGGCGGCAGAGTAGTTGGCATTTTCAAAGAAGAGTTCAGATGTTATGACGGAAAATATTACGACAAGAAGTGCTACGAGATTTTTCGGGACGATTATATGAAACATAGGAGGACGACAAGATGCTAGTTGTAAATCTGTTTGGAGCGCCGGGGAGCGGCAAATCAACTGGTGCGGCATATATTTTTTCACAATTAAAAATAGCCGGGGTCAACGCTGAGCTGGTCACAGAATTTGTCAAGGACAAGGTTTGGGAGAACAATGAAGAGGTGTTCAAGAACCAGGCGTATATCTTTGGCAAGCAGAGTTTCAAAATGAGCCGATGTCGGGATAAGGTTGACGTGATAGTAACGGACTGCCCGCTGCTTTTATCCGCATTATATAACAGCGACGAAATTCTGGGCGAAGAGTTTAATAATGTGGTACATAGGGTTTTCGATTCATACGAGAATATGAACTTCCTCATTAACCGAGTAAAAGCATATCAGCCGGTCGGAAGGTTGCAGACAGAAGAAGAATCCGATCAAATCCAAGGTTCTTTAATGTCTTTATTGACAACCATGAGAGTTCCTTATGAAATCAAAAATGGCAATGTAGCTGGCTACAATGAGATAATCGACGATGTCTTATATTACATTTGAAAGGAGAAAGATGGGACAAAAGCATAATATTACAGACCTACACCAAATGCAGTCGTTGCCGCTTAAAGCAAAAATCGCGATGACAAACCTTCGTATCCAACAATGGGTCGAAGAATACGGAGAAGACGGGGTTTATGTGAGTTTTTCTGGCGGGAAGGACAGCATGGTGTTACTTGATTTAGTAAGAAAACTATATCCTAGTATCGTCGCTGTATTTGTGGACACCGGGCTTGAATATCCTGAAATCCGCGAGTTTGTGAAGCGTTTTGAAAATGTCGAATGGCTCAAACCCAAAAAGACTTTTCGGCGGGTTATCACAGAATACGGCTATCCTTTTATTTCAAAAGAAGTATCTGATAAAGTGTATGGTGCACGACGTTATCTAAAAGAGTTGAAAGAGTATAATACTCGCGGGGGGGGGCAATGCTCGTTATGCATGGGCGATCGCAGATCTTACTGGTATAGACCGGCGAATCGATCCAAATAATCCAGCATATCAAAATCTCTTGCATCCTAACCTAGATGCTCCAACCGAAAATTCTCGCTATCAGCAAATTATAGGCACATATCCCGGCAAAGACGGCAAGCCATCATCTTATAATTTCACAAAGTATCAATTCTTCTTGGACGCTCCATTCGAAATTTCAGCAAGTTGTTGTCGAATCATGAAAAAATCACCCGTTCATTCTTACGCCAGAAAAACCGGAAGAAAGCCGATGACCGCGCAGATGGCGAGTGAAAGTCGATTAAGAACGTCGCAGTGGCTCAAAAATGGATGTAACGGATTTAATATGAAGTCGCCAATCAGCAATCCTATGAGTTTCTGGACGGAGCAAGATGTTTTGCTTTACATCAGGGTTCGGCAGGACGAATACGATTCAAACTTACGCGACTGTAATCTTGAAGTCAAATGCAGCGCAGACAAACGTCGTAGAAAGATGGCGCGAAATTACATCAAGAAGCATAAGCGATTCGAGATCTGCTCTGTATATGGAGACATCGTCGGATCAAATGGCGAGAAAGAATCGCTGCCGGAAAATGTAGCAGATATGGGAGTGCTCGACTTAGATAGACCATTGCTCAAAACGACGGGTTGCGATCGTACCGGCTGTATGTTCTGTGGCTATGGGTGTCATTTGGAAAAGCCGGGAAACGGGCGGTTTGAGCGGATGAAGTTGACGCATCCAAAACAGTATGACTATATCATGCGACCCAGAGAACAGGGCGGACTTGGATACAAAGAGATAATTGACTGGATCAATGAGCATGGAAATTTTGATATTAGATATTAGAGAGCGGGGAGGTGATTAGATGACATTTGAAACAAGTCCCAGAATCAATAAGTGGATGCAGGACCATGTAAGACAAGGTTGCATAACTCGTGCAACTGCTGGTGAACAATTTGTTTTTACGTTTCTGCCAAGCGGCATCATAGATTGTCAGACAGTGAAATGTATGTGTTGCGGGAAGAAGTTTACGGATTATGTTGAATGAGGAGGCGGAGATGAATAAACGCGCACGAAAAAAGTCGCTGAAACAACATGGCAAATACGTCGCCCCCAAGGAGCTTTGGAATCTGGATTGCCGTATCGCCGAATTTGTCTTGCCCCGGCTGAGAAAGTTCAGGGAGGTCGAAGACGGTTGTCCCGGTTGCGGCGAAATGGATACGCATGAGAAATGGATGGCGGCTCTTGACAAGATGATCCTGGCTTTCGAATATGTTTTAGATCAGAGCGACTGGTGGATTGATGATCCCAAATATGATTATATTGACGGTCTACATATGTATAGCGCGCCGATCGAAGGCGGTGAATTTGAATGCTTAATCATCGAAAAAGAGGATTGGGTCGCAGAGATTGAAGAAAAACATAAGCAGGAAGAACGGCGGCGGCAGGGAGTGATCGAAGAGGGATTACAGTTGTTTGCAAAATGGTTTCAGCGTTTATGGTGGTAGAGGAGGAAATATGTACCAGAATTGCTGTAGAAAGTGCGGAAGTGTGGCGTTGCACACCGAAAATAAAGGAACTAATGTGGGGTTGTACTGCGACGATTGCGGAGCCTGGGTGAAGTGGCTTGGGAAGGATGAGCTTCATGCATTCGAGTACGCACAGGAAAAGCGAGAAGAGGTTGATGAAAGCAAAATTGCGGACGCCATCAAGCTATTAAGAGACAATGGTTATTTTGTGACGAAGTTTTCTGTGAATGGACGTCGGAAACCAGAAGGCTTGCGTGATGGAAATTTTGACATTAGATATTAGAGGAGGCAGAAATGAACAAGCGCACACGAAAGAAGTATTATGAGATTTTCTGGATGATTATATGAAACATGGCTATCAGTAAAGAGAATGTAAGTAAGAAACAGACTCACTTACGGCGGTGTTTGTATGACACAGCTCATTCAAAGTTCGTATTTTAAGAGAATAATATAGTAACAGGAATCCATTATTTCATGTGGAGAATCGAGGTGAAAAATATCATGAAAAAGGTTTTATATAGTATTGCAATGATGTTTATATTTGTGCTTTCTTTAGTTGGCTGTTCAAAATGCATTAGTAATGAAACATCTACAGTTCAAGTAAAAATAATAGATGAATATCATAGGGATGCTTATACAACAATGTATTATCTTCCTGCGACTAAAACTATAATACCACAATCGCATCCAGCAGTTTATAGAATTACTGTTGAATATAATGGTGTAGAATATAATATTTCTGGCAGTAATACATATACCAAATATTCAGACAAAATTGGAGAATATGTTGATGGAATATTAGAAACAAAGAAATATGACGATGATACTATTAGATACAATATTGTTGACTTAGAATAAATCAACAGGAAACTAAACTTTCATGTGAAAATTAAGGAGGTTATAAAGAATATGTGTTGTCCAAGATCAGGAAAAGAATGCAATGAATTTATGTGTGGAAGTTCAGTAGAAGGTGTATGTCGTGAAGGATTAAAAGATTATAAAGTGATTACATTATGTGGTAGTACAAAATTTAAAGACGAGTTTATGAAAGTTCAAAAAGAACTTACTTTAAATGGTTATATTGTAATTTCAGTTGGGTGTTTTGGTCATTCAGGCGATGTATTTACAGATGGGCAGAAGATTATGTTAGATGATATGCACAAGAGAAAAATTGATATGGCAGATGAAATTTTCGTAATCAATGTCAATGGATATATTGGAAGCTCAACAAAATCTGAAATTGAATATGCTGAAGCACATAATAAGAAAGTAAATTATCTTGTTGATATCAACAGATAAGACATTAATTTAACGAGGAAGGATGATGAAAATGAAATTTGAGCATACAAAAGTTTATAATCTTGACGGCGCTATTCGTGGGCTTAGAAATCCGATGCAGAGCTGGGATCGCAGTGATAGCTATCAGTCTGATTTCACAGATGACGGCAAATGCGGTTTCGTTCTCGGAGCAAATGACTTGGAGCTAATGCAGCGCTTATTAAAGGCGTCGATCAAGGAAGGAAGTTCTCACAGTAAATTCATGCGTCAGATCATGGTTTGCGTTGATATTACCGCACCTCTCTTCTGGTGGAAAGAAGCCGATCAGTATCGTGTAGGCGTAATAACAAATAGTGAAAGCACCATGCATAAGCTGGCGTCTACGCCGATCACAATGGAGTGTTTCGAAATAGGCGATTACAACAAGGGCTTAATCAGCGAACTTGTCGATGGAGAGCAAAAATTCCTTTTTTCATCTTCCGAAGAACCGCCGTGTATTATTGATTGGTTGGAATCTCTTAGGCAGGCTTATCTTAAAACAAAAGATAGAAGATATTGGAAAGAACTCGTGCGTTGGCTTCCTGAATCCTGGCTTCAGACCCGCACCGTTACATTAAACTATGAGAACGTCCGTAATATGTACTTCCAGCGACGTCATCATAAACTCACGGAATGGTCGGAACAATTTGTTGCGTGGGTTGAGTCGCTGCCGTATGCAAAAGAGCTGATTATGTATGAAGGAGATACCAATGAGTAAAAAAACAATCTTTCTTGTCGCAGGTAGAAGCGCGGCGGGAAAAAGCAGCCTTGTCCATGCAGTGTGTGAAAAGACCGGTCTCGTGCCGGTCAAATCATACGCTACCCGTCCGCCGCGTCCCGGAGAAACCTCTGAAAACTCCGATCATATCTTTATTTCAGAGGAAGACGTCGCAGAATATGAAAATGATATGGTGGCTTACACAGAAATCAACGGCGCCAAATATTTTGTGACCCGCGAAATTCTGGATAAATCAGATATTTATGTAATTGACCCCGCTGGAATCAAATTCTTACTGGATACCGTCGGGGACGAATATAATTTTATTCAGGTTTATATCCGCGTCCCAAGCTCTACGGCAAAGCAACGGGCAGCACAGCGCGGCGATGCCGTGTTTGAAGAGCGACGAAAATCAGAGGACGAACATTTTAGCCAGTACGAACACGATATGCCGTGGCAGTACCATATTCTGAATGATGGAACCTTTGAAAGCGGCGTGGAAAAACTGGAACGAATCATACGAAAGGAGCAGGAGCGTGCAAAAGCAGAGACTAATTCTTGATTTTGACGGAACGATCACCGATTCAATCGCATCCATCGTTTCTATATATAATGAAGATTTTCGGTATTATGCCAAGTTCACGCCGGTAGCGCCGGAAAGCATCAAGACGTGGGGAATGGTAGAGTTAGAGCTGGCAAATCCTTGGTATATTGATGCTCTTTGGAACCAGCCGCGATTTTTTGAGCGTCTACAATTTATGCGCGACGGAGAAGAAGTTATCCGTATGTTGTCGTCGCAGTATTCGATTGAAGTGGCGTCGATGTGTCCTCAACCAAACGGCATCGGCAAAGAACGCTGGATCCAAAAACATATGCCTTACATTTCTAAAATTCATATCATCAATCCGGACGAATTTACGGATAAATCCCATTTGGATATGAGCGATGCAATTTTTATTGATGACAATGTGAAATATTTAAGTGCGACTAATGCCAAAAAGAAGATCTGCTTCGGTAAGGTTTATGAGTGGAATAAAGGCTGGGACGGGCTGCGCTGCGCGAACTGGAATGAAGTCGCGGCAGAGTTGCTTTTAGACGATTGAGAGGAGGTGAAAAAGGGTAAGTGATAGCAACCGTAGGAATGTTAAAGAGATCTCTCCCCTGCGACGACGATTTCATCACAATCATGATTGAAAACAGGGAATATATTATTGACGGGCTTCGCCGGGTTCCGAATTACACGGAATCCCCAAGCTCGCACGTGTGTTTGGAGTGCCGAAGTTGTGGGACGGGCGAGATCCGAAGATAGAAAGGAGAGGATAAGTTGGCAAAAAAAATAATTAAACGAAATGGCGAAGAAGTCGATTTTGACCAGGCAAAGATTGTGAATGCGATCACGAAAGCAAATAAAGAGGTTGACCGGATTCATCAGATGACAGCATACCAGATTGAAGCCGTCGCGTCATCTATTGTCGAGCAGGTACAGAAGGCGCCGCACGCGGTAAATGTAGAGGATGTTCAAGACATGGTCGAAACCGGCATCATGGAGGTGCGCGGCTATGAAGTCGCCCAGAAATATGTGCGTTACCGTTATCGTAGAGAGCTGAAGCGCAAATCAAACACGACGGACAATGGCATTCTGACACTTTTAGATCATGTCAACGAGGAGGTTAATCAGGAAAATTCCAACAAAAATCCAATGATTAATTCTACCCAACGCGATTACATGGCGGGCGAGGTCAGCAAGGATTTGTCGGAGCGTGTACTGCTGCCGGAGGAAATTGTTCGCGCACATAAAGAAGGAATCATTCATTTCCATGATAGCGATTATTTTGCACAGAGAGAACATAACTGCGACTTAATTAATCTGGAGGATATGCTGCAGAACGGCACTGTGATCAGCGAAACGATGATTGAGAAGCCACACAGTTTCTTTACTGCCTGCAACGTCACGACTCAGATCGTAGCGCAAGTAGCCAGCAACCAGTATGGCGGACAGTCGTTTTCTCTTGCACATTTGGCGCCATTTGTCGATATTAGCCGCCAGAAAATCCGGGATGCAGTCGTCGAAGAGCGTACCGCGTGCGGCGACTCATTAGATGAAAACACAATCAATCACATCGTCGAGAACCGTCTGAAAACAGAGGTTAAGAGTGGTATCCAGACAATCCAGTACCAGCTCATTACTCTAATGACCTGCAATGGACAGGCTCCGTTCGTTACGATGTATATGTATTTAGATGAGGTCCCGGAAGGACAAACCAGAGATGACCTCGCGATGATCATTGAAGAGGTACTGCGCCAGAGAATGCAAGGTGTCAAAAATGAGAAAGGCGTCTGGATCACACCGGCGTTTCCAAAACTCATCTACGTTCTGGATGAAGACAACATCACAGAAGAGTCGAAGTATTGGTATCTAACCAAGCTGGCAGCAAAGTGTACCGCAAAACGGATGGTTCCGGATTATATTTCCGCCAAAATCATGCGCGAGATGAAAAACGGCGCTGTTTACACTTGTATGGGCTGTCGTTCCTTTTTAACAGCCGAAGACGGCATCAGAAATCCAGACGGAAGTATGAAGTTTTATGGGCGTTTCAACCAGGGCGTTGTCACAATCAATCTAGTAGATGTGGCGTGTTCATCCGGTGGCGATATGGAGCGCTTCTGGCAGATTCTCGATGAGAGACTGGAACTGTGTCATCGTGCGTTACGTTGTCGTCATGAGAGATTACTCGGTACACCGTCAGATGTGGCGCCGATCCTCTGGCAACATGGCGCTCTCGCGAGACTAAAAAAAGGCGAAACGATTGATAAACTGCTTTATGGCGGCTATTCAACTATTTCGCTTGGATATGCGGGGCTTTATGAAATGTGTAAGTATATGACTGGAAAGAGTCACACCGATCCGGATGCAAGACCATTTGCGCTGAAAGTTATGCAGCGTTTGAACGACAAGTGTGCCGAGTGGCGCGCGGCAGAAAACATCGCCTACTCGGTTTATGGAACACCACTTGAATCCACGACCTATAAGTTTGCAAAATGCTTGCAGAAACGGTTCGGTATCATTTCGGGTGTCACAGACCATAACTACATCACAAACAGCTATCATGTCAATGTGCGCGAAGACATCGACGCATTTACAAAACTCACGTTCGAGTCTGAATTCCAGAAATTATCCCCAGGCGGAGCCATTAGCTATGTAGAAGTGCCTAATATGCAGAATAATATTCCGGCTGTGCTCACGGTCATGCAGCATATTTACAAGCATATCATGTATGCAGAATTAAATACTAAGAGCGATTATTGCGAATGCTGTGGCTATGACGGCGAGATCAAGATTGTTGAGGATGAGGCTGGCAAGCTGGTGTGGGAGTGCCCGAATTGCGGCAACCGCGACCAGAATAAAATGTCAGTCGCACGCCGTACCTGCGGCTACATCGGAACCCAGTTCTGGAACCAGGGACGTACCCAGGAAATCCGGGATCGGGTGCTGCATCTGTAAAATAAGTTGTTGAATAAAAGAGTCAGAATTTCTGTTCGGCAGCGATTCTGGCTCTTTGAGTATAGGAGAAAGTATGCATTACTGTGCGATTAAGAAAAATGACATTGCCAATGGACCTGGAGTACGCATCACCTTGTTTGTTTCTGGCTGCGACCATCATTGCAAAGGCTGTCATAACCCTCAGACATGGGATCCGGAAGCAGGACGGATTTTCGACGATGCGGCATATGAACAGATTTTTAAAGAGTTGTCGAAGGATTACGTCGCAGGAATTACGATAAGCGGTGGCGATCCTCTTTACGCAGGCAATATTAGACAGATTCGTCCATTGCTCTATTTGATTAGGACAAATTTTCCAAATAAGACGATCTGGCTGTATACGGGCTACACATGGGAACAGCTTTGGTATGATGACAAGTTTGATGTGGAGGGCGGGATCGTTGAAAATCAATGGCGTAGGGCAATCACCGTTATGTGTGATGTAGTTGTTGATGGTGAGTACAAGGAGTCTTTTCGCGACCTTAGTTTGGCATTTCGCGGGAGTTCCAACCAACGACCTATTGATGTGGCAAAAACATTCAGTGCCGAGGAGGTGGTTTTATGGGAATCGTGATCGGAAGTTTTGTCTGGCTGTTATGGACTATTTTGACCGTAATCGTCGGCGTGGTGATTTCGGCGATAGGCGGCTTGATTTGCGTTGCGGCTGCAATTTTTGTTTCACCCGCAGCATTGATCGCAAGTTTGATACAGTTCGGAGATAAAAAGAGAAGTATATAGTGTTAGGCGAAAATAAGAAAGGAGATACATATGAGTTTAGTACAGCACAATGTATGCAAATTAAAAGACGGGCGTGAGCTGAATTTTGATTCGCGTTGCAATTATGTGGAGGTCAACGGCGGATTCGCCTGGTTCTATGCGATTAATCCTGAAAACAAACAGAGAAATCTTTTATTACAGGCGGTAAACGTCGATGAGATTGCAAGAATCATCCATGAATTTCCAGCAGATCTCTACGATGAAATTATGAAACCGCTGTCTAAAATCGCGGTTCCGGAGAAAAAGATTATCACGCCGTAA